CCAATTAGCCAAATTACAGCGATTTTCTCCCCTGCTGCCGCTAATTATACAGCAAAAAGCTGTCTTTTACCTTTCCCGCTTAGATATAGCTGTGGTTGAATAATGTCTAAGGTACTTATAAGTAGTATATCTATTGTTATTATTAGTATTATATAGATATATTAATAGTAAAACATTAACCCGCGAATGGGTTTCCGGAGATTCCGCGTATTTTCTCCCATGTAGTTACATATAAAACCGCAGTTTTACCCCCTTATTTGCTTGGTTAGATAATCTACCCTACTATAATTACTCCTTATTACCACTACCTAATTACCTGACAGCCAAAATAAAAACCCGTTTATGCGGAAATTTTTATTTTCACGCACAAAACGGGCTAATCAATTCGAGTCTTTTAAATACAAATTTGTGGTTGAGTAAGGTTTTTACTCAAAGTAAAATGAAAGGAGCCACTTTCACAAGCAACTCCTTTCTGTGTATAAACTAAATAAACTAATCTTCCCAACGCTTTGGGAAAGGCAAATGTAAATAAAGCTAATTATAAACACCGACTAAAAGACTATATTTTATCTTGAGTCCATGCGGTAAGGAACCAGCTTTTCAATTCATTCCACTTACTTAGCTGTGTCATTAAATCCGCAGTGACATAATCGTTCTGTTCATTTGCGTCCGAATAAATTTCGTTCTGCAAGTTTGTAAGTTGTATAAGACTTATCAAAGTAGCCTCAATCATAGCACGTGGTTCAGTAGCATCTTGTGAGCCTTCAACTTCTGAAAGTGAAGCGGCTTCGGGCAGCGTAAGATGGATGGGATAGCCTAACTGCCTGATTCGTTCCGCAACACTATCAGAATTTGATACGGCTTCATTATACAACTCCTCTAACAATTTATGCAATTCATTAAAACTTGGTCCGACAATATTCCAGTGGAATACATGGGTCTGTTGGTAGAACACTGTCCATGATGCAAGAAGTGCCCTCATACGTTCTACGGTATCTCTATTAATATTAGCCATAATATTTACTGTTTAAATATGGAGCAAATATACAATATTAATTCAAATAAACAAACCTAAGGAGTCTTATTATTGACAGATTTCCCACAGATTTTCAGTATTCTAGCCTTACGGGCATATTCATCACACCATCTGTTAACAGCATACCTCGGATGTTTTATATCCATGTGCCCCCGTATGTTCTTCGCATAATAAGAGGGAAAATTCCTATCAAGAATACTCTGCATTTCAATACGCAATCTTTCAATTGCTTCATTTTTATACGTATGTTTTTTCCTGTTTACTATATCCCTGCAACATTTGTTATCCACATTGATAACAAGAATCTCAACGGGGATTTTGTTTTTCATCACCCAGTGTATCCCGTTCATTACAGACCATATCTCGGCAATATTGGAATCCCACGTGCGATTCTTGAACGGCGCCCATATTTTTACAGTGACTAAATCACAATTAATCCAGAGCGCATAACCGGCTTCTCCAGTAGCAGGATTAACAGAAGCGTCCGAATTGATTGTGCAATAACCTTTCATTGTGACGCTCGTATATAAGATGCTACTCTGTTTATTTCTCCAACGGAGGGCTGATACTTCACTCCTTTTTCAGCCTGTATGTGCAGTATAGCCTTATACACATAAGGAATGTTTTCCTTGTCATACTGTACTGAATCTTCTTTCATAACAGTCCAGTCAGTTACGTAATTTGTGGTCAAAGCAGTTTCCATCATACGATAAAGTATTTTACAGTAAAATGAGTTTTGGGATAATCTTTTTCAAGGTTCTCGGAACCGAATACGGACACATGGAATCCTTCAAGCGTTTTTTCTATTTTCGCCCCTATAAGTATTTTGTCCGGTTCGGTGCAGTTTACAACTCCGATGTAACGGTCCTCGGTACAACTTACAATACCCAACCGTCCTCTCAGTTCGGATTCCGGTATGTTGTTTTTCTCACAATACTCAAACAGATACGTTTCAATTACTGAACGCTGGTCAGCCAGTGCCTTTTGCACCAACTTTGAAGAATCGTCCGATGGTTTTTCAATCAATCCTTTTGTCATTATAATCTAATTTACGCATTATTATTCTTTCTACATTGTCATTTCTACGGTGTAACTCCGTAAGGCATACAATGAGTATATCAACCAGTTCTTCCTGAACTTCGGAATACTCCGAAATATGTTCGGAAGAAACATCCTCATTAGCTTTAAGGAGTTCACAAAATTCATCTTTAAGACTATTTGTACACTCTGCATACCGTTTCATAGGAGCAGACACCTCGGTAATTTTCCCACGTTCAAGCGCACGTTTGTAAGCGTGCTCGGCAATTTCGTTTATATTCATCTTTCAAATAATATCCATAAATAATACATATTGAGATTCCCCCTGTCAAGTATCTTGGTAACTCTCAGGGGAGATACAGCCTGAAATTCAAATTCAGCCTTGAAAACTCTTAGGACTAAATTATTATGTAGATAGTCCGTATAGTATTCATTTTCCTTTTGCTTTTTCAACTTCACGTACTTACATAAGAATATGACAATAAGCAAATCTGTCAGCAGCAAAAGGGCTATTATTCCTATGAGTAACTCAGTAATCATAATGTAGGGGCGCTTTTATATATTTCCAATTCTTCCTTAGTCGGAAACCTGCACTTATCCACAGGGAAACTAGGAATTTCAACAATCTCCAGAGGGTCGGTTTCATCCGGCATCGCTATTGCACTCCCATAGTAGACGAACATCATCTTTGCTCCGGATTTACTTACATCAACAGGGTCAGCCAGTTCAAACATATATTTGCTTGAACCCAATTGAGCCACTATGTATGTTCCTTGGTTTACTATGAAACTTTTAGTGACATCATAAAAAGCACCCACTCCGAAAACGGTGGGATTTATAGTTGTTATGTGTTCTTTATCTTCACTCATACTAATGGTAAACGTCTATATTGTTTATACTCATCTGCTGTAAGCAGCCGACATTCGGAAAGCAAGAACTTTCTGTAACCATACTGTGTAACATCAAATTTCGGGCAAAACAATGTTCCCGGCTCAATATACACAGGAGTTGAACTTGGAGAGTTTCTTACGTGCACAGGTTTGGAAACCTCAAAAAAGAAATATGTGTCATTTCTATATGCGTTTACGGCTACTCCGGCAGGAAGCACTGTTTCACCAGCAGGAAGCCACATAGCGCTTCCTCTCAAACCCCTTTCTAATGGGCGTATAAAATCAGCTATTGAATGTGCCATATTTGTATTAATTGGTTTACTTGAATATACAAAATTATTTTGATTTTACAAAACGCTTGCAACCTTTAAGAAGCATTACATGGTATTCCGGCAAACCAGCCTTAACCAAATCAAGAATGACTATGTTTATGCCCTCAACCAGTGCATTATAGGAGTTTCCTGTAAACTTGTGCCTGTTTACTCCCCATAACAGTCTACCCGGAATTTCACTACGGACGGACAAATACCAGTCGGAACCCTCTTGCACACCTTTGATAATTACAGAGTGTGTTCCCAGTGTACCCTCGTCACTGTATTCAAAACAAAAATCCCCAGCCGGATTGCTGGGGAGTAACAACGTCAGAAGTTCTACTTCAATCATTAACCTAAACCTAATAATTATCCAATCGCTATCATTTGGTAAAATTCCTGTTTCAGTTCGCCTTCAAAGAAATCTCCCCCCAAACGACAGGTAACAGTATCAGAATTTATATCCTCAATTCCTCTCAGTTTCACACAAGTGTGTTCCGCTTTTATGAGAACGGCTACATTGTCCGTATCAAGTATATAACTCAAAGCATAATAAATTTGTTCGCAAAGTCTTTCCTGAACTTGCGGTCTACGACAGAAAAATTCCACAATACGGTTGATTTTGGAAAGCCCGATAACAGTATTGTTAGGAATATAGGCAATAAAAGCCTCACCCATCATAGGAATGAAATGATGCTCGCAAGTCGAGTGAACCTTGATGTGTCGTTCAAGAAGCATACTACTGTAATGCATCTTATTCTGTATAGTGGTTATCTTAGGGAAATTATGGTAATCAAGCCCCCAAAATATTTCATCCACATACATACGGGCAATTCTTTTCGGAGTATCCGAAAGCGAATCATCATCCATATCCAAACCCAATGAGGTCATTATATTATGAACGGATTCCTCAATTACTTTTTTCTTGGAATCGGTATCAAGGGAAGCACTTATTTCCAAAGGGGTTTCAACACCATTATTCATAAGTTCCTTATGGACTTTAATCCCAAGTTCATAGTCAGTCTTATTTTTATCCAACATATTAAAGAGCGTCTAAGTCGTTCAACAAGTTTGCATATTTATCTGGGGAAAACTCACTGTAATGTTTCTCCATGATTTTTTTCACATCTCTCAAGGAAACTTCCTTGTCGGTAATAACCCTACTAACAGAGAATAAATCCGGGCTGTCAAGACAGAAATCCCGTGCATATCCTACGGCAACGGTTCTTGTGGTGTCATAAAAGAAAATGATTCTCTTTCGTTCAACTCCGACAGTTCCCTGTCGTACCACATATTCCTTACCATCCTGTGTTATGAACATAGGTTCTTTGTTACGTATATCCATTACACAGTTTTTACGTTAGTAATCTCGGCAGTACCTTCTACTTTAATAAAGTCACCTTGTAATGCCCCAAAATACTCAACCATGCCGGCAGGTATCGCAACTCCTGCACCCATAGCCTCGGAATCAGATTTTTCCAAACTCCAAAGACGCACATCAGTTTCGGCATATACTCTTAATATAGAATCAGTAGCCTGAACTACTGAATCTGAAACACTGGTGGCGATGTCAATGCTCATACATTGCATTACTCGCCCTCTGTTATCAACTCCTGCACCCATAGCATAATAATTTTTATTTTCACAAATATATAAAGATTATACGTATTCACCTAGTTCAGAGGCCAATATTTTTCGTGCAGAGAATATCCGGCTCTTTACCGTACCCATAGGAATAGATAACTGGTCGGATATTTCTTGGTAGGAAAACCCATTCATGTACATGGTAATCGGTTCATTCAGAAAAGGCGGAAGTTTTCTTACCGTTTCGAGAATTTCCTCTTGTACAAGATGGTCGCCACTATTGTCTATACGGGTAGATATAGGAGTGAGATTTTCAAAATGATACCGACTGTTCCATCTAACATCATTAATGAAAATATTTCTCATTACAGTAGCAGACCAAGCCCCGAAAAATGTACCGTCCTCATACTTATCATAGTTTTCCAGTACCTTTAAACAGGTGTCCTGAAATAATTCCTCGGCTACATCCGGGTCTTTACATAGAAATTTTGCGTATGTGTGTAAACGGGTAAACTGGCTGACAAGTTGTTTACCCACTTCATCCCTCGTCATATTCATACGGATTATTATAGTCCACTACTGCATTTCCCTCCACATACTTCACGTAATAGTACGTATCATTGACTTTTATAAGGGGAATATACTGCCCGTTTGCAAAAGTTCCGGAACGTCTGGGAACATCACCTACACAACCCACAACATAGTGGTCTGAGTTATAAAGAACCCAAGACGCAATTTCTTCTACATTCATTGTATCAATAGCATTATAAGATTAATAGATAATTCATTCTCAATAACTAAATGACTGCCACCCCATACATCTTGCAATGTATCGTCATAACCTATGAGCCGGTAGAAACCGTATCTCTCACCGACTTTTCTACATAGCAAATGATAATGAGGCTTGGACTTTGGAGCATCGGAACCCAATTCGACAGCATCAGAAAAAGACGGTTCCGTATGACTGTCACCCTGTACCTCTATAATACGGTACGGACCTGTAACCACTCCGCAATCATGGTGTACAGTAACAATCATTCCCTCTCTAAGCATACGGAGTAAGTTTACAGATTAAAACATAGGCATCCTCGGTATTCTTCATCGGAATGGTTTTCTGAATACTGAACGAGCATCCCAAAGGAATTTTTTCTATATTGTAGAATATCACTTCACAAGAAGCAAAATCCTTAAAGGACAGACCATCTTCATAAGTATATTCACAGCCGGCAGCTTTAGTAAGAAACATAACAGCCTGTTCGGGAGATATGAAACGGTCGGTTTTCATTTGAATCTCTCCACATAGTTTCTCCTTTGCAAACTGCTTTTCGATAACTTTTATTTCATCAAATATTCTCCTGCGCACTACTATGGGAAATTCCTCAATAACCTCAGTAAAATTTAAACTTAGCTGTGTGACAGTCATAATTCCTAAACTTATCATGGCATTTTGTTTTAGTTACGGTTGAATATACAAAAAATAAGGTATCTTACAAAACGCCATAAAATAGGGTGACTACTTCACAGTAACCACCCTAGCACCCGTTTAGAATAAATTTTTAGAATTTACTTTCTACATGGAAATATTTTCTAATCCAGTAGGGACGGTCTTTGTCCTTCAAGTCAGTCAAAGCAAGGTCATAGCAAGCGATAATGTATTTGTCCTTATCATCGCCAATCCATTTCAAGATAACACTGTTCTGGTCGGAAGCAGCCTTGTTCATTGCAACATACAATGCCCATTTGTTGTAGTAAGGTTCACATTCAACCCTACCATCATGTTGCTCAACCTTTTCAAACAGCTCATCGGGGTCACGCCATTTGGGTCCTTTACTACCATCCTGATTCTGAAATGCAGCAACGATTTCCTCGGCTTCATTTTCAGTAAGGAAGTTATAGTATTTAAGAGTACCCTCATAACATTCAAGAACTTCTTTAGCCATTCTCGGATTTACATCAGCAAGAACAGTGAAAGCCTTTTTAAACGCCAATAGGGATATTTTAATATCCTCGGCATCATTTGCTGTGGTAGCCTCATTAAAGATGGAACAGAATTTGTCCATCAATTCATCTTTAGTCATAATCGTCCTAGTTTTTATTTTCCGCAATTAGGGCAGTTTATCACTTTCGGAGGAACTTGTTGTATCGTCCTCGGCTTGATATATTTTCCCATAACTTTTGGTGTAATAGTAGTTAAAAACATTAAGAAGAAGCTCAACCCATAATGCCAGATACGCCAAAGTGAATGAGTAAAAGAGGCTGGGAATAACCCCCTGCCCGGTAATGAACAGGGAGTATCCCAGTGTCGTCCAAAAGGTAAGGCACTTGGAACAATTCAAAACCACGTTCTTTTTACTATGAAAGGTTATGATTTCTGCAAGCCCCAAATGGTTGAATAGGACGGCTATTAGCATTATGTAGATTAAGTCAATCATTCTTATTTCTTAGAATTAGCCACGGCTACGGAAGGAGTTTCCTCTTCTGATGCGGTTGCGGCAAATGCAATAGTTACAGGTGTAAGCAAGTTATACCCGTGTACATTTCCGTTACATTTCACATTAGCGGCTGATTCCAAAGTTTCCCCAACTGTCAATGTGGGTGCTGTGGTTATCACTCCTGCGAAGATAACATCAAAACTCTCGGTAAACATTTTCGTAAGAGGACGGCAGCAGCATCTTGGGTTACTACCTCTAGGCATATAGGTAATACTACCTTTAGCCAGAATGGTAAGATACGTCATTCCGTTAAGAACTTGTTGGCTGGCTACGGAATATTTTACCTCAGCCTGTGGTTGAACCGTTGCGTTCAGACAATAGCATTGGCAAAGGTTCTCGGTTATACTCACCGCATATTGCTGGGAGTTAGCCGAAATTGCAATAGGTGTTACGTTAATCATAATCCTTATTCAATTAGGTTTATTTTTTATTTGGGGCTTCTTCCGCCTTGGGTTTTTCCTCGGCAGGTACGTCACCGCCCAAATTCGGTGACTGTATAGGGGCGCTACCCGGTGTTAGGATAGGGGTCAAAACCTGAATCAACCCTGAAATAATAGTCTGCATATTCATAAGTAGCTCCTGATTTTTCAGACCTAACTGTACTGCGCAATACGCTCTATTACCTATATCACAGGTAGCGCAATTTTTATCACAACCTTCTTTAGCCATAACTTTAACTGTTTAAGAAATTAATAATTCCTGCCTTTACAAACATATTGGACTTCCATCGTCCTAATGCGGTGGTAAGTTTGCTTGCAGTAACTGCACGCCCTTCTTTGCGATTTTCCTCAATAAATGCGTGTACCGCTTTTCTACATTCTTCTACTTCCTGTTCTGTTTCAGCGTAGATAAACAATTTCATTTCAAATGCCTGCATAATATTCTAAATTTTATTCAGTAGGTAACGGAGGAATATCCACGGGAGGTGTGGTCGGAGTATTGATAATCGGCTCACCTTTCCTTATGGATTGTATAAAGTTGAATGTTCTTGTAACATCATCCTGATGTTCGTTGAACCATCCGAGAATAGTTCCGGCAGTTTCCTTTATCTGTTGGAAAGTAGTAGGTACTACTGGGTCGGTATCTGGCAACTGCATATCTTTAGCAAAGAAATCATACATTTCCGTAGCCTTTTTCAAATCACCGTTTGCAATAGCCAGACAGGACATCTTCAATGACATCTTACTACTTGTTCTCAGTCCTTTAAGCATTTCCAACTTCACTTTATTGTTACTCCAAATCATGTTTAAACGGGTTAAAGGGAGTTCCCCTATTTAGAGAACTCCCGAATTTTTTACTGATTGCATCCGCATCCAGTGTTGCAGCAACAAGGCATAGCCGGTTGATACAAAGCTACGGGTTGAGGATTAACCTGTCCGTTTCTTCCGGAACCACCGTTCAGTAACAAAGCCAAAGCCTCTGCCTGAGCCAAAGCACTTGCATTAGCACCTGCTCCTGCGCCTGCTCCACTTTGTGCATTAGTGATGATACGGATAATATCCAGATTGTTAGGAGTCTGGTTATTCTGGTGGTTAACTCTCTCAGCACGTTCTGCCAAAGCAGTAGTAGCCAGAATATCAATAGCACGTTGGTTGCCCTTGCTCTGTGAGTTGGCATAAACACCACCGAAAATCCATGCGCCTACGGCTGCAAGGAGTGCGGTACTACCAATTGCCAGACCTGCGATACCAACACCTGATGGTCGTCTAGCTGATTTCTCAGCCATCATAAAATGTTCGTAAGAACTCATGTCAGTTCCTTTACCCATGTTAGCGATGGTCATTAATTCTTCCGCTGTCATAATAGTAAGTTTTTAATGATAATTTTTAGAAATCTTCCTCTCATTAGGAATTGGTTCAAAGTTCGCTAAACATTCTCTCTTGGGAAAGGAATAAGTTACTAGCCTTTACTTTTTCTTTACTGTCGAACACTTTAGCGTAAACTCTCTCATAGTTCAGATTCACAAAATAACGCTTACGCCTGTATTTAAAGTTATTACGTATAATACATACACCCGGACGTGTAAGTCCTGTAAGCTCCGCGATTTTATTATCTGAGAAACTACGGTTGCCCAGTATGTAGACTAGAATGTGTCGGGCATCCACACATTCCTCACAATTAGAGGTTAGAATCTTATCCTTGGAGATTCCTGTAACTTCTTCAACGACGCTCATTATGCGGTCGTACATTTCAATCATGGTATTCATTTTATATTCCAGTTAAACCTTCCTCTTAACTAATTTGTTACCTTTGTAATAACACCCCAAAAGTAATGTATATGAAAAACCCAGTCAATGACGTAAATACATCATATTTCAGTGAAGCTGAATTAAGAGTAGTGAAATTATTAGCCAGTGGCTCGTCTGAGAAGGAGATTGCTGACAGGCTATGTATCTCACGCCACACTGTTGACAACCATCTGAGGAATATTAGGGAGAGATTCGGCTTGCATAAGAATACGGAGATTATACTTCTGTACATTGCACAATTGAACCACAAACCATTCTCATTAGCCAATATAAAACAATATGGTTTTGAAGTAATCCTTGTGCTGGTGAATATCTGTACTTATACCGATTTGAAAAGTCTGTAAGTAATAAGAGTGAGTAGAAAGAAAATTATTCCTATGCCGGACAGAAGCGTTACGGCATAGAAGTACACAACCTCGCTTATAGGTACGTATTTGTAGATGAACGAACAGGCACAGATTCCTAGCAGGCATCCCAAGTTCAGTTTGTACCAAATACACATACGTTTTGCCGTAGCCATAACATAAAGAACCATTATCACAGAAAATCCTGCATTGATTGAACAATTATACACGAAGCTGTCTGTCAGCGAACCATTCAAGAATTTGTATCCGTGAATGTAGGCTGTTATAGTACAGATAAACGGTGCATACAACCGAACTAATCTACGCAGGACATCCATAGGCTTAAAAATGACTTTATTGCTTTGACCGATGCAAATATAATAGATTTATCCGAATAGGCACAAAAAAAGAGGAACTTTCTCAAGCTCCTCTTTCAAAAACCAATTAAATTACAATCATTTATTGCACAAACAAACAAGTTTTAACCGCCAGCTCCACCGATTTCAGCCCAATCAGCCACAGCCTTTTTGGTATCCACACGGATATAGAGTTTCTTACCAGTCAAGTCAGTGTACTGTGAACCTACTTTAAATACATGAGTGTCCGTAACCAATCTATCGTCAACATCAGCCGGAGCACCCTTACCAATCGCAACAGCATACAAATGTGTCTTATCTGCCGGATTGAGGATTGTTAAGTTTTCAATTTTAGCCATTTTGTTAAACTTTTAAATATTACACATTTTTGAAACGTCAACTACGAAATTCTGTTCCGTTTCAAAGATACAAATAATATTCTTAATTACAAGTCTTTTGGAATATATACTTTATTAATTTGATTCTTGAACACATCATACATACATCCCATCTTGTGTGCCTGCATATTCAATATGACAAAACTTGACAGGTTATCCTTGGATAGGTTTTCCATAAGTTCGGCATAAGTAAGTTTTGAACCCCACATAAGTCCGGCAGCTATTTTACCTTTAAATTTCGGGTGTGCACCTATCCATTCTTTCATTTGTTCATAGTCGGAAATATCATCTATGACAAATTTAAGATAATCGTGTTCATCCATAAGCACCCAGTTTTCCGAGCGCATTTTTGTAGTTTCTCCTGTACTGCCTAGTTTATAGTCAACCACAAAAGATATACGATTTACGTACTCTCCGCCCATGTCACCATAGTAATTTCTGAAAGGAGCATAATTGGCTAGGGAAACAGACCCGTTAGTTTCTACCACGATAAGAAAGTTAGCTTGAATGAGGTCTGTAATCAACTTAGGAATATCTGGGCGCTTCAACAATGGTTCACCACCTGTAAGGCAAATGATGTTATGCCCTATATCATGGCACGTGGCTAGTATTTCGTCAAGTCCCATTTCAGTTCCACTGTTCATTTCCAATGCCTCCGGAGTATCACAAAGAACCCCTTTGGTTGACTTATAACATCTCAAGTTACATCCTGATAAACGGATAAAAGTACAGGGCATACCGATTCCGAATCGGTTTACCTCACCCATATAGCCGGGATAAATGCAGTTTATTTTCATAATGGTTATATTTAGAATGATAAGACAAATAATTTTTCCGAACGGTTAAGGTAAGGAGAAAACATTTCTCTCTTACTTTTGTAGATACCACAAAAATATCCTATGGCATTTACAATCGTATCACGTAATTTAGGTTTCTCACTACGCAAAAGGTCTATAAGTCTTTCGGCACGTTCCTCGGTAGGAGTATCCAAGTAGTCGTTTATACGTTCGTAGTATCTTCCCAGCGTGATATTCCCCCTTACCATAGGGTAGTAAGTCTGGTGTCGGTAATAGTTAGCCATTTCCCCCAAGAGAGAAATACATATAACACCTCCGGCAAGTTCAGCCAGACGTGTGTTTTCTACAATCTTGTTTTTAGTTCCGGTCAAGGATTTCAAAGGCTTTTCGTAACCTTTGGGAACTCTAAATTCAATAGAACTCCCCACTAAGTAGTGGAAGAGTTCTTGGGTACGTTTGTTCTCCATAACTGTCTAGGTTTCTTATGATATTTCGTAGAATGTAGTCTGCGTTTCGGTTTTCTCATTGCCGTTTTCTTTTACGTGAAACTTTTTCGGTTTCCTTTTCCTCCACTATTTCCTCCACATCAACTATATCCTCACGTGAGGACGGTTTTGCCGGAATGGATATGGTGGACGGTTGTTCTATTTCCTTGGGAGCACCTCCGAATATTTTGGATAAGATACCACCGCCGGCAGAAGTGGCAGCACCCCCAGCAGCACCTTTAGCCTCGATATTTACCGATATTCGTTCTCTTCCCAGTTCGGCTTTGGCAGCCATCAAATCATTAAGGCGGTCAATCTCTCCGGAAAGTCCGGCATCAGCGACACCACCGTCAACCTTTTCAATAACAGAACCTCTTCTTACTCTTTCATACTGGATGTCAATAAGGAAGTCCATCATATCGGCAGGTGTGGCAGGTTTCTTGTCACCCCAGTCTATACCACAGGCAAAATCCTTTCTGTACATAGGACACTTGTCATAAATGTAGCAGGAATTGCAGTTCATTCCTACGCCTATAATCTCATTTACAGATACCTTGTCACGGGTATTGACAATAAACTTGTCAAAGTCCTCACACCATATATCCATAGGGAGAGTTTTTATCCGCTTAAGATAATACTCCCGACAGTCAAGAAGATTATCCTCGGTTTTTCTACAAGTCATGCAGTCGGGATAACCCCCTTTTTCAAAGAAAGGACACAAATGTCTTTTCAACAAATCAGCATCCTCCGTACCACGAACAGCCTCGATTCTTTTTTCAATTGTATCAGTTGCCATACTATCTTCTTGTTTTATCGTAATACAAAACAGGTTTATTCTTTAGCTTGCAGTGAGCGATTTTAAGAAATTCCCTGCGGAATCCCAACCACCCTAGCAGGTTCATGTTATTTATAGGAATACGCTTTTCACCACGTATATCTTCCATACTCAGCCCGGCATCCTCATATTTGATACGGTTAGCCTTTCTTCTGTACTTATGTTTGTAGTCAATGGTGCTGAAATTTTTCCCGTCATAGTTATAAGTAGTACCAAAACGAGTACCTCCCAACCATGTTACAGAATCCACGGAAAAGAAAGGGAATCTTTGCAACAGGTTCATTTCGGTCCAAGCAAACCCATGTACTTTTGTTCCATAGGCATTTGTAATGCGATATATCTCGGCAGCATTGTCTTTCATAGTCTGGTTACATCCTACGTAGTTATGTTGCTGGCAATACTCTTTAAGGCGTAACAGACCAGTCTTGTCACCCTGTGCGTCCTGATGCACCACATATACTACGTTTATATCCTTTTCGAGCGGTTTGAAATATTTTTCATTCCATCGGTCAACAACTTCCCTACCTACAATCATGTCCAAGTCAAGGTTTGCAGCGACAAATATAAACTTTTTATTTTCATGCAACCAAGCCACGTATTCTTCCAAATAAGGAAGCCAGTATTCTTCGGTAGTCATTTTATGCTCCACTTTTTTACCCATAAAGGAGAAAGCTCCGGAGTCCGTCATAAATATACCACCTTCCTTATGTTGTTTCTCCAATTGCGGTGGGTAAAATTTGAGTGACTTTCTCAAGTAGAAATAAGAAACCAACGTGTCCTTTATACCGAAATCCCGTAATGTGGTATAGTCACCTACGGATGATGCGGAAAAGAACAGAGTGGCTTTTCTTTTACTCAACTCATTACCTTCTTCAAGAACTCTGCGCTCCATTTTTCCCTACGTAATGAAGTTATTACTTTCTGGCATTTGTCACATACTCCGCAATTGCGTTTTTCGTTTTCCCCATCGGGGCAAAAAGTAAGATGTGAGTAATCTAGCGTACTTAATTTCTTAGCCAGTTTTACAAACGGCACATTCATTGCCGGAGCAAGAAGTTTAATCTTATAAGACTTGGCAAACAAATATTTTGCCTCTTCATAGAAAAGATAACCACCGTCAAACCATGAACTTCCCAAATCCACAGCACCGTATGCCACTTTCTTTATTCCCATAGCAGTAGCATAATTACCTGCCATAGAAAGAAACAAAAGATTCCGGCAGGGAATATCCACATTATGCACGTTACCATCCTTATCACGAATAGGCTCAAACTGTAAGGGGTAAGTTACTTTGCGGAAACTCTTGACGGAATCTTTATAGATTTCAATATAATAACCTATTGCAGACAGTTCTTTTTCAATATTGTCCTGCCCATAGTCAACATAGAACAAATGAATATCATACGATTTGGAGAGTTTATCCAGATTATACAGGCTTTCAAAACCTCCAGTAAACAGCAAAACTACTTTTTCTCTTTTCATAATCTTATTAAAATAGAAAAAAGCCCACTATGTAAATAGCAGGCTTTTTGTGAATACTTTTGGAGGGCTTAACGTCTACGTCCACCACGAGTAGCAGTTCTACGTCCACCGCCACCACGAGTAGCAGTTCTACGTCCCCCGCCACCGCCTCTACGAGCAGTACCGGCAGCGCCACCACCGCCTCCACCTCTAGTTGTTCCCATAATAGTGAAAATTTAAAAGTCCAGCAGTATTCATTTATAAAGCGATTAGCTGTAAAAACCGCTTGTGCAAATGTACTAAAAACTTTTATTCTTCCAAATAAAACCTGCGAAATTATATACTTAAAAAGAATATTTTAAGTCCAATAGCAGTAGTATTCAAGGACGCATCCTGAAAAAACGGCTGGACACCTATCAATATTCCCTTTTTAGCAAAAAATTTATTGCTTATAATTACACCCTTAATAGCTTGGTTAAGCGCACCCGCACCAATAACTCTTATTATAATATCATTATCGGGATTGCTTTGGTAGGTAGAATAAATACTACCAGCCAATTTCTTGGCATCAGTAGATGAACTGCATCTTAGGGTAGTGACTTTTTCTTGTACTTCATTAATTGCTTCCATAATTACTACGATTTTACCCAGCGTGACTTTGAATAGTGCAAATATAACAATTATTCGTCTACTTCCACAGATTCAAGTTGTATTTTTGAAATCTTATGTAAATCTTCCGGACGTATAACAAGCAGGTATCCTTTACCACCTTTTTGGCGCAAAGCGATAATGGGAATTTTTTTCTCCACTTTAGCCTTGTTCCTAGTATCCTCGAACAAAGTCCATATAGCGGATTTTCCCCTAACCTTACATTCAATGTACAGTTTGGGATGAAGCGTGTCGCTGTTAGTATTATGACCGCTATTACTTCCGGACAATGGAACTCTCTTTGTACCGAAATGTTTGGCAACTTCTCTTTCAAATGACTTCCAACAGCTCTTTGACGTTGGTTTCTTAACCACTACATTATTCTTACGGATAACTTCCTTCTTAGGTCGTAATCTCCTACCGATACTTCTTTTAGGCATTACATTAAAACGGTTAATAGTTCCACTGGAATATCTACTCTTACAAAATGTGGATTATTGCAGGCGTTCCAGTTTTCATTAGAATTTAGGTAAGGCTGATAAAGATTACACATCCCGTTTTTGTAGAACTGGGTAATCTGATATACCTTGCCTGAATATACACTTTTTATATAGCTTCCTAAAGGGAAACAACTAGGATTATGGGGCATAAGTCTACATATTTTCGACACCTCTTCGTGTCAGTTCCCTACTAAGCATTGCCAGCACATTACTGAATGATTCGAGTTTTCCCGCAAGTAGGTCACGGAATATTTCCGCTTCCAGAAGTTTCTTATTCAACTTCTCCACTTCGGGAGTTACTTTAGCGGAAGTTTTTCTTTCGGTTACAGTACCACCACCTGCGGACAGCATCGCCTTATCACACGCTAAGTCATATTCAGACTTACATTGGGCATAAACAGCACAAGCTTCCATGTGTCTATCCTCGGTAAATTCACGCCATGCGGAATATTTGGCAATCATGTTACCCAGTTCGGTAGAACTTGTTTCCGCTATGGTTACTGACATTGTGGGTAAACCTCCTTTTGGAGCCTCTACCTCGGCAAATACTTTACGGAATCTTTCTAACGGAGAAGATTCCTCTTTAGGTTTTCTTACTGGCATAATTTGTGAGATTTAATGTTTAAAACAATAAGTTGTATAAGGACAGCTCAAAGCAGCCTTGCAATGGGCGTCCGGACAAATTCTTGCAGGAGGAGTTTTAGTTTCCACACAGTCAATAATAGTGTTCATCTTTTCATCGGCTTTTTCCAACTCCGTTTCATTTACGGGCATGAGGAAATCCTTTATTTCGGAAGTATCCTTGTTTATGTACAGGTACAGAATTTTAGTAGCACCTAGTTCTCTAGCGTACAGGGATGCCTGAAACTCATGTTTGGCAAATGGACGGAATATCGCTTTTCTGTAAAAGAAAGAGTTCATGGTCTTTATTTCCAAAACCACTTTCTCCCCGAATACCGATTTCTTGAATACACCATCAGCCTTACCATTTATGTAACGGTCTTTATTCACTACTGGAACTTCCGCCTGTTCGAGAAGTCCTATTTTATAAAGTATAGCCTGCATATATACATGATACCATGTACCCACATCGAATGTTCTTTGAAGTTCCCCCGTGATGGTGGAAACCCTAACGTCACTGGGAGGAAGCCTACATAAGTCATAGTACATGAGCCTTGGGCATCCGTCCAATAATTGTGACGGGTGAAATACACCTTCTGCACGTTTATCCGGAGCCATTACAGTCATATAGAAATCCATGAACTCCATAAAGAAAATATCACGGTTAAAATCTTCTGTTATACCAAGAAGTTTCTTAATCTTTCTGCGGATTCCCAAAACGGAAAATATACTGGCAGAAGTAACCCCGTTTACACAGGCAGAATTTATCTTATCAGAAATTGATAAAGGTTTCTCATCGGAAGAACCTTTTATAGTTTTACGGAGTAACCTCCCTATACCACCTCTAGTCATTTTTATTTAAGTTAAAAGGAAAGGAGCAGCCATTTCTGAACTGCTCCTAACACGGAATGGAAAATTACAAATATCAGAGAGTCTGGTGATTCCAAAGTGGCTCGAACACTTGACCCACGCCTTAGCTTACCACATTACATTTCTGTAACCATTAGAAGAACTAATGTTGTAGTCTGGACTATGTTTTCACCATTGCAGGTGGGCTGCGTATAGCCTCTACGGAACCTCTTATAAGAGAGTTTCCTCGGCGTTGTCTTTCTGTATTTCTTATATACAGTTAAGAGATTCACCGATATAGCAGCCTCCAATGTATGTGTTACGCCATGATGTTGTAGTTGTGCATATAATCTACCTCTACACTTAGAACTACAACAAGTACAATTATATTTAGAGGGTTTAACCAAATGAGTATTGCGTTTTTCCCTCTCAAATACTCTCCCACAAATAGGACATCTAAACAGTGCCATTAGAATACCATTTTCTAAACCATGCAATCTACTATGAGTAGAACAATCAAGGATTTCAAGATTCCTTATACTATTGTTCTTTTTATTGTGGTCTTTGTGGTGTACTATCTCATTACTATTAAGAACTCTACCAAGATGATTTTCCATTAGAACCCTATGTAATAATACATAACCATTTTTAGTTGCACTAGGATGGTCTGGAACTAAAGCATACAAATAATCACCTTTACTTATAATTTTCTTAATCTTCCACATACATGCTCCAATTTTTCAAAGGGCGTTGCTCTATCCAACTGAGCTATGGAACCAAGTGGAACAGCATCGGCAATCTCACAAATCCAACGCTGTTCCTAGAACATCATTTAACCTCCGATTTGATGTTTCAAAGATAACAAATATTTTTTAGTTTCCAAAATGCTGTTTATAAAACATGAACTTTTGCTGCACTTAGAGTAGCTTTCTTGATTACTTTCCCTAAGCTGAAAGCGAGATTACTCATGTCCTCAAGCACAACCCAATGTTTGAACATTGTCTTTGGGTCATAACACATATTAATACAGACCTGAATTACAGTAAAGTCCATTTTCTCTACTTTATCCACACATTCCTTTGTATGTTCTATCGCCTTACTGCCCCTGTAACGGGAAGCACTCGGTTCACCGTCTGATAGAACAAACAGCAAAACATGATTCTGTGTCTGTTTGCGAATACGCTGGGCGGTTTCAAGTATGGCAATACCATCCCTGTTTTCACATCTTGCCTCAACAGAACCCAGGGAATACCTTGGCTTGAAAGTTTTTTCACGGTAAATCATTAGTTCGGTAGCACCGTCAAAACGACTGTCACCCGAATGACCGTAAATGAACAGTTCCACTTTTGGAGAATCCCCCAAAGCCTCATTGATAAGTATGGCAGTATCACGGGCAGCTTCTATTCTACCACCACACATGGAACCACTCTCGTCAATAAGCACGCCCACACTTACACCGTCAGTCCTTACTTCACCTTGTCGGATATATACGGTAGGAACACCCTGTACGGCTTCGGCAAGTTTGGAAGTATCCAGCATACCGCTTCTCATAGAGCGGTGTATGTACTGGTATTCCTTACAATGGCAACGTATAACTTTGGATATTGCCGGAGCATAACGTTTAACTCTGGCAAGTGATTCCTTGTACCGTTCCTCATTAGTAGGAGGAAATTTGAAAAAGGCATCCTTGGTTCCTCCCATATCTACTGTGCCCTCACATACATCTCCAAGCAAACCTCTGTCCTTTTTCACGGCATCAGCAATTTTGGAGTCATCCATACGGTCCGGCATTGAACGGTCAAGTTTGTCAAGTATATCCGAACTGTCGGATGCCATTCGTTTCTCAACCTCCACACCCGATAGTCCTCCTCCGGAAGCGGAATCCTCTTTCATTTCCTCTTCAAGTTTGTCCTTATAGAACTCTTTAAGAATATCAAAAACCTTATAGGCAGCGAGAACCGTTTCCTTAGTAGTTACTGGATAGGGTAAAAGCACTTTCTTTATTTCAACGAGATATGGAGCATACTTTACTATCTCGGCTTCATCTATGTATTTAGGATATCGGACAATCTCCAGTATAAGATTGAGAAGAACCTCAAAATCATTAAGTTCCGATTTTTCTTTTTTGGGAGCGACATAATCCAAGTAGTAACTGTCAAACCAGTAATATTTGCTTCGTTCCAAGAATCGTGCGAAACCCGGTTTCAAATCACCGCAAAGTTTCTCAATACGTTCATCTTCCAGTATATTGAATAATCGGGATATGATTCTGTTACCGATAGAAGTCAGACGTTCCTTGTTTGTGTACAACAAGTGGCATCCCTCATGTACAGTGGTCCCCAAAAATACGTCCAACCGTTCACCAACAGTAAGAGCCTTGTCAGTAAGCATTATGGTGGAAACCTGTACTTTCTGAAAGTCAGTGAAACTGTCCTCCCCGTTATGAATTACAACTTTTACCTTGTAGGGAATATCCATAGAAGTTATCATATCACGTGCCAGAGGATATGCACGCTTTATCAGTTCTGCTTCATCAGCACATTCCAGATAGTAGGAAGAATAGGCACTTCCCTCTTCCAAGGTACTTTCCCAATCAAGTTTCCCCTCTTTTCGTATATGTGTGAACGCCTTACCGTCACGTTCCAACCAATCTTCCAAAAGTTCGTCCACGATTTCATCGGTGACAACCATATCTTTATCCACAGCCATAGTCAATATGTTATTTTAAATAGTTCCTTTTTATAATACCCGGTTTTAAGCAACTCGGATTTCTTGGCATTAAGTATAGGAAACGCCCTATCTTTCAAGATGCGTTTCCCGTTATACCACAAGCTACCGTAGGTCTTTTTCTTAGGTTTGTCTACGGGAAATTGATTACTTGTTGTCATAGGCAAGAAATTTTTATCTACTACTAATCACCCTGCATACGATACCACGTTCTCCATCGGAGCGAGTACCTTCAAAAAGAGGAAGAAGAACCAGTTCCATAGCACGTACCAAATCCCATCCGTCAGCAACCAAGTCACCCACCATAAGAGTTTCACGGGTGGAAATGGAACTGCTTATCTCCTGTTTGTTATACATATTACGCAAACTGTTTGCAACCTTTGTAATAATTGTAGCGTCCGAAAGGGAAATTCCACAGCGTTTTACCAAAACCTTGTTTTCCTGTTCCGGTGGCATATATGATAATTCGATAGGGAAGAAACGTCCTACAAGTGCACGGTCCATACTCATTGTACCCGTATATTCCACACCAACATTGGCAGTTGCTACAAAACAACATTCCGGATGCACTTCTATTTCACGTAAGTCCTCACCGCCGGCAATTTCCACAGGAAGTTTTCTACGGCTGTCAAGACAGGGAAACAGAATGTTATTAGTAGTAACGGGTGCACGGGATAACTCGTCCAAAAGCACTACACCCGGTTTGGATATATCCCTTGTAAATTTGGCATAGTCAAATACTGATACACCTCCCTTTTGCAATCGGTGTACACCTAAAAGTCCGGCTACTGGGTCATACATGGAACCCATATCATAGACAGAACAGGATATGCCAAGTTTCTTACAGGCAAGTAACACAAGTTCGGTCTTACCACCACCCGTAGCACCGATAAGCATCGTGTTCACCTGATTCTGAATATTACGCATAAGCAGATACCATACATCTGAATCTACATAGAAACCCTCTGAACCGATAGAGGGGATTTTAAATTCCGGATTTGTTTTCATCTTCCCCAATAAAGTTTTGGAGGAAGTCTTGGTGTCCTTTTTTTCATCTGAACTGCCAGAATCATAAGAAGAGGTGGAGGTACCTATAAATATTTCATAGGCTCTAACCATTTCTTCGGTAGGCTTATGTTTCGGGTCCCGATAATCAGCATCAAGAATACCGATAGGAAAGATGTTTCCTGCCTGATAATACTTACTGGCAGGCTTGAGCATATCGGTCACAAAGGTTGTACCCGTGGGGTACGCATCCCTTAAAGACCTGTCGGCACTTACATTTACCGTGCTGTCGATTTTAGTACCATCTTCAAAAGTCTGACCGTTAAGTGCCTTACAACGTTGTCTACCCTCTTCTACGAGAGTTCTCAAAAAGTAATATTTTTCCATTTTGTGAGATTAAAAAAGTTTATGTGATTTTTCTAAGTTATAAATTATACTCTCTGCGGTGCTCAAATCCAGATTTTTTCGGAGTGTTCTTTTCCGGAATCCTGTACCATCAGTCATTTGTGAATATTCCACCACTTTAAACAACCCGTGTTGTTGTTTCTTATATTCAAAGCGGAATATACGGTATAAGTTTATTTTCGGCATAGTTAAATATACAAATTTTTATGGAAATAACAAAACCCCCTAACTGTTATCCTTATACGCAAGTTCAATCAAAAATTGTAAGTCCTCATAAGTAAGAATAGCAAGGCTGTCACGGGATTTCTCAAAATCCACCACAAAGATAGGAATTTTTTTAGCCGAACATTTCTTTTTCAGTTTAACCCACTCGGATAATTTAAGGCTATATGATTCATGGGCTGTGGTTTTTGCCTCAATTTCACAAAAATCAGTAATCACATCATTTTGCCCGAATGTGGCTCCTGAATTGATAGTCGTATAGCCACGGAGTTTTTTAGCTATACGACTTTCCTGTTTTTTGGAACGCTCCCGTGTAGTAGTGGAACCGTCCATAAGTTTGTTCAGATACCCGAATTTACTCTTTACCATTGTATAGAATATATCCGGTGAATCTTCATTACGCTATCCCTGTAACTGGTGGTAAGAGTTACAGAGTAACCAACACTTTTAAGTATCTCTACCAACTCGGACACATCCGTACAGAATCCTATCGTCAATGAACACTTGCCGCTTTCAGCAGCCATTTTTATTTTGGTAAATACCTCCCTGTAAGGAGTGGTGGCGATTTCCCTCGCCTGTTGTGCAGTAAGATACTGCTGTTTTTGTTTTTCAGTCATATTCCTAAAATAAGTTTTGTACACTAAAATAAGAAATTTTATCAGAACTTTCAAGCCACTTGGAATACTCTTTACGTGCATGAGTTTCCCAATTGGTTTTTCCCATACTAAACCCATAAAGAACTTCTTTGTTCCATGCGTGAATTACAGCTTGTTCCAAAGTATCATGTACACAGTCAGAACGGGTAAGAGGATGTCCATACCCATGGGTACTTGCCATAAACGAAGTAACACAACCCCATTTTCCATTTCTTTGAACCGCCTCAAAACAAAGACCAGTCTTGGGAACCTTCCATTGTAGGAACGTTACTGCCACACCAAAACAATTAAATACCGTTTCTTGGGGAAATAACATTTCTATTAATGTTGTAAGTACGCAAGCATCTATCATATTTCTGATTTAAATTTCTTGTTTATTTCCTTTTCTGCCGCCTTGGCTCCTTTCTTGAAACCCTCTACAAAGCTGTCAAAACAAATTCTGTTTATTTCCGGAGTACAGCTTCTCAAAAGTGGGCAAATCGAACATCTTTGGCTAAGTCCGGCTGACCTCTTGGCTATTTTCGTTACGTTTTTCATAGGCTTTACACTCTTCACAATGCAGTTTGTAAGCATGGGCAAACATTCCTAGAGTAACAGGTTCAAAGCTAAAATCCGCTTGCTTCCCTTCTATAACAACAGAAACACACAATTGTCCATCGCAAAAGTCAATATACGCTTCACCACCTCCATGTCCTTTAATGGAAAGTGTTTGTGTCTGTACGCTATCCATTATTTACCTCCTTTAATCTTTTAATTAGTGCATCAGCGCAATTAACCGCATATTTAGCGATTGCATCAGAATTACCCCCACAGTCATCTGCTACAACAGCCTTAATAATATCTTTCGCTAATTCGTACCTACGTTGTTCCCAATCAATTACTAAATTCCCAACATTCAAAAAATCAAGTTCGCATTCTCTGAAAACCATATTATCGCACACATATAGGTTATCTCCGCTATGTTGCGCGTTGATATTTACTTTGGGAATTACATCTACCAAAACTCCTGTTGATTTTATTCTTGCTTTCATTATTCCTCCTTAATTATTCGCTCATTTATAATAAACTCTCCATGAATATCAATGGGAAGCATATTGGAAACACTCGCATGATAAGTCTTACCGTCCATTGCCTTATATAGTGGATGTATTTCTTTAGGCATAGGGGCAGGACATTTTTTACAATGTCTTATCATTTCAAAATGTCTGTTTTCCTTATTGCCACAACATTCACAATGAATTGGATAGTAAAAATAAGTACGTTCCAACTGGGTTTCTTTTCCACATATTTCGCATCTGCCCCATTCTATTGAATTACACATAAGTTATTCCTCCTTCTCTATCTTAATATCAGTTACTTTACCACGATTGACAAAACAGAAACAACCCATCGCATCACATAGATATGTTTCATGCCTCATCTCACACTCATCGCATTCCTTACGCAATGAACATTTACTGCAACCAAAATTTATAGTGAACGCATCAATCATTTCATGCAGCACTCCATCAATTATTATTCCGTTTTTTACTTCCATAATTATTTTCTCCTATGCGTTTTACGGTTTTTATTCTTCTTCCTGCGTTTCGCAATCTGCTTGTTTGTACACCTATCATCTTTTGGGCGATATTTTTTCATTTTGGGTGCATCACACGGTTCTAAAGGAGAAATATCACTATATGGATTATAAATCTCATAACAAGTATTTTCATTCCAAAAAATTTCGTTCTGCATATTTTAATCTCCTTTCTCTTTAATCCGTTCAAGTACATCCTTGTTGGCTTCTAGTATATCATCGAAAGACGGGATGGGCATCCAATGGGTAATGCCTAATCTTTCTTTATTAACATTTGCTCCAGTTTCCCATTCACCCAAAGATGAAAGCCGGCAAATAAGGAAGCCATAAGCCCCTCTTGTTAGAACCACTGTGTTATTTTCTGGCAACCGTTCCTTAACGCTTATCCACGGTGATTGCTTCGACTGCCATTCGGCACCTTGAACGAAATTCATCTCTCCAAACTTTGCCAAATCTTTACCAAACAAAGTTCTGTCAACTGTCCTGTGATTAAACAGGATATTTTCTCTTGCTGCTTCTTCTACTGTCTGTTTCATATCAAAATACTATTTTAAAATCTTTTCCTTTTAACGTAGGAAGCCTGTCAGTGACAAACTTCTCTAGTTCCTCTTCATCTATCGGGAACAACGGGCAGTATTGGTATCTGAACGTATGTATAAACCGCCCGTCAAGCATTACATCAAAAACCAGTGTTTTCATATCTTGTTCACTTTTGTCCATAAACTAAACTCGGTATAGAGATATTTCCATTTATCCCTGTAACGATATTTGTCGTTAGGATATTGACAACGGACACAATAATCCGTTTTGTATAAGACCTCATATATCACACCCCTGTGTTCAAACAGTTCGTCTATGTCAAGGGTTCCTACTTCTACCTTTTCCATTACCGTAAACAAAAAATTGTGTAAATAATAACAAATATGAAGTAAGATAATGTTATAATCACCCACTTCCAAAACTTATATTTACCCCTTTTTAAGCCATATATGAATGTGGTCAATACAAGGGTAATAAGTATAAAGTATATTGCAAAGCTGATTCCGTAAAATGTATTCATCTTTTTCTATGTGTTTTAGGATTCTTGTTTCTTTTTCTACGTTTCGCAATCTGCTTTCTGACACACCTATCGTCCTTGATACGGCATTTCGTTTTAGGTGAATCAAATGAAATCATATCAAAACCTTCAACAACAGGCTTATTGTAATATAGAATAGACGTTTCTTCATTATCAATCTTATCCTTATCCGTTACTATAACAGCATCACAATCACTGTTTCTAGCTTCCTCAACAGAATCATAACGTTCAAGGGAATATCCTGTTTCCAGATTTTCAAATAGAAGGTATTCGGATGAATTTATCATTGAACCTACAACAGCAATCTTCTTAGTCATATTTTATTATTTTTATAATGATTACAATACTTAGGAGTTTTTCCTAGCCGTTATTCTCTTCTGTAAAGCCATGCAATACATAAACGGACGAATACCTTAATAGTGTATGCACTCACTACAATGCACTCCTAAATTCATTACCTTTGCCATAACAATTACTCCTTTACTAGTTCTATCGTAGTGTTCTTCGTAAGAATAACAAACAAATTCACCTCCGACATAGTACCATCTTTCTTCACTCTTCTAAACAGTGGTTCAATGTTATCAAAAAAATCAATTATATAATCTTTAACATAAGCGTATTGTTTTATTTCGGGGACAGTAACACTTTCTAAGTTACCTAATCTTGTATTTGTGGATGCAGGAGTAGTAATACACACCTTGCTTCCGATAGGATACTTCACATTGGATTTAATGTACTCCTTCTTTAATTTTATCATTTCGTTATTCAATTCATTCATCTTTGAATTGATAATTTCTTTCTTTGATTTAAATTCTTCTTTAGTCATTTTTATTTAGTTTTTCAATTAAATTACTGCCAAGATCTAACCATTCTTCTTTGAATACTAACGGCCAACCGAATATGATAATTGCAAGAATTATTGAAGCTATCAACCATAGAACCCACATCAAAAACACAATTATATTATTCATATTTTATACGTTTTGATAGTTGTTTATCTACGGTTGATTTTACAATTATCTTATTATCGGATGATGGCATTACAATCACATTTCCGGCATCTGTGCTAATTTTTAAAATAGGATTAAAGTCAAAGTCAGTAGTGGCTACTATAATCATATCTCCAAAAACATATCTTTTATCTTGTTCTATCTCATTCATATATGTTCTGTTTTGAATTTCTCATTTATTTCCTTTTCTGCCGCCTTAACCCCTTTCTTGAATCCCTCCACAAAGCTGTCAAAGCAAGTTCTGTTTATTTCCGGAGTGCAGCTTCTCAAAAGCGGGCAAATCGAACATCTTTGGCTAAGTCCGGCTGACTTCTTGGCTATTTTCGTTACGTTTTTCATAGGCTTTACACTCTTCACAATGCAGTTTGTAAGCATGGGCAAACATTCCTAGAGTAACAGGTTCAAAGTGAAAATCCGCTTGTTTCCCTTCTACAACAACAGAAACACATAATTGTCCATCACAAAAGTCAATATATGCTTCGCCACCTCCATTTCCTTTAATGGAAAGTGTTTGTGTCTGTACACTATTCGTTATTCACCTCCTTGGTTTTTATTTTCTCTCTTAAATCCATATCACTCGACTTTATATCCCAATGATTCGAGATGGGAGATTATCTCGTCCTGATTCATTCTTGACAGGATATATTGTCCGCCACATTCAGAAATCACCTCATTTACCAGATCGTTCTTATCGGCATTTATACATACATAAAGTCTGTCGTGAATAGCAGATACAACATTCACGTGGCCAGCCAAAACACTTATATTTACTGTATCCATATTTAAATTATTTAAAGTTTTATGGTGCAAATATAAAGTTTTATTTTAAGATTACAAATAAACATTATCCAAAATTTAAAGATTTAACATTTGTTGGGTATTTTATAACACCCTATCGGAAAACCTAAAAACCGATAGGGTTACAATCCTTCCTAAAACTTTATGATGAACTCTGTCATTAGATCGACACCCGAATCCCTGTTTATAGCATTCTGTTTCAGATACATGTTGTTTACAACGGATAGTGTATGGTTAATGACAACGGCATGCTTTTCGGGTACGCTGAACTGTTCTACAATTCTTTTCTTTTCATCATCGTCTACGATTTTACTTGAATCCACATCCCCATTGGGGTTGCTTACGGAAACAAAGGAAGCAGGCCTTCGTGACGTGAATCCCATGCAGGCAACAGGTTTCCCTATGATCTTGTCCCTCATTGCATCCGTCCATCCTATCAGATTGAGGTTGTTCACTACCTTATATGATCCACCTGAAACCTTTTGTACGGCTATTATTCCGTCAAGGGTACAGTAATTGGATGATGAGTACATGATAATTTCTCCACCTTCCGGATTATTTGCCAATCCAATCCTTTGTGAATTGTTAAGGTTTATCATGTAGATCAGGATTTTCGAGAAATCGCTGTTTGCCTGAACCCTCCATACGGATTTGAAATTCCCGTAACCCGATAGAAGGGTGTTCCATGGTGACTGTGACGACAGATCGGTCACATCCATGCTTCCTATCTGCCATCCCGAGTAATTGTTGATATGCACATCCTTCTTGAATTCGGTAAGGGTAAGGAACAGGTAGAAGTTCGGTTTGTTGCCTGTGAAGTTGTGTGCAAATATATAATTGTTGTACACGTTTCCGCTTACCAGTGTTCCCGTATTATAATACTCTATGTAATCGTTGCAATCCGATGTGATGTACTGATTCAGGGTTGTCATGGTATTATCCGGCTGAAACGGATGACACAACTGCAATCCTAACAGGGCATTCGCTCCGCTTCCCGTAATTCCCGATACGGGTTTTGTGTATGTAGAATAAACACCGAATAAATTGTCGAAAAAATACTGATGGATGTACATCCCGGATACAGTCTGTGTCTTTAGTATATTGTAGAATATGACCGACTGGAACATATCCCTGTTTCTGATTACGCTTTCCAGAAACGAATAATCCTTTCCATTATACATGATGGCTTCCGCTATGAAAAGGGATGTGTTGGTGAAATAATTACATGGTGACATGTAAAATTTGTATGATGATGTCAGAGCCTTTCCAAACCTGTACACATTACTTGAAGCGACGATGGGGCTATCGATACCAGTGTCGCTATACCTCATACTTTGGAAACTACCGTAGGCAACATAAAATCTACCAAACATATTACTGTTATATTCCGCTATGAAATAATATTCATAGGCAAGCATATAATTGCTACGATTTGTACCGATTGTGGTAAAAAAGTTTCGGTATATTACTCCTGCATGGTATGCAGGCCATGCAGTATGGTCGATGTCACCTTGCATGGTAATAGTATCATCATATGTTGCAAAAATAAAATAGGACGGATTTGTATGGTAATATGTAAAAAATCCAAAAGTGCTGGTAAAGGAATATGATGTATTGTCACCATAGGAAACGGCTGTATATATGAAGGTGGTCAGATTCCATGAACACATCATGTTCACACTATTCCCTGCCACTATCACCTGCGGACGAGTTATTACGAAACCTGTCGGATTATAATGAAGGGTGAATATGTTTGGATCAAAAGCAAGCTGTGCAGACAATCCATATAGAACGCAAGACCATCTGGAAGAACTTCCCGAACCGAATTTTGATATCATCAGATAGGCGAAAACAAGGCATGGAGTAGGATTGTAGGCGGCTGATGCCTGTGTTCCAAAGGGAGCAGGCCCGATCGCACATATATTTCGCCTGTATATGTCCTGGACGGGGTAAACGGATGTCTGCCCACTTAAGGATGAAAGACCAACATCCCAGATGCTGCTGGTTTTAAACCCCCTCTCCTCCACCCAGGGTGTTCCGTCACCGATGCGGTCTACGGAGAGGGTGACAGCGTATGTACCGCCGGAGGGGATGCTTGTAGGTAAGGTGAAGCTGCCTGTCGAATCGAACCATCCCATGGTCGCATAATTGTAATTGAATTTCCATGTTACGGTCGATCCTTGCTTCAATCGTTTCGCATTGTAGATGACCGAACCCGAAGCGTCTGTTGTAAGATTTATGGTTCCTATTGACGCACCGTTCTCGTCCGTACCCGTTATCTGAACGGCAACGCCCGCAGGGGCTGTCGCGTTCTGTGCCGTGTCACGGAATGTCATTTTCACAAACATACCCTGTCTGGCAAGCGTTATTTCCTGATAACGTGATGTCCACAATCCGACAGCACCCTTGGAAGCGGACGGATAACCCGACTTGGAAACAGACCATGACACGTTTCCGGGAAGCATCTTGCCCCAGCACTCACCGTTGTCCGCCAATGAACCTGTGGTCTGTGTCTGGTATCCCATGGAGTATGTGACAACTCCTGTCGCACCCGAAAGGATGCCGCTGTTGAAACCGTCAATGCACTTCAAATGGTTGTACGGGTATGTTCCACCGTTAGCATTTATCGATCCGGGATTGATGTTCCATGTATAAGCTGCCGTGTCGGATGTGGTAGGATTGTAACCCCATACGCCCGTATTGTTGTTTTCGGTGAACGGTGATACGGAACCCTTTCTTATGTATGTTCCTACCGTGTTGTTTGTCTGGTCAAGATTCATCCATCCCGTGTTCTGTCCGCTGCCGGAAGGGGAATTGGTAAGGACGAACACATATCTTCCTCCCAGTGTCCACCATCCCGGAATAGAGCACTGTCCGAAATTACCCATATTGACAATGCTGTTCGCTTCCGAAGCGTTCAGGGCGAATCCCTGCGTCTTGTAACATACGGTATGGACGATTGCGATATAGCCGCCTGTCGTAAGGTTCGCCTTTATCCAGTTCACCCATGTGGCCGTGTCACGTGTTTCATAATAGGTGACTGAACCGTCCGACACCTTCACCCTTAACGTACAGATAAGTCGGTTTCCCGATGTGATTCCACCCGGAGTATGCCTGAATTTCTGTGTTTCGTTCCACCATACGGTACTTATTGCCGAACCGTTGTTCCATCCGTTCTGTATGGTGAACCGTATTTCCTGATAATTTTGGGAAGTGATTCCTCCCGCAGTGAAAGCTGTTGACCACGGTTTTATGCGGCTTATGTAATGTAATCCCTGATAATAGGTGGCTGTGAACTGTGCTGAACCGTTTGTATTACTGTTGAACAATATCTTATGGTTTTCACAACACATCATTTCTACGGCCGTGTTCGTAATGTTCTTCCCTCCTATCTGTACGGTAACTGTCTTGTTAAACGATACACGCTTCATGTTGATTGTGAGTGCTGTCGCATTTTCTCCTAGTGATCCGCTTGTAGCCGTGAAATTGGTGGCTGATGTATTTACCGTATAAGGAGATGTCTTGTAGACGTTCAGCACAACCTGTCCGCTCGCGTTTGTCGTTCCCGTATAGGTGACGGTGTTCTTTCTTGTCGAAGTCAGTTTTACTGTCGCACCGTTTATACTCTGAACCCAATCCGTCCATGTACCGTCCTTGACGGTTATTGTCACGTTGTATTTGACGGGTTCCATTGCAACACCAAGATTTCCCGATGTTTGGGATATGGTTGTTGCCTTATTGTTGTAATCGGCACGTGATGCGGTTGCGGAAATCTGTCTTGCTCCTACATATACATCCACATAATTGTTACCACTACTGTTATATGTCTGTGTGGCGGTTGCGCCTGTTGCCGATACCGCAACGCCTGTAACATTCTGACCGAATATGCTGTTGGTGAACGTAAGACGTACCCTCTTGCTTATCGTAAACTTCAATGTGGTGGAAGAACCTGTATTTGCAGGTGTCCATGACTGTGTACCGTTGGAATAGTTACCCGAATAGGGTATCTGTATGGAGAACGGAACCCCTACATATCCCTGTATGGCTAATACACCATTTCCGTTTGACGTATATTGCTTGGTTGCACCACTTTGTGTGACATTGAACGAACCTAGACTTCCAAGTAACTGCCCGTTTGCCTGATCACCGAATCCCGGAACAATCTCACGAACCGTAACGTTGAATGTCGCCTGCTGGTATGCAACCGAAAGGGTAATTGACATGGAAGTAGTTCTACTTGGCATATTACCCGAAGCGGAAGTAAATATATTGTTTCCTCCTGCCTTGACCACATAATTACCACCCGAAAGAGGAACGTTAGGTACGGTCCATACTCCCGAAGCGTCTGTTGTTCCTGAAAATGATACGGTAACACCATTCAATGTCTGTGACATGCTTGTAGGACAGGAAGCCGCCTTTCCGCCCGTTGTGGAGTTGTTTACGGTTATGGTGGCCGTACCTGTCTTTCTTGTAAGAAGAACCTTGTAATTCTCTCCTATCGCATGATAGGTGTGTGCAGGGATGCTTCCTGTCCATATTCCTGCCGAATCGGGAAGTTCAAATGTGACAGGAACCTCCAGTGATGCGGTGAAGAACACCTTTCCCTGTTCGTTGGTCACGCCGGAAAAAAGCTGTTTCCCTGCTTGTGTGACAGTAACGGCAAGTCCTGAATGTATCTTACCGTTCGTCTGATCACCGAATCCCGGGATTTTTGTCCATATTTCCAGTGACACCTGCCCTGTGTTATATACAACCTGTATGTTGAGGTCATTGGATGTCGCTCCGCCACCAATAGGAATTGTTGCCGTACCCGATATACTGTCATACGTAACATCCTCACCTGCCGTCCAGTTGTAAGGCCCGGAAGGAACATTCTGTATGGTGACAGTGCCGTCCGTTCCTGTACGTACATCGAACTTGATGGATGAATTAAGCTGGTGTGTGAGAATGATACGACAATCGTCTGCCTTGTCACCCGTATTCTTTTCCGTTACAACAATCTTCTGCGTGTACACCTTGGATATAAGGGTATATGAATAGGATTCACCTACTGCATCGAATGTATGGGAGAAAGTAGCATTGGTGGCGATAAGGTTATTGTTGTTCTTGTACGTGAAGCTGACGGGCAATCCGATAACGACACTGATGGTGGCATTTCCGCTTGTATCGGTTGTAAATGTCTTTACTTCATCACCTCCCTGCTGGAACGAGAACGAACCTCCGTTAAGGTTGACAACAAGTCCTTCCCTGTACTGCCATTTCATATTGACAGTCACATCGCCCGTATTGTATGTTACCGAGTTTGTCCATGTCGCAAGAGGTGATTCCACACCGTTCACTGGAAATGATACCTCACCTGTTTTCTGCTCATATACGGCATTCCCGCCAAGTGTATAGGTATAATCTCCGTAATATACATTAGGAATGGTTACGGTACCATTGCTGCCCGTTGTTGCCGTATATTTGATGCTGGGATTCCATTTGGAAACAATAGTTATGGGACAGTTTGCCGCAATACCTCTTGTAATTGATTCCGTAAGTTTCACAGGAATGTTATATTGCTTGGCCGTGAAATCCAATTTTATCCTTTCCACATCTTCTTCTCCTATATGATCATACGGGTTGAACACGTTGGGAGTATTGGTAAAGTATTTCAGTTCACCCGTCAGACGCATTTCATTGGGAGAAAGCCAGATATTTTTGGGAAGCGTTGCCGTTGCTGCCGATTGTTTGAGTGCAGTGTTGGATGCGTCAAGTTCCACTGTCAGATTCTGTACCGTACTGATGGTCTGTGACGGGTATATCACGTTGTTGTATGTTATGGCATGCGATACAAGCGGTGTTGTCACCATTTGCAAATTTCCTCCTGTCAATTCACTAGGAAGGACTACATGCGCTATTTCGGCATAGAATATGTTGTAGTTCTCCTTGAACTGGAACTTGTATCTTATCCCTGCGAACGTGTCGAATGAAATCAAGCCCTGTGCATTCACTTTTTGATCGGATAGGAGCAATTGGTTGTTCGCATAAATATCAAACGGTATGTTTGCAGGAAGCGGGGATTCTACCTGTGGAGCAATACCATCCTGTACAGTATATCTTCGTGTCAATGTCCATCCCTTGTTTTCGGTAACTTTTCTTAATGCGATATCTGTGATAAATTCAGTCGGTTTCTGATGTCCGACAGGGAAATAGATACGTTCGGTATTAGGCTTCCAATCAGAATCGTTATCATCCGAACCCCATTCATAAACATAATATCCGGGTGCCAGGGGATACATTTCGGGTTTACCGTCCGATTCAAACTGTCCGTCCGTATCTGTAACACCTGTGAACACATATTCAGGAGCAAGCTGTCTGTGAATGTCTACAATCAATCCTACTGCCTTGGTTGATACAGGGAAATCTGCGTCAATATCCATCTTCCATATCAATTCGGGATAGTCAAGATGGATTGTCTTGGCGACAGTAGGAGGTGTTGTAAATGTAAGTTCGTTATTCTGTGTTATGTGGTCTACCTGTGTTGTGACCGTATCAAATGTTCCGGGAGAAACATAGAATGTGGATGCCCCTAGTGCATCCACCCGTATTCTTTGAGGACGTGACTGTCCTGTAACGGCAATTTCGGGATATTCCTCCGGGCCGTTCTCTACTTCGATAGGAAGGTTTGAGTTTTTCTGTAACACATTGAAAGTCAATGTTTTAATACAGGTTACGGTCCATCTGAAAAAGTCTGTTGCAACATCCATTTTCCATGAATGCTTGGTTGAATCATGATTATAGAATCCTTTGTCAACAAACTCTATCGTGTATTCGACAAGAGGAAGAATGTCAACTGTCACCTGTCCGTTTGCACTGATTGCATAGGTCTGGGTAACAGTTTCAAACTTGTTGGTTGACACCCATTGCAGACCTGTTACCTTGATACTTATACCATTGGTAATAGGATTGGCCGTTGCAGCTTCCTCATCAGAATCAAGAGATGATGATGTTTTCGGGATAATTTCATCTATTTCAAAGATAGAGGTCTTTGTACGTCTGTCCATAAGAACATTCATTGTCATGTCTTTCAGACGTTCAAGAGTGAAGTCAAGCTGCGGGGTATCAATATAATCGGGGTGACTTGCAATCAGATAGTATTCTCCCGAATGTGCCGAGAACTGGCATACACCGTTTGACAGGGAGAACAATTCCTGAATCATTTCACCCGTACCCTTGTTATACACCTTCACACTTGCACCCTCTATCGGATTGTTTGAAAGGTAGTCAAGTACGGTAATCGTATTGATACTGTCACGTACCTCCATATAGACGATTTCCTTATCGTCCTGGTCCTGTACGGTGATGGTACCTAACTTGTCCTTGTAATTCGCCCTTCTTGCAATATAATCGTATGAACCGTTAGGAAGTGTTGCGACAATCTGCCCGTTCACATCAGAAATGTATATCTTTCCACGGATAGTTACCTGTACACCCTGCAAGTAATCTCCTGTATCAATATCACGGAATACAAGATAATAGTTGTAATATGCAACACTAAGTTGTACAAGAACCGATTTGCTTGCTCCATCCACAACAACAGTACCGTTGTATTTCAGATAGCCGGATTTGAACACGACAAAATCCCATGTTCCCGATACAAGGGAAACGATTGTCTGACCCGATTCATCCGTCAGATAGGTTTGATTGTTGACTTGCAATGAAGCGTTGGGAATGACCTTGTTCGTTTCAATATCAATGACAGTGAATGTTATCTGATAGGGTGCGCTTTCCATTTCAAGGAGCACACAATTGTCTATGCGTGCATCGACATCAAATTCTCTGTGGAAAGATAAGTAACCGTCACGGACCGCATCAAGTTCATAGCTTCCTATCTGTAACGGCATGGAAGCCTGTCCTTCAAGGTCTGTCTTGGTAGTCATGTTACGGACGGAAATGACTGCATCGGGAACGAATATCTGATTCATTCTGTCTATTGCGGCAAAATTTACCTTCATCGTTTCCACAAACATTTCCTCTTCAATCAGAATATCCTGATTAAGCACGCTCAATCCGTTTGTAATGGTCTGATAGTTAACTTTTTCTATCGTATAGGCATAACTACCCGGTTCCAATGACACGACAGCCGTACCATCCGGCCCTGTGGTGTGTTCCTCACCGTTGATTGTAATGAGTGCGTTCTCAACAGGATTAAGACCTGTAATCACCTTGAACGTTACATTGTAGGGGATAGTGTAGAAATCATTGATTGTGATATATACGGGCTGATTCAGAATAACGAACTGTCCTGTACGTGTCACCCAATTCATCTTGGTAAGCGTATAATTGTATTCTCCGTTTTCAAGAAGAATGTTTGCCGTCCCCTTACTGTCAGTTGTGATAACAGAGTTTCCGATAGAGATTGTTGCATCAGGAACAGGATTGTTTCTTGTATTTACAACCTTAAATGATGCAAGATAGGTAATGCCTGTTCCTATCTGTGACACAATCTTATCCCCCTCACTTGCAGGATAGAAATAGGACGAAAGTGTTTGGTTTGAATCATACAGGATATTACCCTGTAAATCCCTCATTCTGAATCCCTGTATTCTTGGAAGCTGATTGATTGGAACCTCCATATCATATCTTGGATTGAAGTATTCATCGGGAACATATTTCACACCTTCCGCATTTTTCACAACAGAGAGCAAATCATCCCACTGAACCGTCTTTCCTGCATCCCAAAAACGGAAGTCAAGATATTTGGTCAATGCCACTTGAACATTTCGTCTTACTTCGGCTGTCTGATATTCCGAACTAAGTTCCACACGGAAGTCTATACCTGTTTCACCTCCTACAATCATCCATTTGGCATTGCGTAGACGTATTCCGATTACATCTCCGTTCAGGTCAATTTCGGAAATGGAGAATTTTGACTTCACTTTTTCAAGAAGCACACCCAATTCATCTTCCGTAAACAATACACCGTTTTGTGTAACAAGGTAGATATAGGTATTACCGTCCTCTCCAAGGCCGACATTCATCACCTTCAAAACCCTATCATCAGCTTCCTGGAATATCTGTGTCCAATATTCCATCGTGCCTTGGGAATATCTGTTACCGTTATTTCTGATACGTTTACGGAACGTTTCATCATCCTCATAATCACGTCCGCCAATAGCATAATATTCGTTCGTGCATTCAATGTGTCCTAAAGGGCGTGGGGAAATCTGGACAATGCTGTTTGCTTCCACATTGGATGCAAGTCCTGTAATGGTACTTCGTACATGAACATATCCGTAACCCGATTCATTTACGGTAAGTGCTTCATCCGTTTCAAAACGTACACCCGATTTACTGATAAAAGTAGAACCAACAGCATACTTTGTTCCCGGTTCGGCATATACACGTACATACGTGGACGAACCAAGAGCATTCTTTCTTGGGCTTACACCAAACAAAGCTGCCGACTTGTCAAGATAATCACCTGTGGCATATTCGGGGAATAACTGTGCTTCCACAATGGCAATATCCTTGATTGCCTTCTGTGCCACCTTACCTACACCAAATGCAATGGCGTTGACCACTGAACCGTCAGCAACATTGCTTATCTTCGATGTCTGATCAATCAATACCTCTAAAAAGAGGTTTTTAAGAGTAGAAATACCGTTGTTTACTTTTGTAATCATTTCTTACTACGATTATATTTTTAATTCAAGTTATATTTTTATTTTCTGTACAAATTCCTGATTGCCGACAGAGGTTGCCTTTACTTCTAGGAACACAGCATCATTTTCCGATTTAAGATTCAGAAGTTCCACGGATACCCATCTACTGTCACGTTGAAACATATTCAGAAGATGTTTGTAGAGTGAAGCATACTGTATGGCATTGAGCGTTGTTCCCACAAACTCATTAGGAAGGCCGTATTCGGGAAATTCGGGGATACAACCCTTCATTGCAGTGGATATGATATCAAGTGCCTGCACCATACAAGGCTCTTCCCGTATTGTTCTAAGGTCATTGTTATCAATGGAAAAATCCGTTGTAACATCTTTCCCCAACACATTCTTACCCGACAATGTGTCTATCACACTGTCAACGGAATTTGTGCCGGAGTTTTTGAAATTGACGTGGAACGTATTCTTGGAACCGTTTTCGGGGGTATAATCTTCCTCTATGATATATTGGCGTGTTACGATATTCAACCAATCATCTTCGGGATTGCCGTCACCACGTTTATAGGACATATCCTCAAATGTCTGATTAGGTGACAGGCGTGTGGTTATCTGTATCGAGTTGGTATTGTCAACTTCGGCAGAACGTAACCATCTTGCAGAATTTTTGATGGTCCATATCTTTGTCTGTACCTCTGTAAAATCGTCAAGAATATCCCACATGGATATATCGTCAAGAACCGTCTTGTTCAGAGAAAACAACGGCTCGATAATCTTGACTTTCCTTTCCATATCGTCAAGTCGCGAAAAGGCTTCGGGAACCATCTCCCCTCCTTGGTAATAGGTAACGATGGAAGCATAGTATGTATTCGAGAAATTCACAAATTCCTCAAAAAAAGCCTTTATATCATATCCCGTGGCCTGTTTGAATCTGTTATATGCGGTGGTATCTGTCATATCATTACAGTTTATTTCTTATCACGTTGGCAATATCATATACCGCCTTCTGTATCGAACCCGAAGATAATGCCTTCTTCGTCTTGTTCTGTGCACCCTGCACGGCTTCCAATGGAGCGACCCCCATAAGGCTTAACTGATAGTTCCATATCATGTTGCTATTCATGCTTTGGGAAAAGTTAAGGCAGTTGGGCGGTGCGATACACATGTAGGATTCCCCTAATGCAAGATTGTAGAAATACAGTCTGAACGGTTTTCCTGTCTGATCACTCACTCCATTACTCTTGTCTATGATAGACTGCATTATCTTGATACACCCGAACCCGTTCTTCACTGTTCCAGAAGGGTCTATCGAAACAGTTTTCAATCCATTGGATTTCCCCATTAACTGATAGAGGGCACGTTTCCCGGCTGATATGGAAAATGCAGAACCCGATATGGTCACACCTGTCTGCAACATAATCTTGAACTGCCTGCCGAAATTTCCTCTTATGGTTATGTTTTTGGGAACAAAGGCAGTAGAGGATAACACTGAAAGACCTCCTGCCGTTTGTTGCACTGTCGTATTCTTGCTTTCCGTTACCGAAATGGAATCGGGTTGTATGGGGAAGGTGAAATAGTCTATCGTATTACCCTTATCATCAGTCAGTTCAAGCGCGCAAAGATACACCTCAAAATCCGTAGGGAACTTTGACGCAAGAAGCGATTTTCCGGCCGTTTTTGCGGTTTCTATCGCTGTATTGACTATTGTATTTACAATACTACTTGCCATTGTTTATTCTCATTAAAATATCATCCTAGAAGTGCTTTTGCTGCCTGCAATGCGGAACTTGCACCACTTAAAACCGAATCAAGTCCTGAAACAAGACCTCCTGCCACATCCTGCATACTCATTTGTGTAACAAGGCCCGAAAGCTGTTTTACAGAGGATTGTGTCATAGTTATTGCACTGTTCATCCCATCAACCGTACCACTCAAAGATGCTTTCGCTCCATTGGTGGAAGTGGTTGCCCCTGTTCCTGCTCCCGATCCCGCTCCTGTTACGGGATATGGTCCAGCAGTACCCGTAACCGTTGTTGATACGGATGTGTTCACGGTTTCCATTGACGCAACCGCCTTCGCTGCCGAACCTCCGATAGTAGAAGCTATGTTTTCAACAGAGGATTTTATCGAATCATACAGTTGGTCCGCTTCATCTATCTTTGCTTGAAGCGCATCTCCGGCCGCATCCACCATTCCCTTTACAAAATCATCCGCCTTGTCACCCAATGTGGCTATATAATCCTTGAATTTGGCACGGACAATCATTTCCTTTGATATTCCTAGACTTCCCATAACATCAATGTGTAAAATTCTTATCTTCCATCTTGGGCATTTCACTGGCCATCCATGATGATACCTGTGAGCCGGACATGGCTGCAAGAAGGTCTTTTGCCACCGCTTGTATGAATGATTCAAACTGTGCAATATTAAGCACCCCTCTATTCTTTCCTCCATTTATTTCAACCAACTTTCCCGACATTATTTCAATCTTATCCTTTGTCATTCGGATAAAATCATTGTTCTCACCAAATGTCATTTCAAACTTATCATCCGTAATGGTGACGGTCTGTTTGCTGGTATTCTGTATAAGTTCAAACTTATCCTTGTTGAACAAGATTGAGTTTGTTATCTTATCATCGCCATATATCTGCTTATAGGAAAGTTGTTCAAGGTCATGTTTTATCTCATACACCTCATCATCCAACTTTTCCTTTGGCAGTTTGGGGTTTTTCAGATTCTCTATATGCTCCTTATAGGAGGTTGATTCTATCTTCTTGCATCCCTTTACGTTCACGCTACCCGTGGAATAGAGGTTGATTTTTGCAGATTCACTTCCTGTTGCGTTCACATCCACTGACACCTCATCCTTGCTCTGAACATCAAGGCTTATATGATTGTTTGTCGGATCAATCGTAACAGCACAGGAAACACCGTTGACAATCTTTCTGAACTGGATCGTATTCTCATACCCGGAAGGCGTTTCCGTTTCATTCACAAGCGTTCCTGTAACAATGGAAGCGTTGGTGTATCTGTTCGACATAACCACCACAGGACTTCCCAATTCTCCCGGAGTATCAGGAAACGTAATGTTGTTCAATGCTTCACGTGTAATAGGAACATCCTGTTTGAACACGCCACCGTCAAAGTACACCATCACCTTACACCTTCTCATACAAGTATCGATGAAATCCTTGCGTTCACATCCTGACGGGATGGTTATATATCCTATATTCATCCCGTCAAGTGAATTTGCCAGTGCCCTGTATTTTCCTCTGTTATTCATTTATATTCTCCTTTTATCACAAAAATAAGGAATCGCCTGTTATTCACCAAACATTTTGCGTTGCACGAAGAAATCGAATACATCCTGTTTGACGTGTATTTCATTTTTCCATGATGCAATTGTTTTGGCTTCCTCTTTCTTCTGCTTCACTTCCTGTACCATATCACGTAACGGTTTGAGGTCAACTATATCGAAATAGGATTTTACCCCACTTAAACCGTTGGAATTATCGGTACGTTTCTTGTTCACGTCAGAAAGCGAACTTCCTTCAAGAATAGGAACGTACATTCCTCTTTCCACATTCAACGTTGTTGTTCTCTGTATTCCGTCAGTGGAGAATTGCAGGTTTTGCGTAACACCCGTTACGTAAAAGAACTCATTGGAAAATTCCGACTTCACAAATGTACCTACCTTTATCCGTCTGTCACCTACAATGGTTATCGTACCCCTTCTTGTGAACGGAAGATACATATTGGATTCAATAAGGAATACAAGGTCTGTCAGGCATGCAAGCTGGAAATTGCTTATGATAGGAACCGCATCCGGGCCATGGGCATCCGTAACCTGCAAATAAATATCTGTCATTCTTAACTGTCGCATACCCCACATCTCCGCAAATTCGGGAATTGACACAATAGGAATGAATGTACGTACCGTACCCTGGTCTGAACCCAGCCATGAGTTTCCTATATCTATCTGATACCATGAATAGAATCTATCATCATAGGAAAGTGACTGTGAAATGATGTTTGAAGCGTCTATGGTAACGTATGTATTGCTACTGAACACTTCCTCTATTGCAGCTTTCGTAACAGGCGGTCTACGTACAACAAGGTTTATGTCATTGATATAGGTATCAAAGAAATGTTCCACAAACGGGAACTGACACACCTTGTCCATATATTCGGTCATTGTTCCTCCCGGATTGGCTATGCCACGATCACAAAGCGTAAGATTGTCAAGTTCCGAATCTATGTAGACTTTCAATATCTGCCATACGCCCTTCGGACTGTCTGTTTTTTGTCCCGGCACTGATTCATCACTTGAACGTTTGTCAGGAAAATTATCGAATATAGTTCCCCTTGTTGCTCTTACATGTGACATTACGTTTATTATCCACCATACGCATTCCTTCATTTTCTTGAAGTCAAGTTTCCACAGGAAGTCGTATTCCCCTGTTATAGGATTCCTCTGCTGTGTACTTTCGGCATTATAGCTGTAATTAAGTGCCTTGGAAACTGTCTGTAACGGTAGGAACCAATCGCCATCTTCATCAAAGAATTTCGACATATCCCTTCCTGTTATCTCTATGGACGTAATGTTGTCAAGTCCATCATAAGATACCTGACAGTTGTCCACGAACCCTATCATATCCCAGTACAGTTCTCCGGGCTTGTTATTCTGTATGACAAGATCCATTTCCTCTGTTGATTGCAAATCCTCCCATTCTTCAAGTTCCAATGTTTCAAACTTGATAAACACCGTATCATTGTACTGCACGAATTTTTCAAGGAAACTCTTGGTCTGATATTTTCCTCCCGACATTTGCGCATACTGTTCCACAATGGAACCGCCTGTATCCATAAGAACCGATTTATAGTTGGGGGCAACCGTCATGGAGAATGAACCTGTCTTTCTTGTTTTCCATGTATTCAATGATATTACAAGGGGAGTAATATCAACAACCTTGTCAAGTGACACCATATATAGGTACACACGACAATTCGCACGCATTGTAAGAAGGCTCATTCCTGTTTCAACGAAATCAGAATTTAATACCTGTTGTGATCTTATAAACTTATCATCCCCCACAAGTTCAAGGTATTGTGCCGAATAATAAGGTTTTACGTCCATATTTTCAAACACAGAATCCATATTAGGATAATCGGGGAATGACCTGCGCTCAAATCCGTCACCCTTGAATATTACGGTGGTCTGCGGTTTTATGAACGGAAGTGCCTTTGCATCATAAGCATCCTTATATTTCACCTTTTCTATATCGTCATAGGTATTCCACACAACTTCCAAATTGGTGTTGTTGTTATTTAATTTCCCGTCTTTCCACTCCGTCCAAAACTTTTCAGGAGTGTATTTTCTTTCCTGGTCTTTCGGAGCACGCTTTTGGTAACTTTCGATCCATCCCGGAACATCCTCTATTTTTGTGGATGTAATGACGGAAAGATATTCCTTGTCCTGTTCTGCCATAACGACTATATGTTAATTAAATGTTAATTCTTTAAATTTTATTTCAAGTTTGAATGAAATAGTTTAAATTTGCACCAACAAATTAAACCAACGATTATGAACAAAGATACAGAAAATAATAAGAAGGAAAAGCAAAAAGATCGTTCAGTTATGTGGTGGGGTTTCTATGGATTATGGGTTGGAATAAAATTCAGTGTTATCCTGTATGCTCTTGGTCTGATAGGAATTATGATATTGGCAATTATATGTAAAACTTTTTAAATATTATGGTTATGAATGCAAATGACATTGTTTTATTTAGCGGACTGTGGTTCGTATTGTGTGTGGTAGTGTACATTATCTTCGTTTGTCAAACAAGCAAACTGGCACAAAAATTAGGAAGGGATATTTTTATATGGACAGTATGCGCTATCTTTATGACCCCTGTGTTTGCAATATTGATGCTTCACTGTCTTGGACGAACGGAGAAAAAGATTAAGGAAGATTTCTTTCAGGAACTACAATGGAAACAAGATTTTGAAAGAGGAGTTCCTATAAAGAAAGGGGGAGAATGATTTTCTCCCTCTTTTTGGTAATAAGCAAATTCAATTATTGATTCTCTGCCGCAACAACATTATTTATTGCAGCCCCCGTCATTGCCATATTCTTACGTTTTAAGGCTTTTGTATTTTCATCTATTGCAGATTTCAATCCGAAGAACGCCCTTACTGCATCCATCTGGTCCTGTGACAAACTCCATACACCCGGATTCGTTGTTGCTGGACCATCATATACATTTCTGTCATAACGTCCAACCTTATCTTCAACCGCATTGGCAATCTCCTGACCTGTTCCTATATCCGGCTTAACGGCTTCATAAAGTTTTTCAAGGAGTTCCTTTATAGAACCAAGAGTTTCTTCCGTAGCCATTCCACCGATCTTGTTTTTCCAGTTATCCATCAACTGTTCAACAGGTCCGACAGTCCTTTGTGCGGCTTCACGTTCATATTGCATGGTACCGGGTTCCGCTTCCTTCAATTCCCCCATCCGTTTCATGATGGAATCAAATAGGGTGTTGAGGTCATACCATTGCCCTGTCCTTTGCTCTTCGGGTATCATCTGCCGTGATTCATCCATCAGTTCCTTGATATCGGTATCACTAAGGCCTGTGAATATATTAGGAAGGATTTCACGCATTTTGTTGTACCCGCTCTCACCTGTTCCCAACTGTTCCTGGAAATTGGACAGAAGCCTTCTTATGACTTCGGGCTGTCGTGACAAATCATCGGCTATAACACGCACATCGGCAAGCGTATTTACTTCGGGATGCGTTTCAACAATGGCACGTTGCAAATAAGCCTGTGCAACATCGTTCTGTGATATGCCCTGTCCTGCAAGTGCCTTGGATATTCTGTCACCCTGTTCTCCTACAAAACCCCTTTCACGTACTATGCCCTGTATGGCTGCGATTGCGGCTGCATCCGTTTCGCCTGTACGGGATAATACGTCACGGGAAATATCCGTGAAGGTCTGAATGTGTTCGTCAAGGGTAGAAGCTATCTGTTCAAACGGAGTAGCAACTTTCGCCATTGCCTGTTCAAATGAACGTATGATAACGGATGAAGCATGTACCATATTATCTTCGGTAGATGCAAAACGCATAACTCCCTGTAATTGGTCTACGCTTTGCAATCCATATAGGCGTTCTGCGGCCATCAATGATTCCGCTTCACGTTGACCGTATTGGATATCACCTGTCTGTGACGTTCCTATCACACCGCCAGAAGCACGCAACAACCCTGCACGTCTGTTCATATATTCGTCAACAGTCATGCCAAGACTTGAAGCCGCATAACTTCCCTCACTATATCCTCTTCTGATTGATTGCGTGATGGAATCCTGTGTTGTTTGTGACCATGCAAGAACATTTTGCTCCATTTCCTGCACCCTGTCCATGATAGTCAGAAAACGGTCTGCCGCCACTTCTCCTTCAACATCCTTTCTTCTTCCCAGCCATTCACCGACAAAAGGAATCCATCTTACCTTATCGCCCTCATTCTGTGCTTCAACCCTCATTCTTTGGGCTGTCATTTGGATAGGGTTATCCCATGTGGAACGCATGTCGTATTCGTAATTACGTATATCACGCTGTTTGAATACCTCCCATGCGTTTTTAAGTGAATCAATGGCGAATTGGGCAACCATTGAAGCTATGTTTCCGCCAAGTACCCCTTTAAATACCGATTTGCCGATACTTCCTGTATCACCATCGGGAACGTTCACTCCTGCCCCCACATTGGTATCACCTATCCTGTCACCCAAATCATCTATGGCATCCAATTCAGCTTGCCGCCAATCATCCAATCTCTGTGACTGCGATACGATGGCACCGTAGATTGATTCTAGTTTCGCATTACCCTGTTGTATTACGGGGCGTATCTTTGACGTGACTTCCGACAGGGATTGAAGCATACCAACCATCCTGTCACCTACCGCTGTAATTATCTCACCGTTCTTTTCAATAGAGGATATAATGCCACTATCATCGTAGGAATTGATAGAAGACGTGTTACTATCGTCTGTCCTATTAAATTCAGGTGATGATACGGGTTCAGCCTTCATATCCTCATTCACCCTGCTTACATTGCGGACAGTTTCGTTTATGTTTTCCGTGTTCCTGTCTATGTTACGGGTTGATTCGGCTATATGCTCAATAGTAGAGGAATTATTCGTTTCGGTATGTGAATTGTCAACTGTTTCACGGGCATTGTTGACATTCCGTTCTACATTGGTTTCGTTAACGACTTCGGTACGGACATTACGTTCACCCCTAATGGTTTCACCCCCTGTATCAGAAACATTTGTTACCTCTTGTGATTGGGAAGAAATAGGTGTGATATCATCATCTTTTAAATCATCAACCGTTCTTGATATGGAATCAATCTTTTTACTGTCACCCGTAAGACCTGCTGCCGCACGTCTTGGTATCAACTTTCTTTCAAAATCAATTTGTTCCTGTACAGGATCGGTAGAAGTACGGGCATTATTACGTGGTTTTCCGTTGTCAGCTATTTCACGTAATATATCGCTATAATCAGGTACTTGAATAGGGTTAACTTCCTGCACGGGAAGTGGTATCGGAAATCCTGCGGAAACACCTTCTGTATCAACAGGAGTTGACGGTGGCGGTGTCACGGGCTGCCCGTCAACATCGAACTCGATTGCTTCCGTTTTCGGTTTCCTCTTTCTTTTTGGTTTCTGTTCAACAGGCGGTTCAACGGTCCATTCAAGACTTTGAACGTTCCCATCATCATCGTAAATGACTTTCGGCTGTCCGGGGGCCGGCTTTTCCTCTGTACGGTCGGGAGTAGGAGGGATTGCGCCACCCATTTGTCTGCGTGCATCCGTCTGTCGCTTCAATTCTTCCTCAAAAGAATCCGCCATATCGGAAACAAGCTGGCGGATGTTATCTACGGCAATCTGCCTGGAATCCTGTATCACATCATCGGAAACATCAGGCATGACCTGTACCTGTTTTGTTCCCGTATAACTGGAACGGATATCCCCTATCAGTTTGTCAAGACTTGACTTCTGATTAATGACCTGCAATTGTTCACGCAACTTTTCGAGAGATTTTTCCTGCTGTTCCGAAAGCTGCTGTGAACCTCCTATCAGATCCCTGTACATGGCAAGACCTTCCTCCCTTAACTGCCGTAGCCCGGAACCATCTGCCTTTATTCTTATTTCCTTTTCAATTGCCATAGCGTTAATCCTCTATGTTTTCTTCCTTACTTCCTTGTTCTTTGGCGGCTTCCTCTTCCTCTTTCATTATCCTGTATATCTCTTCACGGAACATCGCCATATCATTCTTGGTTATTTCCTGAACCTCACCTCCTGTCGCTTCAAAGTCAGACATCAACCAATCACCCGTATTAGGAATGTATTCCACTTTCTTGTCCTCATTGTCACCTTTCCTTAATTCCGAAAAGAGCATATCCTCTTCATATTCCATCATGGAAGCGAAAAAGGACATGCTCTTATGTTCCTCCGAAAGAAAGGCTATGTTATGTTTCTTGCGGACATATCTGTCATAAGGAAAGCGAGTGTTCCAACGGATGACAAAATCTTTGAGTTCATCCCTGGTATTCGCCATAGGAATCAGTTTTCTGTTGATGACAACAGGTCAAATCCCTCCTTAATGAACGGGAATATCTCTTTCATGTATATGTCACGCAATTCCTTGAAATCAGCAAACCCAAGTTCACTTATGGGAACCTTGATATCGTCTATAAGTTTCGGACAGATTACCGTCAGCGTAGCTTCAATATCAATCACATCAAGTGCCATTTGGGCCATCTTGGTACGATTTGACAGCATGGTGTTGTAGTAACCACGTCCTAATGCCTGTTTGTTGGTTTCAATACGGTAGAACTCTCCTACATTAGGGAATTTTACCGTATATTCCTTTCCTTTGATTTTTACAATCTTGGTTTCTTCCATTTTGTTCAATTATTATAAGGTTATTAATATAGGACAAATATACGAAATGGCAGTCGGTTTCGCAACTGCCATTCGATTGTACCCTAGAATGTCTTGAAGTTATCAGGATTTACATCGGTTACATACTTCTCGGAATGGTTCCTTAGGATACGCATCAGAATGCGATACAATCCCTTGTCGGTTACATATACAATAGGTTTGTCCTTGTAATGTTCATACTCTCGTGAACCATTGTCGGAATACATTTTCAACACGAACCACCCATAGTTTATATATTCCTGGTATGGCATCAGGTCAGAATCAAGAATTTCTTCATCCTGTAACAGTTCATATAATCTGTTCCTTCCCAATAGGGAATTATTGGAACGGAAACGGATATTCAGCATTCCGGCAATGAACTTCATCTTGTACGCTCCCTTTGTCTGACAGGTAGCAACACGTTCTACAAATTCGAGATTAGGAATATGTGACACAAGTTCTTCCGTTATCTCCTTGGAATCTTTCTTCCACATATCAGATTCAAGTTGCAACAACTTCTTTTCTTCCTGCATCTTTTTCTGTTCCTGAATCCATGCTTCGGCACGGGCGATCGGATCTTCTATCATATAGGAAGGAGATTGGTTGATTTCAACTTTTCCGTTCAATAGGGGTTCCTTAATTCTGTCATTACACCATATCGCAAATTCTGGGCTTAACCAACGGGCAAATTCCATAGCCACATCTTCGTGCATCCATGTACCTTGCTGAAATGAACCACTATTCCCTTTGGCTGTTACCACTAAATTAGTGATATCCGATTTTCGGACTTCACAAAGTGATGAAAGAAAGGTCTTTGCTTTTTAAAAAGCCGAAGCTGTTATTATTTCGGTTATTCATAATTAAGCACGATTTTTTTCTTAGTTTTCAATACCTTTTTAATAATCTCTATCAATTCATTGAATGTTTCATCCCTTTCTTTTTTATCGGAAGTACGATAAACAGATTCCAAATATTCCCATTCTTGTATCTTTTCATTTACCATTATATTATAAGGACTGAAACAAACATATTTGTGAAGATTATTCTTGTCATCAAACAAAGGATAGGGAATGAGAAGATATACATCCCATTTCTTTTTATAATCACTCCATGAAATAGAGGTTCTGTTTTCCTTGTTGTACGTTTCAATAAGCCCATCCAGATACTCTTTCAAGAAAGAATTGTCGCATCCCATAAAGTCAATCACCCGGTCTTTTCTAGGAACGCCATGCGTGGCGTAAGATTTTACCTTACCCCTTAATTTTTTCATGTAAACCGAAAACGGATGGTTGTCCAATTTTGACTGATAGTCCTGTCCTGTCCATTCCTTGAAGCTATTTTGAAGCTGGATCACAATTTTATCCATAGCTTCACTTTCTTTTTGTTTCATACTACGTTGTTTTAAAATTACACCGCAATATTATAAACAATATCTTTAAACAGGGAATTATTAAATATTATTTAACTATAAATATAAGTATTAAGTATAAGTTAAATAATTATAATTATAGTAAAAAATAAGGACTTACAATTTCTGTAAGTCCTTGATTATCAATGATTTAAATTACTCATTTGAGTTATTTATCGTTGAAATTGGGTTAAGGTAGATTCCGGTAACATTGTAGCCCGCTAAAGCCCCCTCTGCCAATGAAAACGATTGGTTATTTACAAAACACGGATTCAACATTACGATTGTCTTACCCGTTTCGTTAACCTGTGTAACCATCTTGGTTGTTGCATCCTGTTGAGCGATTTTCTTCTTGTACACTTCAAGAGCAAAACCGAGTTCTCCCAATGTAAGGGTGTCAATGATAGCCTGCACAGAACCAAGTCTGTGAAGCATACCTTCCATTACGGGAGTGTTCAGGTCAATGAAATACTGATCAACGGTAAATGTACACTGGTATCCAACAGGAGGAACTTCCTGTAAGATAAGGCTTCCCAATCCCTGTACGTTTGCACGCTGAACAGTTTCCTGCCATTGCAGGTTACGAACGAAACCTGCAATCTGATTGTCAATTCTGATATATGCTTGTGGTGCAGTAAATACCTGCCCTACTGTTGCTTTTGGCATAATTACATCTTTTTAGAGTTACGAGATCAAGTATCCTGTGAAGAATAACTTGTTAATTTCGTTGTTTACACGAATCTTGTAGGTCACAAACCATGCTTCCCCCTGACGTGTTGCCGCAACATCTTGGAATCCAAGAATCAGATTATCCTGCTGTGTTGTTGCCACACGTGCCTGTAAATAGGCGATAGTCCAGTTCTTGATTGCTCCTTCCGACAATGTGTTTGCATTGACACCGTTTTCATTGGCCAACAGGTCAAGTTCCGAATTGATAACCAATTCCTTGTTAATCTGTGCCACAATACGCATGAACTGAATGGAGTAGGATTGTCCGCTTGTGTTGAACAATACATCGTTGTCCTGCAAAGTATTGATGCCCTGCAATACAACGTATTTGTTTACGTATGTATTCCAGCGTGTAACCAATACACCATACTTGATAGCCTTTTCAGCTTCTGCATCACTGGGTGAGTGCATTAACTTGTCAATACCGATTGACTTGTTTGTTACAGGGATATAAGGTGCCTTTCCTGCTGTACGTCCTACGATTGCACATAAGTTGTACATTACACCGTACCAGCGCAAACGGTTGCCGAATGCCGACTGCATTCCTGCCGCGCCATGTACAAGACATACAGTGTCGCTATTGAATCCTTGTGCCAACTTGCATGACTTGTCAAAGTCTGCCTTGGAATCATATCCACCTACAAACAGGAAGTGAGTGAATTTTGCTTCTGTTGAGTTGTGCGCCATATAGGATTTAACCAGCGAACTATTTGCGTTGGTGCCAAACTGGTCAATAATACAGAAACTGTAATCCAACGGCTTGATTTGTTCCAATACGTCATTGAAATAATCTGCATTGAATGTTTCGGTACCGCCTGCTGCAAGGATGTAGGTTGAAGCATTCCATTTTTCAACATCCTCTTCCTGGATTGTTCCATCACCCTGCGGTTTTGAAGCGGAGTTCAATGTGAACACTTCCCCAAAGTCGCTTCCGTTCTGTGCCCAGTCAATCAGTTCGTTGATTGTGGATACTTCTGGTGACTGCAATACAAGTGTGGGATTTGCGGCTGATGCTACTGTGTCACCCCATGGATAACCATCTTCCGCATTACCCGTATATGTTCCTCTCCAGAACTGTACGATGTATTTTGTAGGATCTTCCACGCCCGGAATACAATTCGCCCCGTAACCTGTGATAAGGTTGTCATCCTGCATCTTTCCGTTAGGGTACAGACCTTCGTCCAGTGTGTCGACTGCGAATGTTCCGCCTGCCGTAGTTGTCAATGTGATAGTTGCTGATGTAGTTTTTGCGGCACGCACATACATCAACTGTGAAACACCGTTTGCCTGTGAATTTGACGGATCGGGAGAAAACAGTTTTTCCGCCATTCTCCACCATGCCCCACCTTTTACAAAATCACGAAATTCTGATATTGTAGAGAATGAATAGATGGATTCTTGACCTTGAAAATTCTGCCCGTCAATACCACTACCACCGCCAAATCCTGCTCCGAAAACACCTGTGTCGATGATCAGCACGGTTCCAAAATCTGATACCCGTGGGGGCTGTGATTCACCGCTTATGATGCGTGAATATGCTCCAGGGAGTGTGATTTTTCTATTGTTCCAGTAAATACTAGCCATAGTTGTATAATTTGTTTGTATTCTAACTTTTTCAATAAACGCCCAACTTTAGACTTTATCTGCCATAAAGTTAAGCGTTTAATGTTTTCTTTCAAAATTATTTCAATGAAACGGCAGGAACTTCAATCTTCTCTACAATCAGATTGAAGTCAGAATCCATTACATACATTGAAACCTCTCCCGTGAAGTTTTCTACAAGTCCAAGGTCATTATGCAATGAAACGGAAGTCCAGTCACCGTTACCGCGTTTCATGATAAGTGATTTCCTTCCAGGAAGAACAACTCCCACTTTGCTCATTTCAGCTTCATTCAATGTAACTTCGGGAGAAAATGATACCTGAATAGGAACACGGTTTTTCTTTTGTTCATCCAAAGCTACGGTTGATTCAAATGTAGCAATAACCCAAGGCAAACCATATCCGGCAGCTTCCTCATCTTTCCAAGGATATTGTGCTACATATTCGGCAGGCATATTGGCTTCATAGCTTGCCTTATTTGTAACAGCCTTCAATGTGAATCCCGTTATCTTGTTTGCAGGAGTAGGGGTGAGAAGTTTTGCAATACCTTCGTTGAACTCCTGTTGTGTACCACCATATCCGGCAGCTTCCACATCCATGTATGTGCCTTTTTGCAAACGGTCAATCAGTTCCTGATTGGTATAAGGCAGTTCTGCCACCAATAATGGATCTACTGCCGGATCTGCAACAGGCTGCACCTTTTCTTCTGCCTGCATCATTGCTTTTGTTTTCTTTGTTGTTGACATAATTTCTAATTTTTAGATCAGATATATTCTTACTTCTGTCTTACGGCAACCATAAAACCATCGCTTGTTTCCACAAAACCATTTCCCTGTGTCTTTAATACAACAGGAACAAGAAGTTTCTTTGGTTTCGTGACCACAAATGCTTTCTCGTTAGTCTGCACCATGTAACCGTCTTTTGTTGCCAGGATACATCTCATAGTGCCGTATTTCTTATTCCATATTCCCGGATTAGGAGAGGAACCGGGTCCATAAGAACTTCCGCCCCCTGCACCTCTGAACGGCCCTTCGCTTCCTATCGCTCCGGCTATTCTTACATAAGTTCCTGGTAAAATAACTGCCATAATATTTATAATTATTACTTTATCTTTCTGATTATAAAGATAGGAAATTATTCCGTTCCATACTCCATATCTGCTGCGGCCTGTCCTGCATCCAAGAATATCACGTCACTTAACAGGTCCACATTCGAGAATGACGTCACCAATTCCATTGCCGACAAATCAACAGAAACAGTTTTCATGAACACAGGAAACGGTACCAAATCAGTATTCACCATCACTTCATCCTGTGAAAACTCAATCGTATCATACATTGTTGCCAATGTGTCGTAGGAAGCTAGGAAGGCTGCGTAAAGGGCTTCCCCCATTGTAACAGATTCAAGGTAATTATCTGATACACAAAGTATTTCCATGTTATATCTACGATGATCCCTGTATTCTATGTTCTGTCCGTCAGGAGAAAAGGCAACAATCTTCCCTATTGCGTTTCCCGGACCTTTTATTTTATGGGGTTCCCTTACAACATAACAGGGTAATCCTGTCTTGTCTTTGGGAAGTTCATATCCTACCTTTACATTTCTCGGACTTTCATCACCTCTTAGAAACAGTGACTTTGCCTGTTCATAAAAGTTGAATGTACCGTCCGTTGAATCATTGAATATCTTATACAGGAACGTATTTGTCTGATCGTCCTGTTGCGAATCCTTGCGTATTACACCAAGCAAGGCTTCCACCATTTTCTTTATGTGTACAATAGGAAGCATAACTATTCACCGTTTAAAATTCTGTCCAAAACAACATCCACAACCTTGTCAACCACAGAGGGTACATCCACCATATCAAGTGCCTTATCCATGAATTTTCTTGCAACAATTCCAGAATGAAACCATGATGCGTAACTGGAAGCATCACTTACCCTTCTGAATGTCATATATTTACTTCTATTTTCCGTTACAGTAGAAGAAGCCTTCACTCTGACAAGACCTTCATATTTGGGAGATTTATGAATATATTCGGGCACTTTCAATTGAGGGGTATTTATTTCCTTGCGTGAACCAAGTACGTTATATTTCCCCAATTGATTTCTTGTTAGCGGCCCGCCTTCTTTCTTTATCCTAGAATAGATGGATGATGGCATTATAGAATCGAATCCCCCCGATTCTGCAACCGCTTGTGAGGTTGCATGTCGGAAAGGGATATCGATGTACCATCCTGAACCAATCTTCTTACTCTTTACTTTCGGAGAATTTCTGAATCCGGGCTTCATGTCAAACGGAGATGCTCCATCCTCTATCATTAGAGGAAAATCGGCATACAGTCCAAAAACTATTTCATTGGGGGCAACCCTGTCCTGGACCATGGCCTTCTTGTATTCGGGCCGTGTTCCATGAAGTCCTTGATTCACTAGAGAAGTCCATCTTTCCCAATACAGACTACTTACAGTATCTATGATAGATGATTCTATTCTCGAAATTTCCGTATCGGAAAGCGAGAACTCACTTACAAGGTCTGTAAAGTCAATGTCTATCGGGATGTTTGTCATTTCTCTATCCTCCGTATTTCATATTCTCATTTGTCTGTACTCCTGTACCGTCAAAATTAGGCTTTTCTATGGCTATCAGGTGGGAGCGTCTGCCTATTGCCTGAATAGGAAGATATATCTTGTCTTTCCCTCCCTGTGCCGTTTCCCAATCAGACCGTATCTCATGCGGGATGTCTATTACATGAAACTCCGGCTCGTGCTTGTAATAGATACTCAATGTTTCTCCTGCCTGTATGTCCACGTTATCACCAAGCAATACGCAATACCCGTTCTTGTCACTGACTATGAAATTGTCAGAAGAAACCATTTTAAGCGGTTCTACGGAACTTACGTACTGATATATACCCAATATATCGACAGGATGATAAGTCGTGAATACGAACCTCTGTGAGCCTATTTCACGCACTGTAAGAACCTCACTGTAATAAGACCATTCATTGTGTATAGTAATGCGGTCATACCATGACAGGTTGTTTTTGTCAGAAGCTATCACGGTAATGGCTATCGTGCCCAAAAGTTCCTCTGACCATCTCATGTATCGGTTGGTAACATTTATTCCCGTAATAAGCGCACGGGTGGAAATGGCGTTCACGTAGAAATAGCCTGTTCCGAAACAGTTCTGACAATCAATGAGTGCATCCCCTCCCTTGCAGCACGGACAGCGTACCGCACGTTCGAGAGATACCTCATAACCGTTATCCCATACCGCCTGATCGAAAGCTGGTTTGATAAATTCAGGATTCGCCCATCCGGTATTGGGATTCGGTTTTTGTAATATGGATTTTGAATTATTCATCTTTAAATAGGCATGAATTTAATGGAATCATATACCATTTTCAATCTCTTCAATGATGATGTGATTTCATCACCATATTGTTTTATTCGTGCCGAATATGCACTGTAAGTAGCTGACGCTGTGGATTGTATGGATTGTGAAAGTCCGTCCACACTCAAACTCATTCCTGCAAGTCCGGCAATAGGGAATATGTTGTCACCTGCGATTGCAAGGAATTGTATTGCCGCCAGCTTACCTATAATCTGCATAAGGTCATAAGGTAAATGTTTGAGATCGAATCCCGTAATGTACTGTACATCCCAATAATCGGGTATCATGTCAAAACGCTGCATACCTATCTGTGATGTTATTCCCGTTAATATCACATCTGCATTTGCCTGTGTGGTGGATGCTCCCGTAGGAACGACACTCAACCGTCTTGCCCCTGGACCATCACTTTTCTTTGTATACGAAAGCCATGTTTTCGGGTAGATTATCTGCTCAATCTTGTTGAGTAATCCTATTAGGGATAATCCTACCGTATTGGGGTAGCTTAACGGAATTATCGGAAATGACTGCCAATAATCAAGCGCATAAAACACCTCCGATTCTGTTATCAATTGCTTGGCTATTTTCAGATTGAAATAATTCTCCATTTCCGTCTGTGCTGCCCGTATAAAAGCAAAGACAGCTTCATCTGATAATGTACTACCATCAGCTTTCTTCATGCTTACTCCATATAGGAACAAGTCGTATAGTTCAGAAACCGAATACACAATTCCCGTATTCTTTCCGTAATTAATAGACAGCACAAGTTTTCCCATTTTATTTCGTTGTTTTTGTTACAAGCAAGTCAATGATTTCATCCTTCTTCTTACCCTCAATATCGGACGGTCCGATACCTTCCGTTTCAAGAGCGACAGTTTTCAATTCATCAACTTTCATTGCCTTCAATTCCTTTCTTAATTCATCTTCCACACTGATTTCACCTCCTGTTGGAGTAGAGTTTTCATCCGCCTTTCCGTTGTCTGATTTTTCATCCTTGATTTCAGGCATTTTTGCTCCTTTTTGAAGTTCAGCACACAAATTTCTCCAATCCAGGGCTTCTTTTTTTGCCTTGCCGATTTCAATGCTCTGTGCTTCGATAATGTTTTTCAAACGGCTTACTTCCGCTTCCATCTCCTGTTTGTATCTCTTGATATCGTCAGTCAGTTCGATTTCAAGTTTGGTATTGGCAGCAGGCATCTTCCCTTCAAGGAACACGCCTGGGTATTTCGATGCTTGCATTGCTTCCCACGTTTCCTTTGACACTTCCGCCTTGCGACCTGTAAACTTCACAAGTTCATTACCAAACATGAATTTCTGATTAGAGTAAACCTTTGATTCAATTCTTACTTTTTCTTCCATAATCATTTATTTAAATTAAAAAGGGAAGGAGTTTGTAACCTCCCTCCCTTTTATTGAATTAAAAACCTATAATCGTTGAACTTATGCCAAACCTTCTTTACCGATATTAACGATACGAACAACTTTGGCAGGTTGGTATAATACAGGAGTACCGTAGTTCAAGATAGCAAATCTACGAGATGGAGATGTGATAGCGAAATCCATCTTCATAGTATCTGCGAACTGCAAGTATTCGTTGATTTCAGAGTTGTTGTAGTAAATCAATGCTGACTTGGTTCCGGCAATGATACGGTTACGGTCACGAACCTTGGTTGCGGCAGCACCGTCATATCCGGCAGCCAATTGAGATACTGAAACCTCAAAAATCGGGAAGTATTTGGTGTTGGCATCAATAACAGCGTTCTTTTCGGTACGATATACAACGAAACAAGTAGCTGCGTATGCACCGCCTACTCCGGCTGCGAACTGCAAATCAACTGATTGCTGTGCTGTAACTGCGATAGCTGCATCAGACATAGCAACAGGAGCAGATTCACCGTAACGGTTCTTAGCTGTAACGATGTAATGGTAGTTACCTGCATGGTTGGTGAAACGAGTTTTCGTATCATTATCCTGTGCAGTAGCGTCAGTAGTCTTAGTAGGAGCAACAGGGGCTTTTGCAGAAGTAGCACGATCGCCCAAACGTTTCGGCTTACGTTCATCGAAGAAACGGTCATTTTTAATATTCACACGACCGAACTGTGTAACAATGTCGTTTACGCTCTGACCCATTGTAGCACCCACAACAGAGTTAGGATAACCAACAAGAACACGTTTTGATTCGTGGAACTGTTTAACATAGTCGTTGAACACGATCGGATTAGAGATGATACGGTCAAATTCACCGTTATATACGTTAACGATTACATTGGCTGCATCCTCAACCAATTTGTCATTCAATACCGAACCGTCAGCATCAACAACAGCAGGGTCATTGAAATAAGCATCCAAAACGTTTTCAGAAGTCATACCTTCAATTGTACCACCTTCTTTTGTTACAACACCGATCATGTGTTGGCGGAAGATACCGTCAAACTGTTCGGGAACACAAGAAGAATCGGCATCAACCAATCTGCGGTCAAGCATTGTTTGCAACAACAAAGTCTTGTTTTCAACTTCACGAGCGTACATCTTTACGCCACCAGCCAATTTAACAAGCATTGCAGGATGAGTAACCTGACCTGTAACACCCATGAACTTAGCAACGATTGAACGTCTGATGTATTGAGAATCGGTTTCTTCGGGGGTTTCACCTTCTGCATTGAAGATACTTACTTCCTCACCATATTTTGACAATTGGTTGTATTCGTGAACGGTGTTGTCGATTTTGTCTTTCGGTATTTCGTTCAGATAAACCAACTGATCCAAACGGTTAGTCAACACTTTCAGGACTGCATCCAAAGATTCAACTTTCAGACCACCACCTGTGTTAACTTCGTTGTTGTACTGCATACCTGTTTTCAATCCGGCTTCCATAGCCTTCAAGATTTCGGCAGGGTTTTCGTTTCCTACTTGGAAACCGTCAAATGAACCACTATAATTGTATAAATCTTTCATATTCAATGTATTTGTATTTTGTATCTAACTGTTAGCTTGCGCCATTATTTGCACAAAACAAAACCTTTTGATTTAGCGTAGTTGTACAAGTTCTTTCCTACTGTGTTTGCATAGGAATCAAGCATGTATGTTTTGTAATCATCTTCGATTGACTTCTGAATGTTTTCATCAGCCTTTTCGTAAAGATTTTGCAACAGACTCTTGCAGAACTCACGCTGTCCTGTAACACTTACTTCCAACTTACCGTTTTTTTCATTCATTTCAGTGTCAATGGATTTTTCGATAGCAGACAAACCCATATCACCCTTAAACCCTGGAGCGGTGTTTTTTGCCATTGCATCAAATCTTTCATTGATTGACTTGTTCAGTTCAGCAAAACCTTCTTTCATGCCTGCAACGATAGAAGCAGAAAGGCTTTCTCTGAAAGATTTGAGAACATCAGCGTCAAGTCCTTTTTCAACCTTGCCTTCTGAATCCTTATCTTCCTTGTAGTCCTTTTCATCTTTCTTCACTTTCTTTTCAGCATCAACAGCAGCCTTTTCCTCCTTGTCGATCTTTTCTTCCTGCTTAGTTTCCGATTCGTTATCCCCGGCTTTTGCAGATTTTTCGATACGGATATTTCCGGCTTCGATTTGTTCAGCGATATATTCATCACTGAAAACAGCTTGAAGTGACTTGAACACTTCGTTGTCTTTGTATTCTTCTAAGTTTATCATACTTCGATTATGTTTATATATACAAACTAAATTATTCTGTTTTTCCGCTTACCATCTTCATGTAATCCATAAGAACGGATTTATTTACATCCCCATTTTTGACCGCACAAACAAGTCTGTCAAAATCATCCTTGGAAAACTCCTTCTTATTGACAATGGATAATTCAAGGCTCTTGTTTACAATAATAACATTTTTACCGCAATCCACTTTCAATAAAGGCAGATTATCCTCATAAACAAAGTCACCATTAGGAATATAAAAATCCTGTTTCTGCATACCCTTAACAATATCGGCATACGTATTACCGTTTACTGGATTCATTGTAAGAGCCACATTGGTAATCAGTGTTTTTGTTATGTGTTTAGGATTATCCTTATCTCTTTCCAACGCCTTTCCTTCAATGGAGAATCCTGGGGTACGCTTTGGTTCAGACTGTTCCATTTCAAGTGCTGTATCGTAGAATGCTCTTGCTTCGGAAGATTTGCTCCACAACTTACATTTCAAATAGAACTTATTTTTCTCAACCTTTGCTTCCAACGGAACTCCTATAAAGAAGCGACTTTTGTTTATTGGGGAACGTGTAGGAAGATGATCTAAATTAATCAATCCACGCTTCTTGAACACGTCAAGAACAAAGCCGTTCGGCTCCATAGAATCACCTTCAAAGTCCTCTGAATTGTCAGAAGCAAGACCTTCAAATATCATATTCTGATATCTGCGATCATCACCTCTTTCATAATCCAACGGATTGAATTTTGATTTATGAATGATGGCTTCCAGTGTGAAATTTAATCTGTTATCGTCAAACACGTCTTATTATATTTAATCTTAACTTACTAACACAAAGATGAATATTTTTCTTTGGTTAAACAAAAACTTCAATCAAAAAGTGTCATGGAGCACATTTACGCGCCATGGCACCCGTTGTTTTAATGTAATTGTAATCGGTATATAGACTGTTTTGTCTTGACAAGAAAATCATCAATCAATGACAGTTCACCAAAGTAATCTTCATCCCCGTCCAACGATTTACGGAATTTGGTTGTTCTCTCAAACAACAGTTTGATGAACTTCAACGGATCAGATTCTTCGATTTCTTCCGATTCAACCGTATTGGCATCAAATCGCCCGAACAATGCCTGTCCTGATTCGGCAAGAGTATCCTTAAAGTCATTCATCAAGTCACCCACTTCATCAAGATACACATGTTTAGAATTATCTTCTTCTGTCCAATGAAGATTGTCCTTACGGGTAATCATACCCTGTAAGAAATTGATATAGGAGAGAAAATCGGCTTTCTTTGTCTTTTCAGATTTCTCTATATCATCATTTTCCTTTTTGACATCGTTTTCAACGGACTTATTTATTTCTTCGTTCCTTCTCAAACCATTTACATAAATACAGTTATGATTAAACTTCCATTCCTGTTCACCGTTATCAGGAGTGATTACCTTGACTGAAAAATCAGCGCATCTCCCGGACACTTTCTGTATCATGCCCAACATGTCAAAGAACTTTTCCGCACTTTCGGAATTTACCCCCGAATAACTAAAAGAACCTTGTCCATATACATCTTCTATCGGCTTTTCATCAACCTCCACATATTTCTCCGAATACTGTCTTTTCTTGAATGAAATAGCCTTCTCCACCTTATCGTCACCGTTTTCAACACCTGACCCCTGTGGACCAACAACTTCTTCTTTAAGACTTTCAGGAGCGATTTCCCCAGCATCGGCAGTAGTCATGGCTTTTTCTTCAACACCTGTTTCGTTTTCCGACTTCTCAACCTTTCCTTCTTTCTTCTCTCCCCATGATTCAGGTAACTTGTCTGTAAGACCAAGTTCCTTTGCACGTTTTCTTATCCATGCCTTTACTTCTGATTTGGGCATGTCGGATGCTCCTACAAGACGTATGGCATCATGTAAATTCTGTTCGTTTCTGATAGGATATTTGCCGTTCGACATCGCTTCACCTTTCTTTGCAAGATCCTTTCTTTCTGAATGAGAAAAATGAGTTTTGTTCTGTGCTTTCAAAACTTCATCAGGATGCTCCTTACAATAGGTGTCAAATACTGACTTGCTGATATATCCTTCCGAATATGCTTTCAGTATCCTTGTGATACCGCATGAATCGTCAAGACCCATGATTCTTTTCAGATTCTCTTTCATATCAAAGATAAAGTTGTAATTATCAATTCTATCCAGTTTTATCCATGCAGAACCAACTTCTTCTTCGCTGTCAAGTAGGATGCTTGCACCTTCCTTTTCATCAAGAGTAACCATATAATAATGAATGTCCACATCGTTGTTTTTATAGGTGGCTACCTCACGTAAACGGTCTGCGGCTACCTCTATTCCCGTTTCCTCCCACAATTCTCTGCGTGCGGCTACTTTAAATTCTTCTCCTTCATCTACATGACCTCCGGGAATACACCAATCATCTGTTGCCTCTCCCATATCGGTACAACGGTTAAGGATAAGTATTTTTGTTCCATCGGGAGTGAACTTCTGAACAATAACATCCGCATATTTCACGGCACCCTTGCTTTTCAGAAAATCAAAGTACACAGATTTTGTTATCTGTTTCTTTTGATATAGGTATCTCATTTTTTCCGCCTTGTCAATCTCCTTGATTGCAATAGAAAGATCCTTGTCGGATGAAATGGATTTCATCACGCTCTCATTCTTTATAACAAGGCCACGTAAATCGGATACTTTTATCCCCTGTTCCTTGATAAAATCATCATATCGGTTCATTGCATCCTTCATATCTTCATCCATTTCACCTTTCTCCATGAACATGGACTTCAATGCGGACATTTCAGAGAAAGACTTGGCAAGTTCATTTCCCTTGTCTTTGTATTCATAAGACTTACGGACAGCACTTCTATATTTTCTAAGTTTATCCGAAGCAGTTTCTAACCCAAGTAAACTTCTTATATTCATAATCAAATTTTTAAATAATCTCATCGCATACTAAAATACCGTCAGCAAAATAACTATGCGCCCGATTTACTTCAAGAGAATAGCATATCTTATTGATAGTTTCCATCTTTTCAATATCCACTATCTTCTTTATCCCTTTCAAAGTTAATAAACTATCTCCCTTTTTCAAATCCTTGACATATCTCCATCCATCTTCCGACATAACAAGCTGCACTCCTTGAAAACGATAACCTACAATATCATCATCACATCTTATATTATAGGAAACATCATATTTGGTTGCCAATTCCTGAACAAGTTTCTTGGCTATATGATAGCTTTCCTTATAGGACATGACAGACATACCAACAACAATATCTTTGATGTATTTGTCACCCTCTATTGTCCTTATCGCTGTAAAACCCGAATTGAATCCCATAATCATTCCTCCCCTTTATATTCTGACTTGTTTCCTGTCAACATCCGTGCACTCTCCATATCCAATGCACGCAAGAAAGTATCTTCCATGACATAGGAGAATCCCGGCTCACATTCCACTTCATATATAGTAGATGTTACGGGAATACGGGTAACATTCATATTGTGCCGTCTGTAATAAATGATATTTGAACCGTATGACATGGAATTTTCCGGCCCGATATCAGGCAAGCAATAATTCCCTTCAAGAACTTCACTCACTTTCTTTGTTATGAACGGCATCCATACCACATCATTAGGATTGTCGGGTATTTCCTTGCACATGATAAGAGTATCAGGGTGCATCAAGGGGAAACACGTTTTCTTTCCGACATAGTTCTTAAATTCCAATCGAAGCAAATCCCCCTCATATTCGATAGGGGTAACGCTTACGATGGTTCCATCGCAAAACTTCATGGAATTTCGGTCAAACAGCAAAGTAACAGGAGAACCTTGCACTGTTCTAAATGTCTTGTCACCTGTCATAATTCGTTTGTTTTCCTGTAACTCATTAAGAACTTTTGGGCTTTTAATCCCAAGAACATTCTCGTAGACACACTTTATTCTTTGTCCTGAATCCAAAAACATAATTATAGGTTTTAATTGTTAAACATCAAATTCCTTAGTTCCAACCTTGATATGAATTTTGGATTTTCGTCTTACCTTTCTTTCATCTTCTTTCATAAGAGAAGTGACGAACATCCTTAATTTTTCATCCCATTCATCAAACATCGGGTTGTAGTATTGGAGCGAGCAACGACAGAAAGGGTGCGTAGCCTGGACAGTAGGAAGCCATTCTCTCTGCCTTCTCCCTACGTTGGTCCCATTGGCAAGCAATTCTTTCAGTTTGAAAATTTTGGGCCTTGAACCAAGTCCATTTGTAGTAAAGAAACGTATGCAATATGAGCACGCACCATTGAACACTGTCTTATATACAAGGGCATCCTCACCATGCAAGTCAAGAATACTAAGTGCAGTTCCTTCCTCAAAGATATTCTGCATCTCTGTTTCCATGATACGAAGCCAGTCCTTTTCCCATATCTGCGTTCTATGACCTATGTCACTTACAATCTGTTTTATAGTCTGTTTTTTATTGAATACAGCACCATTCATAACAGCTTCCTGAATCACCCTGCGTTCAGCTTCTGCCTGTGCATTGTCATATTGGGATGCAACCTCTCCAAGAATAGCTTCTGCCACATCCTTTTTCATCTTATCTCCAAGACCTTTGAGATAGGTATATGTTTTTGTAGCCGCCACACCAAGCCGCATTTGATCTGTAAGCGTCAATTGGGAAACCTGTTCGGATGATACGAATTTATAAAAGTCAGCATATCCTAATGATGCAGTCTGTCTTGGTTCAAGAACTCCGGCAAGTCTACCGAAAATCATGGCCTGCTGATATGGTGGGATTCGCTTCATCTCCTTTTCAAAATCAAAGTTGAACTCTTTAAGGAGTTTCTTGTCTGATTCCGAAATAAACTGTTTCCCCAACACTTTTACGATAAGACGAACAAGACGATAGTCTATTATTCTGAATATCCTCTTGATTACTCCGTCCTGTTCATAAAAAGGTGGATAAAACCTCAAATCCTTATCTATCCTGTTTTCTGCCATAATCTATCAGTTCTTCCGTTATCTGCTTTATCATGTTAGAAATTTCATCCTTATAGATGTCGTTGGCCTCACTCTCATATACATCCTGAACCTTTGGGAAAGGAGGTTGCTCCTTTGTCCGGGATTTATAGAATATCTTCCCATCAGGAGCAATCTTTTTAATGAATTGAAGTCCTTTTTGCATTATCATTCACCTCCAAACATCTTGTTGATAACTTCCGTGGCCCTGTCCATGATGGGATTGTCACCATACATGGATTTGTATTTTGCAAATGGATCTTCTTCCTCTGCTGCCACATTGGATGATGGTTGCTCTTCCTCATTCTCCACACCTTCCACTTCACCTCCGTTCATCTGACCTCCCATGGCGGCAGCGTTATCCTTGTTGATTTTATAATTCATCCATACGGAATTGAGGATTGTGTCCTTTTCAGGATTGAACGGTCTGCCTGAATATGCTTCAAAAGCATCCTCCAATGAGATCATTCCTGCTTCAAGTTTCTTCTTGTCGATTTCCACTTTCAATGCTTCATCTTCAAGATCAACGCCTGTAAAAGCAAACTCGAATGATTCATCAAGTTCCGATACAAGATATCTTGTTATGATTTCTTGTAGGAAGGATAACATGGGTTTAAGGCCTTTCTCACGTGAATGCTTTAATCTCTGTCGTTGGCCGTCCTGTCCGAACATCTGTGCGGATTCCTTGAACTGGAATCCTAGTTCTGAGGGGTCTATACGATAGACAGAACATATCAGCACAATAAGGAATTGGTTCCATAAATTGTACTCCATATCCTTGTTGTTTTTGGTCAAATCAATCCATTCAACCTGTGATTGTGCCAAAACAGGGATTCTTCCTGCGTTTTGAGGTCCTGCCATCATTTGATACCACATTTGCCTAAACTCGTTCAAAGTGGTTTGGGAAACATTTTCACCCTTGATATTCAACAGACCTTTGGGGAATACGCCATTCTTGAATGAATTACCATTGGATTGTAAGGACCATAAGAACCATGTCACAATCTCATTGAGTGTTTCAAGTTCCGAAACCCCGTATCCGTTACGGTAGACATCGGTTGACTTGTTACGCACCCCGAAACCGAGTTCCCACGGGTAATAGACGATTGATTCGCCTGTGACGGGATTTTTGAGAATCTGATTATCCCACACCATACAGTAGCGGGGCAAATATCCCTTAAACCGATATTTCTCGAACTCCTGCCTGTTCCGTGGGTCAACCGCACCAAGGAAACGTACAAGTGACGCGTCCACCGCCTTGAATCTGTCAAGTTCCCACATCCTGTTTCTTGTGGTTTCAAACGCAAGCTGGTCAAGTGTCAGCGAATCAAACGAAATCTTTCTTATGAAGTCGGGAAGGGTATCATAGTTATCCCATTTGTCGGTGTTACCACCTCGTTCCAGGAACTCCACGATTTTTTCTACCTTCTTCTTGTCTTTCGATGATAAAGACAAATCTCCCGGATCAAACAAACCTCTTTTCTTTCTGATGGTATAACCTTCCTTCTGCTCGTCATCGGAGAAGTGCAGGAAGTTCTGTATCTGCTCTATACGTGTGTTTACGATGGCCCTTACAAGATAAATTCCACCCATTCTACGTAACGTACTGAATGGAAGAATACCTCTTTGAGCAAGATAATCACGTCCACTATCGTTCCATACCTGCGGATCAAAGAAAACGGATTGAAGTTTTCCATTATCCGAAGTCTTTGAACCAAGATACAGATTTGCTTTCATCACATCTTCCACATCCCTAGACATCATAGAAGATTGTAATTTTGATTGCAAAAGCATGGGAACAGTCTTGCTTAATCTGTCCAGTTCATTGAAATCAAGGGAAGCCAAAGACTTCAACAAGTCAGGCTTCCCATTTTTATATGTATTTTTCCGTTTTCTACTCATTTCTGCAAAAATATTATGCCGAAGCTCCAGCAAGTTGATTAAGTGCCACAGTAGCTTCTTTTCCGCCCTCTGTTGCCGTTACCACCGCCGAACCTGTACGGACTGCGCCTGTATTTGCGGCTGCAACTACCGAATAATCCGTAGAGCCTTTAGTAAATCCCGTGCCGGAAACAACTGTCGTATAAGTTACAACAATAGGTGCACCTGAATCCTTTCCGTTCACTTTCTTCTGCTTATTTGAAGTAACGTCAAACACCTTGGTTTCTCCGGCTGCGGCAAATTGAAGTGAAGTGGGGTCAACTGTAAGTTCATATTCATAAGTTACAGTGGCTGCGGACTGGGTTAAAGTTATTTCGGCAGTCTTTCCACCTTCACTTGCAGTAATGGTAACTTTTCCTGTCCGCTGTGATTCGGTTGTATTTTCAGCCGCAACAACTGTTGTATCATTACTACCTTTCGTAAATCCTGCTCCTGAAACAGTAGTCGTGTAACCTACATTAACAGGAGAACCTGAATTTTTACCATTTACCTTCTTCTGCTTTTCGGAAACCACATTAAATGACTTGGATTCACCCTTTGCAACGAAAGCAATACTTGTGGGCGTAGGAAGCAAAGAATATTCGTATGTAATGACGGATGCTGCCTGTGTAAGGTCCACTGTCACACTCTTACCACCTTCATCCATAGTAATGGTTGCAGTTCCCTTTCTCTGCGTATTACCTGGATTTTCAGTCACCTTAATGTTGAATCCATCGGAAATGGCTTCATGGGAGAATCCTGCTCCGGCAAGTTCTATATCCGTACCTATCTTTGTAGGAGCCCCTGACGGTTTTCCATTTACCACAGTCTGTTTGGTTGAAGTAACGGTCACTTTCTTTGTTTCTCCCGTATTCACAAATAAAAGTGTCTTTGGATCTACCACCAAATTGTAAGTATAGGTTACAGTGGATGCAGCTTGCGTAAGGTCAATAGTAATCTTCTTATTGCTCTCATGCTGTGTTACGGTCAAAACCCCGTTTCTTATGGAATTGGTAGGATTTTCAGGAATTGTCACCGTTCCACCTTCACTTACTGCATAAGGAAGTTGTGTTTCAAAGTCAACTTCCAACGGTGTTTGTACACCTGTCGGCTTTCCGTTTACATAAAGTTGCTTATAGGAAGTAACAACAGCCTCTATGCTGTCACCTTCCTTGGGAAACGCCATTGTCTTATCTTGCGGAATAAGAAAATAACGCATCTCTTCAACTATATCAACAAGAATCTGTTCCTTTCCTCCCAACTCTTCTGGATAAGCTATAAGTTGCAGTGCATGGTTTGTGGCCCATTGTTTGAATACTCCGATATTATAGGTCAGTCCGGCACGTATCACAACACCCATACCCTCATAATATTCCCTGTCACCTATGACATTTTCAGTCACAAAAACATTCATTTGGCTGTCTATGCCATCAGTAATGACCGTTAAACGGTGACTTTCATCTCTATTTATAAACAACAGCCGTAACATAATTAATCTGCTTTAGCGGTGAACTCAAACTTCTGAATGCCGCCCTCTGCCATAATAACCACATTCAAATCCTCTTTGTCTACAAGACCCATATCTTCCATTGTCAGAACAACAGGAACACGACTAAGGATATTTGTCACAAGACCTTTGCGATCACCACGGATAACACCCCATCTTCCGGCAGATTCATTCAGTGTTACGGTATTAGGGAAATAAATTTCAACTTCTTTTTTGATAGGAAGCTGTGTTCTTACGGTGATAACACATTCATCATCCCCATTCCATTCCACATTTGCAGATACGATTTCATTCTGTCCTTGCGGATTCAGTTCAAGGATAAGAGCGTTGTTTTCCGCAAATGCAACAAGTTCCTGGTGCATTACAGGTTGACCGACAACCCAGTTGAATCCCAATGCCTGCATATTGTCGCTTCCTTCAATTTCATCCGCAGTGGCATCAACATTTCCACGGCTTACAATACCACGTATCTCGGTAATGAAAATGCGTTCCTGATCACAACTACCATCGGTAACAACAGTAACGTCAATCTTCTTATCTGTGTCAATAAATCTATATAATCTCATAATATCAAAGTTTTAATAATCTATCTTTGTTTCAAAAATACGCTTTTCATGCGACAAATCAAAACAGAGGTGACGGATTCACAGGAAGCATTACAACAGTCATTGTAGCAGACTTGTTATAGGGTTCCGGCAGAACTGCATTTATACCGAAGAATGCCTGTCTGCCTATCGGGTCATTGTCCATAAGACACATGACCGTCCTGTCGCTATCCTTCACCTTAAAAAACTGTTCATGCACATTCACAGAGTTCCCTGACCAACTGTATGAAGTGGCATACGGTATCTTTATAAGTTCCGATTTTCCGCCATCGGGAGTAAACAGAAGGTTGCATGTAATAAATAAGGGATGAATTTCTCCCTTGACTTTCAAATACAGTTTTTTCGGCTCTATGCTTACATCAAGGACAGAAGTTCCACGTGAAACTATTGTCTTTTCTTCCTTTCCATCAGCACAAACATTTCTTTCATCCTCTTCCGAATAGGATTCAAGAAGTTCCATCTCCATCAGCTTGGCAAGAAGTTCCATCTCTTCCATGCTCACACAGCTACCCTTTTTGGGCCACAACCCTTTTTCATTCACAAGAATGTCCGCACCATCCCCACTAGGGCTTTCTGTAATGTTGAAAACGGATTGCGTGCCCCATCCGTCAGTAGGAATGGTGACACGTATTCCGTTGTTGTCTGTAAATATCAGCGATTTCATATATAGGTTTTAATTTTTGGTTGTCAATTCATTATCCCACGTTTCCGGGCTTCCTTTTCAAGTTCAGAACGTCTTAATCCGGAAATATCCTTGTTTTTCAGGAACACCTTTATCTGTCCGTCACTCATGCGCTTTACGGCAGATATGATACGTTCCTTCAACGTTTTCTTCTGATCACGCCCAGCCGTGTTCAGTTTGGTCTTTTCAGGACGCTTCTTGTTCTCCGCAACAGGCTTCCACCCGCTTTCCGTTTTTTGATACACACGTCCGTCCGCATATCTCTTTTTGACACCTACGGCTTCGGCAACCGATTTTTCCAATGACTGTTTGTCGTTCACGGCAATTCCCACTATGCCACGGAAACGGTTTAAAGGAGTGTCCTTGTACATCTTCACTGTCATGGATTTATTTACTCCATCCACGGTAGTTTCAACAAATGTACGTTCCTCAACCTGTGTAGGACGGGTGTAATAGAACGATTTCGTAAGATCATCATTTACAACCGTCAATTGAGAAAGGGAATCGTACTCCACTTTCGCTGCCGATATTTCAGATAGGGTAAGGTTGCCTGCCGATTTCAATACTTCGGACAGCCATCCAAGAACCTTATCGGCTTCAAAAACCTCTATTTCAGAGGATTTAAGGAGTTCATTAAACTCCTGTCTTGTAATGCTAGTTTCCATAAATTATTGATTTTCAGATTGTTTTTTGTTTTCACATGGCCTTTTGGCAAATCCATTCTCATCGAAGTCACTCAAATACTTCCGAATCCATTTCGGAACAAGATTAGGATTTATCTTTGCCGCATTTTCCGCTATTGACATCGCTTCCCGAATGATAAGGGATGTGCATACCAATGTATAGAACCATCCGAACCCTTCAACCACCGAACCACGAACAGTAAATGATGATGCGATGTTCGCCATGATAAGCAATGAAAAATAAACCAATAGTTTCAATCCTATCATGGAGAACCCTTTAGAGGACAGATCTCTTTTTATGAAATGATATACCCACGAAAGAATAGTGTCTATTACAATCAGAGATACAAGAAACTTTAGATAGGCCCAATCATTAAAGAGAAATTCCTCAAAAAAATCCGCTATAAAGCTAAGCGGCAATCCCATGATAACCGGGTAATAGAAGGAAAAGACATATTTCCTAAACCGTTTTTTTACAAAATCCTGCATGTATTTTATATTTAATTATCTATCTTGTTCAAAGATAGATAAAAATCACCTCTTATCCATGTGATTGCACATACGCTTGTCTAACTAATTCCCGTGCTTCCTTTGGTGACAGGACCTTGTACACGGACCTGTTGTATGCTATACCCGTTTTCAGCTTCTCTATCACCCCAAGACGTTCCAGTTTTTTCACTTCTATGGCAACCCTGCTTCTTACAAGAGAAAATTCCCGTTGCAGTTCCGTATAGGAAACAGTCTTGCAAATGCCGTCCTTGCTGTTTTTCCATAAATGGACGAAAATGGAATAACCCCTGTTTCTGACATGAAACCATCGCCACCACTTTCTTTCCTCATCGGGGATAAGGTAGGAGTGAATATCATGGTGTCGGTCCATCAGTGTCGGATTCCCGAATATGTCATACGCGCCATTAACTGATTTTCGTGTCCTCATAGCTAGATAATGTTTCCATCCTCATTTACAGACAGGCCCGAATCATATTCAAAGCCATACAATTCCCGTTCAAGCGGTGGTGCACCGAAAACCCATTTCACGTCACCCCATCTTATCCTGTTTTCTTTCATGTAATCCTTCCATCCGGCTTCTCTTGCATCTTCCTGCACGTCAAAAACGGTTTTTCTGAATTTAAACTTTGACCTTTTCTTCTTTGCAAGAAGCATTTCAGGAATACGTTCACCAAGAAAATTCATCCGTCTTTTCAGTTCCTCAACGTTTTCAAATGCCAAACGTACATATTGACGCAAAGTCGTTCTCCAATTTATTTTCTTACGGTTTTTCTTTTCCTTTGCCTGCATCTGCTTTACTTTGGCATATCCCGAATAGGAGAGGAATTTTAATCTACGGACCTTTCTCTTTTTAAGTTTGTTTTGTCTGTTTTTGTACAGAGAATTATTCAAATCAATTTTTTTACATTCAGCAATTGTCTTGAATCCGTCCTGTGTCAGGAGTTCATCTATTCTTTCTCTCAACTCATCTTTGGTAGGAATACGCTTTTCCAAAAGAAAACCGTGCATTTTCACATCCCCATTCTTGTCAAACCAATAATCCATAACCTTTCCGCATTTCTTGGAAGGCTCTGTAACAATCTTATAACCCATTATCCTGGAAAGTTTGTCAAGCGAATATTTTACGGAATTACTGGTTATATTGGCAGCACCTATTGATTTGGCTATTTTTGAATAGGACATGAACACTGCCTTGTTATGCTTTGCAAAATTCATGCAGTAACTCCATATATTCCAGTCTTTCAGGGTTACATGAAGACTTTTGTCTGAAAGAAGATTGGTGTCAAGGATATATTGCGGACGTGGACTGTATATCAAATCCTCTTCCATGAAATCCAGGACATGAAGAATTTCCTTGTTGTTCTTGTTAAAGTAGATGTAATTGTCTGTGAGAAGTTGCTTGACCGCTTCGGTTGCGGTCTTGTCGGAAACATGAAGGTTTTCCTTTAGGTAATCAACTATATGTTGTTCTCCCGAAATGTATAAAACTCGATCTTTGTTTTTCTCCGCTTGCTTTACTAGCAAGTAGTGAACTTCTGTTTTTATGTATGTTATCAAATTGTTTGCCATATTTTTTATTTATTTTTTCATATCACAAAAATACAAATAAAACCATATACAACAAAAAAAGAGAGAACTCCTTCTCTCTTTTGGTAGAAAAAATTTTTTTAATATGGTAAACAATTTCTAATATCGTACAGACAATACAGAAATTCAATAAAAACAATCACTTGTTTTATCTATTGCAAAGATAATAAGTTTATTTCGTATTCCTACCATAACGCCAAAAATTAAAACACTTTTTAGCAAAACACCACTTAAATAGGAATATAACACAGCAAGTTATCGCACGCACGAAAATATCAGTTCACAATATTTATTTTTCAATAGGAGGGAATCAATCATTTATTCCTACTATCATCAAAACAACAAAGTCGCACGGGATGGCACATTCAAAACGAATGAAAATGAGTGTTGTGCCATCCCCTTCTTGTTTTACTCCACTTTTTTAAAAGTGGATAATTGTTCCTATTGAATATTTATATGAAATAGAACAATTACAGCTTATAGGATTTACTCCTATATTATGCTAACTTTTACAATTCTACGTTCTGGGGTATTGTAGGGCACATTTTCACGATTATTTTCCTATATTTGTACCAGATAGATTTCATTAAAATACATCCTATTATGAAAGTCATATTCAATTCAAAAATCGCAAAGGTCATTATTCCGTTCCACTCTGCGATACTCCTGTTCTTCTGGTTGCTGTGCAAAAAGAGTGCACAGCATTACAAGCAATCGTTCTTCGCACACGAGCATTGTCATTCCCTGCAATGGCAGGAATGTATGTACACAGGCTTCCTGATTTCATTCATAATGTTTATTCTCGGACTGGGATTCGATACCATGATATACGGTTGCGTAATATCCGTAGTGTTATCCTATATTCTATACGGGTTGAACTATATAGGAAACCTTGTTTATTTGCTCTGTAAGAAAGGATCAAGGGAGATACTGCATACTGCATACCGTATGCTGTCATTCGAGCGTGAAGCACGTTATTTTGAGTTTACGGACGGTTCATGGGAACCCGACAGGAACAACATCGCTCCTCATTTGAAAAGAAAACCTTTCGGATGGATAAAATTTATAGGGAGAAGTTTCAGAGATTGAAATTTAATCCCTATATTTGCTCCTGCACTTAAAAATTTGGGTTTTGTAACATAAGCATTTTAAACACTCTTCTTTCTGAAGAAGTTGAAGGCATTTGATACTCGGTGTGTTGTGAAACAGAACGTCAGCCATTTTTCAGTTAGTTAAACTTATTAGTTATTAGAGGATCTGGATTGATCGAGAATGGTAAGGGGCTTTCGGTAATTTCCCCCTTACCATTTCTTTTTCTCCTACATCCTGTAATCCGGCCCCTTCCCCCTTGGAAAGTATTTCATGTAAGGTTCTCCCCATACGAATATCGCCCTTTCCGTCTTGTTGAACCTTACAGGCTTTATCAGGGGTAATAGCCTGCTTCTTGCGACTTCTATCATGGCGCGTCTTTCATTGGTGTTCTCTATATTGGGGAATATGTCTATCAATACCGTATCGAAGAACCTCCCCTGTTGCGGCATGAGTTTCGTAAAGTCACCGAACAGGCTTCCCTTAATCATCCTTAAGGGTACGGCAGAATCCTCAAAATAGGGTTCCATGAGTTTGATAAGGTTACGTTCTTCCTCCAGGACGGTCACGGAAGCCACTTCCGGCTCCTTTAGGACACTTTCAAGTGCCATCCCTAACCCTAGCCCCACAATAAGTATGTTTCCCCTTGCAGCCTTCAAAAACGGCTCATATCCGTGTTCACGGAACAGGGAATCGTCCATGATGTACCTGCTTCCTCCCATAAGCCTGCAATATGTTCCCGGCTTCTTCTTGAAATCCTTGTGTGGTATATCAAGGTTGAACATGTTTATATCGGTTGACGGGAACACCCGGAAACATTCTATCGTGAAATTCTTGAAGTTGGAATAGGAGGTTTCCAGCTTCTGTCCGTACACAAGACGGAATTTGTCAGCCATCCTTCCCATAATCCTACTTCATTATATCCACGTTCATACCATATCCCACGTCAACGGACTTGTCAATGCCGTTGTTCTCTAATTCATGCCTGTTTTTCTTTTCCTTAATGGTAAGAGTGCCTTTTTCATCCGTTACGGTAATTTCGTCAAGTTCCCCATTCCGATTGAAATTTGCGGTCACTTTGTTTCTTTCCGTTATCTGCTTATTCATGTGCTTAAATTTTTGGTGAATACTGAATTTATATCATCGCAAAGGTAGACAATTTAAATTTTACTCCCACATTATTTAAATAAAATGTTATCTGTATGTTAATTTAATGTTAAAACATGAAATTATTTTTGGATAATTAAAGTAACCAATTAAATTTGCAACATGAAAGTTGAAATAAAATTTAAATAATAATGGAAACAAGAATAACAATAGCGCAAATGGATGAAGCGTTGGAGAAATTCAAGCAGAAGATATCATCCGATTTCATAGTAGGAGGAAGTCTTGCCCTCTATCATCACGGATTCGAGTGCACTCCCGGTGACATTGACATGGAGATTGAAATCGGAGAGGGTGACGGGAACATAATTGAAACGCTGTCCGTGCTCAATGAAACCTATTACGGCAACAATGATGCGAGCAGGTATCCTACAACGGAGCACCATTACAGATTCAGTTTCCACGGTGTCATATTTGACGTGTGGGCAGTAAACAGGTTCAGTTATAAAGGATACATGCTATCCATTGACGGAACACGTTATGCGGACGTGATGAGCGTCCTAAGGGCGAAACGCAAGATAGGAAGAACAAAGGACGTCAATTCCATTGCCGATTACGCATCACAGATATTATCCCTGTTAAAGGAGGACAAGCAATGAAACGTTTTCTGGCCACATTGTTCATATTGACGGTATCGTTCATACTGATGTCTATCCTGTTCATGCCGGAAGAAATTCCTGATGTTGATAAAAACATAAAAGAGAATTTTGACTATTCAAATGATAATTGTAACTTTGCCATCAAAACTTTAAACAATATTTTAAAATGAACAAGATAAAACAGCTATTGAGATGCCGGGGATTGAAGGCGAAGGATATGGCGGAAGCGTTGCAGCTTTCCGAAACAAGGATGAGCCAGATATCGAACGGTGCTTCCACAACGGAAGAAACGAAAAGACGGATATGTGAATGGATAGGGGAACCGTTATGGATAGTGTTCCCGGAAGATTACCCCGACATGGCGGGGATGGTGGAGAAGGGGAATTGTGACAAGGTATCCATCACAAGTACGGGCAACAACTCCTATTTCTTTACGGCTACGGCCAAGATAGACGGGAAGCCCGTATATCTGGAAGGTGTCGCCCATAAAGTTGAGAAGGCATGATTGACATACGTGAATTGAGAATCGGTCAGACGGTAAGGTTTGACCAGGGCTTCGGAACGATAGAGGGTCTTAGAAGCACACGGTACATGGAGTGGGATACGGGTGACAAGACAGGTACGGTGACCGTCAGGGACGTATCGGGAGTGTATTACCTGTGTGATCTGGAGGAAATATCCATCCCCTCACGGGAAGAGATAGACGGATTCCTCAAAGTGGTGGACGACATAAGGAACGGTTTTTACGAAAATGAATGACCGATATGGGAAACAGAAGAAGGATAAGACCGGGATATGTGAAAGTATGGGAGCAGAAAGCGAAAAAACGCGGAACTGCAACCCTTACAAGCGATAACAGTAAGGACAAACTATTAAAACTATTTGGTGCCTATGGGAAAGGAATAGAGAAATGAGAACGCGCGGTCCGATTCCGAATGAATCATTTTATAAACATAAAAACATAAAAAGTGATAATTATCAGGAACCGCAATATTTACGGAAACGGATTGTGTACGGGGTGTGGACCGTATGGGTGGCATCCCGTTTAAAACCTTAAAAACCGAATGATTATATGAGAACAATAAAGGAAACAACAAGGAAACTGCTTGAATTTTTCGAGATGGAAAAATTGACTGTAAAGGACATGCTAAGGGCATTGTACTTCTCCCTTTCACTCGTGAACATCGTCATAATGGGAGGAATAGGATCGTCATGGACACTCATGATCGCCCTTGCCGTATTCATACACGCCACATGGCAGTTCGTAAAGATAGGGAGGAACCTGCAAGATGAATGAGTTCGGAAAGATATGTACGGAGGTGAACACCCGTATAGTACAGGACACGGTGTGGTTCTCCTATTACAGGATAACGGACGATGATCCGTTCGGGATAGACAATTACGTCAACGAGTTTGTCGCACGCATAGGAAGGGAAAATGGAAGGAAGTTCAAGTTCCGCGTCCTCATGAACCGCAACACCCATGACGGGCTGAACGAAGCCTATTCAAGAAGGATACCCATGTTCAACCAGGGACAAGAGGAACCCGTAAGGAAGGTGGATATCAGGATAATCATGTCCATGACAGGTTCGGCAGTAACCGTAACGGAAAACATGGCACTCGAAGATAACATCATAAGAATAGAAGCAACCAAAATACAGAAGATATGAAAAAGCTGAAAACAGGAAAAGAAAGGATGTTCGCGATGGCAGACGCATTCACTGCATCCATCATGCTGGTATTGACCAAGGAATCACTCGTCTATATAGGGGATGAAAACCTGTACGTGTCGGAGGATGGAGAAGTGTCAAGACATGAGATAACGGGTGCCATGGCACTTGCAATGACAGAAGTGATGGACCAGATAGGGCTTGGCAACGGCAAGCGGCCCACAAAACTCAACGAACTCCTACACATCCTTACCGATACCGTCATAGACATGATATCCGACAGGTGCGTGGAGATGGCAAGACAGGAAATGGGCGCGCTACCCAATGACAGGGAGAAGGAAGAATCCACGGAGAACAATATCGAAATGCCCATGATATTCAACAACGACAACCAGAAACCCAACTGAAAATAAACACACAATGATAACGGTTATAATAAGAAACGACAGGTTCCGCATATTCATGACGGACAATATCAACGAACAGCCGATAGAGTTCGTATCGAACAGTAAATCAAAATATGTCATGGGATTCACCAACCATAACAAACGGGTGCGGATATGGAAGATGGGAAGAAACACACCCTACGATCAGATGGTGAATCAAATGACGGATGATAATGTCGTATTCGATGCACCCTACAACAATACCTGTATAATAGACAGGAGGGAATAAATTGCAAAAAACAGAAAGTGGTGAATGATTAGGAAAAGTGATATAGGAATAGGGAGGGGGCAACAGGATATGTTTTTTTGTCCATTAATGTTTTTACCAAAACCTATGCAAAAACAGGTAACGGTGTCCGTCACGGACGGTACGTTACCATTTCCCCAAACAGCAACAGGCAACTTGTAATAATTCTCCATAATAAATGATTCTTTTTATAGTTTAGATTTGGATGCAGGATATGTCGTGATGATATGATCCTGCATTGTTTTTGTATGTATAACCGAAATAATGCCATTTCGGTTATTTTTATGAAAAACACGTCCACGCTATCATGGGAACAATGATTGTGGCAAAAAGAATAGGGTGAGCATTACACCCACCCTATGATACGGAAATCGAAAATAATAGTACCAAAATAACTACTGAAAGAAAATATGACTACCGCAAATATAGGACATCCATCCCATATATGTAACACCCGTGGTGTATATCGCCCGTTTCATTTCCCGGAAAAATTTTGGAATAGGAATGGTAAGCCAAAAGGTTTCGGCAGGAAGGAAGAGAGGACATCACCCATGGGGGTAAAATGCGGTTTTTGTTTTTCCGAAAAATTTTAAGGTCCAAAAAGGTATTTCGGGGAATATAGGGAGAGAGGGTGTTTGTTGCTAAGCACGACACCCCAACTTCCTCGTTTCATAGTGTTTTGCTTCTCCAGGCATTACACCCGCATATACCCTATTTTAAGCCCTTACACATAATGATCACCCGTTTTCCCTACTGTTACCCATCCATTGTTACATTATTCCTGTAACATCATTAAAACGGCCCGTACCTATGTGTATCACCCTATCGGGAATGCGGTTTTTGGTGTCCTGTCGTAGGGTGTGCCTTTCCCGATTATCATATAGTAAATTATTATAACAGGGTCAAAAACAGGGGTGTTTTCATTAAGTTACTGATATTCAGATGATTAAGCCAAAAAATCGTTGCATCCGCCCTTATATGTAAATCGAAGCATTGATAGTAATAATATAGGACAAATCATTGTTTTGTGATGCGTGTGTACACGCGTGTGTGCTGCATATACGAATGTATTGCAGCACGAAAGAATGTATATGTATATTAGGTACAATGTACAAAAATCGAATACCAGTAACTAACTAGATTATATACATAATTAGGCGGTTTTACGCGTATATACAGACCATACCAGGAACGGCAATAACGTGGAATAATTGCCTGGTGATCGTGGAAAGGTGAGAATAGGAAAGGGGGTAATTAGATGTTTTGGTTGCTCTCAATGGCTTCCACGCTAGGCAAAAACCTATCAAAATCATTCAAAAACCTATCAAAATCATTCAAAAACCTATCAATTCCTATTTCAAAACCATTCAAAAAACCTATTTCAAATCATTCAAAACCGTATATCTACTACTACTATAAGCCCTATTAAATGTTGTTGGAACGTTATTCTATCATTTCCGGTTTTCCTGGTGATTTATTCTACTGATTGAATGTAATACAGTATATTATATTGTGTTTTCGCTATTATGCGGGTGAATTCCCTTGTGTTTCGTGTTAGGGTGGTATGTATGGGTGTATATAGGTGTGGTTTCCCTGTGATAATGATATATACATGCGTCTTTTGTATAGTGTGATGGTGGTATTGTATGAATGTCTTTTTTATTCCTATTTTTATTTTTGGTAAGATTTTTTGTTAAAAACCGAAATAGTGTTATTTCGGTAAATTCATTCAAAATGTGCTCCACACGGTATTATAGACGTGATTTTTGCACAAAAATAACAGATACAAGGTGTTTATGTTTGTCTATTCCTTGTACCTGTTTTCAGATAGTTTTTATAAATCATTGTTACGGCTTTTATTGGGGGGGGTAATTAAAAGCCGTATTATAATTATATTGTTTTTTTTGATTGATTAATAGGTGAGTTCCGCCAATACACCAACATTATATACGGGTAACTGTTTTGCGTACCTGGTACGACCGTCTAGGGGTGTTTCCGTGATGGTTAGCTCTAGTAATTCGTGTATCGGTGTATTCTAGATAGATTTTTCTAGGGCTTCTATTTCCTTGTACTTTTCCGATCCTATTTGTATTCCGTTCGGACCGTGATAAAATTGTTTAAAAAACGGGTGATTCCTGTGCATGCATATAAAATGGTAGCTTATATGCTTATATGCTATATCCTTGACTGTTTTTGAAGCCGATTTACAAATATATTGGCTACCTGTTTTGCTGTTTTTTACTGTTACTAGTATCATAATGTTTTTTGTTTTAATATTAAACTATTTCGATATGTTTTTATTTTTGCGTCAATATATCTATTACCCTATCAATTTCCCGTTTTGCTTCTTTAATGGTCTTATGTGCATACTTTATATTTTTTGGAAATGTAGGGATATTAGGAAAAATTAATTAGATACATTTTCGTTTTATAACCGCAAAAGCAATAATGTATTATATATCCTTTATAAATCATATCTTTTTGTTTTTATGGGTAATATATCGGTATTGATTGATATCTTTCAATAGAGGGCTTTATTTTGCCCTCTATTGGTGTTTCTGAATGGAGTATTGCACACATTCAAGTATATATTTAGCATGCTCCCGGGCGGCTTCCTGTTTTTCCTGTCTAGTGGGTGTTATCCCGTCGTACTTGTATAACAGTTTGGCGGCCTCTCTGATTATAGTTTTCATTGTGCTGCAATTGGCAAGGTATTCCACTTGTGGTTGTATGCCCTTGTTTATTTTTTTGATTATACAGTTTTGCAGCCGTGATGTAATATCGTATATTTCCCGCGTATTGCGAATATACATTGCAAATAAATTGGGTATGTCGTTTCTTCTTTCCATAATGTTACGTTTTTAATTGTTATTGTTTTGTTTCTGTTTTTCGATATAGTCGGTTATCTGTATGGATAGGTACAAGCAACCTAATAATATTAATGTTTCAATCATAGCATGTATTTTTTTAATTGTTCGTTAATCGTTTTTTCAATCACATTGCAAAGGTAAGGATAAAAACCGAAATAACAACTATTTCGGGAAATTATTTTTGTTAATAAATGTTTAATGATAGGTAAAACGTTGAAATTGAGTGAGTTATGAACTATCAAAAAACATTATTCAAAACGTATATACGCTCGTTTTTATGTAAATAATATAGGTAGTGATTATATTCCCATGTGCATTTAATTCGCCTTATGTTGATGCTCTTATGATACTTATATCTAATATATCGCTCGTGCTGCATTATACACTGATTGACGGATGCAACGTATATTATTGGTATTCCGTGTTTTTTGCAATGATTAAGCATAAGATTGATTTCTCGAGCGATTATTATATACGGTGTAATGGTACGGGCATCTACTATATAGTAGGTATGCCCGTCTATATTGGTAGTCTGTATCATTGCTCTAGATACCCGTTTTTTTGCAAATACTCGTTTAGATCGGTTTCCGAATAATCTAAAAAATTAGGCTCTATATGACTATTTTCTGCCAGCCATTCGCAAACAATATCGTACAACTCATTGTCTAGCCCGTTATCGTTAATATATTGTTGCACCGTATCTGCAATTATATTATACTTCGTTTCGGTGTAATATTGCCCTAAATAATCAAAGTCTAGTATATTACCCGTTATAATTAACTCGTACAATTCTTTTGCAGGTTCTCCAAAAACAAAAGCGTTTTCACCGTTCCAGGACGTTTTTTTATGTACTATATTTTCCGGGTAATATTCTTTGAAATAAGATATTATAACCTTGTCTAAAAATGATCCGCCATAATCGGTGTACGCGAAATTAAGGTATATATCACTATGTTTGTCTTTTGCTTCCTGTAATAAACTTTCAGAAGCCACGTATGTTTGTTTGCTTGAAAAATCTACTAGGTTGTTATTGTTCGTTCTCATATCTTTAATTATTTTAAATTGTTACTTTTGATTTTTCCAAATTGCATAATCTGTATGACTTTCAAAACACATATAACCGCCAAAAACCTTGGCAACACGTGCGGGGGTAAACGGGCAAATTTTAATTGCCCGGTACCGTGTTTCAACTTGTGCAAAATACGTTCTCATAATTACTTTAATTTAAAGGTTATATTTTTAGGAAGTTTTGTTTTGTCAACTGTATTCACAAATTCGTCAAACTGATTTTTCGTTACTTTTGCTTCACAATCATTCCAATTAAATACAAGTTCATTGCTGTGGTCGTAGTATATCACATTTTTAAGGGGAATTCCGGCGTCAAGAATGGCTAATCTAATTAGCTTTCTATTTTCCGCTTTTTGTATTTCTTTTTCGCAATCTGCAATTATTTCATTGCGTTTCTTTTCGTATTCTTCACGTTTTTTCTGGTCTTTCCGTGCCTGTATGGCTTCACTAGTATAATACCCGCCTTTGATTCTATTTTCGATTAGTGTACGTTCTTCATCCGTCAATTTTAACATAAAATGCTCATTTTCAGGTTTATACGGGTTTTTCCATGTGTTACCCGTTAATTTTTCCAATTGTTTTATAGCTTTTAAACTTTCTTGTTTCCAGCGGTCTACGATCCCTAGAGTATATAATAGGTATGTAAAGTACCCCTTATCCTCTGCACTATCACGTAGTATATTGTATTCTATTTCTGTGATACGTAGATAGTCCATTGCCTTTCCCTTGTCGCTGTTTTTAAGGTGGTAAAAGCCATTTTCAACGGGATATATTGGCTGTCCGTAATAGTTGCACAAACATAGGTCAATAAATGTTTTAAACTCTGGGAAATACTTCAAAATTTCATCATGACAGCAACCACTAGCATACCAAACAAAACGCCCGTTCCTACGTTTTTCGTATATATCGGCTGTGATGCTCCAATCACATATACCGTTCTTGCCATAATCGTCTAAACTTATACGCACATTCATTTTGTAGGTTATTCCGTTCTCTACATAAAATTTTGTTACATTGTAAGATAAATTCTTTGTTTCCATAATTATAAGTATTTTTAATTGTTCGTTAATCGTTTTTTTCAATCACATTGCAAAGGTAAGGATAAAAACCGAAATAACAACTATTTCGGGAAATTATTTTTGTTAATAAATGTTTAATGATAGGTAAAACGTTGAAATTGAGTGAGTTATTTACGTTTAATTTTTTGCGTCCAAATACGTTTTCTTCCTCCTAATGTGGCAGTTTTCACCCAAATATTATATAATTTACATTTAGGGTATAATTTACTGTCATTAAGTAACATTAAGTCGTTATTGCTTAATTCTTTCCACCCCCTAGATATAGGGGTATAACCTGTTAACTTAATACTTTCGGGGGCATTCTCTGATATGGTAAGCGTTTCAACTTCTATTGGGAAATTGTAATCTTTCATTCTGTTTAATGTATTGGAGCGTTTAATCGCTCGTCTTAATATTACATTGATATTTTTTGCTTTCATTATTGTATGATTTTTTAAATGTTATTTAAATATGATTTTGGAAGTAATGGAAAAACATTCAAAACTTCTTTAAAACTTATTTCTCCAAATTTTTCAATATATACGGAAAAATAACGTTCTTTCCGCCCACAAATATTTATGCAACTAGGTACGTTTTTTCGTTTTAACGTATTATAGTCATTTGCGTGCTTTCTTACAAACTTAATCAAGTCGGGCGTGTCTCTGTATAGTTTGATTATGTTTTGTGTCCTGGTGCCGTTATGATACGCTTTTTTAACCTGTTTTTCGGGTAACTTGTGCCCGTCATAGCTTTTCCAAAATTTGATATTTTCCTTAATAATATTCAATGTATCGATACTTCTACTAGCTTTAAACGTTCCTATCTTAATACTTTCGTTTTCAAGGATAGGATATAATTCTTTTTCTACATTCTGTTTTTTCATAATGCTAAATATTTTCAGTGTAAACATAATTTCCTGTATTCACTTCTACAACTGACACGGTACCGCCTTTGTAGTCGCCAAAATAGGTTGTATCGTCGTTCCTGTTTGCTTCAATCCATTGCATACAATATTCGTAAGTACCGTTTATGCGCTTGCAATTGCTTGCCGTGTCATCATTAAAAACCACGTCGTAAACTTGTTCGCAATTGGTTTCGGTTTTTTGTTTACAATCATCTATCACTACCACGGCTTTCTGTGATATTCTCTTTGTTTCCATAATTGTAAGTGTTTTTAAATTGTTAATTTTCAATTGTCCATTGTATAGCATGTTGTGCGGCCTGTAAAGTAGGATATAATACACTCGTATTCTGGTGTTTTCAACATACAAAAACCGTACTTTTTAAAACTTTCCTTAACGGGCTTTTCTAAAAATTTGGGCAAATTTTCCTTATTTGCTTCGTAGCTTGTAATTTGTCCACCAATCGTTTCTACTGTATAAACTATCATATTATTTTCCATTTTAAATTGTTCGTTAATCGTTTTTTTTCTCTCTTAATCACATTGCAAAGGTAAGGATAAAAACCGAAATAACAATTATTTCGGGAAATTATTTTTGTTAATAAATGTTTAATGATAGGTAAAACGTTGAAATTGAGTGAGTTATGAACTATCAAAAATTTCGGTTTTTGATACGGTATATATTGTGTACATGTATATTACACCTTATTATATATATAGGGCGTTTGTGATAGAGGTCCTAGTCCTGGTCCTAGACGATTGATAGTAAAAAAGTCGGACACATGAGGTGCCCGACTGGTGCACCCCCAGGGGGGGGCACGAGAGGGTGTTGCACAAATTTTCGATAGGAGAGGGGAATCTGCTATTCCTGGCCTCCCGTTTGGTTCAACCCCGCCTCCGCCATAATGATTTCCTTGACTTCGGTTTTCTTGATTGCCTTACAGGTGCACTCCTTCCCTACCCCGATAATCTCCTTGGCAGATTCAATCGCCTTTTCGGATGCAAGAGATGAATCGGAAGCGAAGCACAGGACCTTGTGTGTCCGCGATTTCATTTTGCCCTTCACCTCTTCCATATATTCACAGGTGCACAGGTACCATGCCCCGTCAGCTTCTCCCCCACCCTTTTCGGATTTGGGAAGATATGTGTTTATTTTCATCTCACGTATCGGGAACACCCAGAACTCACCTGTATCACTTGACACATCTTCTTCTTTCTCTATCACGGAAGTATGTTTCATCGCAAGCGTTTCAGCTTCCGTATAGTTTGCAGGGTCCATTACAAGGACGGTCTTTGATGTCTTTACCGATTCACCATCCACATTGTTCACGTAATAGTTGATTTTACATTCTAAATTCATTTTCCTCAAATTTTTATGGTTAATAATTTATTTCACTTCCTCAAATACTTTATCAGTATATTTTGTTTCACTTCCTCAAATACTTTATCAGTATATTTTGTTTCACTTCCTCATTCATCATTCACATCATCATCTTTTCCCCAACTTCCTCATCAACTTCCTCAAAAATATTTTTGTCACTTCCTCAAACACTTCCTCAACCGTTTCCTCATTACTTCCTCAATAGGAACGGAAACACTTCCTTAATGTCACGGGAGATAAACATCAAGGTCATTTATGCCCGTTTTCCTCATCACCCTAGTAAGACCCTGCCACGATATAAAAAGTGCCGTATCAAACAGGAAATTGGGCATTTTCATCCACAAAGATTTCGTGGTTATTTCCTCAATGTCCACCCTCATTCCATAAAACAGACCGATAGGACGTATCAGAACGCTTTCCTTGCTTGTAAAAACCTCACTTATCTTTCCTAGTGCCACGGAAGATATGTTCTTTCCCGGTATCAGGACAATAATGTCCTCACGTGGCATTTCAAGCATTTCCTCTATCTTTTCCGTTTCATCCTCAAAGAAGATATTGTTGTCACGACAAAGTTCAAGAGTGTACAGGACACTGTTGTTCTTCATGTGATCTATGAAAGCGTTACCCTTTTTATAGGAAAAATTCTTGTATATCATGGCCGTTATTCACTAAATATAATTTCTGCCGGGCGAATCCACAGTTTGTATGTGGGATATTTCTTTTCCACATCATCTTCATTGTACACCTTTACGAACTTCACATCATCCTTAAGATGCTCGTATTTGTCCATCATGGTATCGAAATTCTTCTCAAATTCTTCCGGTGTGGAAGCCATATCCCCGAATGTTATCAATGCAGGCAAAACCTCATTAAACATTTCCAGTCCGTTTGCTCCTGTTGTTCTCATTATGTTATCAAAATTTTAAATTAAACGATAAATCCGTGAATATGACAGGACAAATGAATCCCCGTCCAAAAATATAATTAAAAGTATAACGGGTTAATATTGTAAATAATAACAGGGTATCCGATTCCCATATCATATATCACGGATTCAAAGATAAATGTTTTGGTTTATGTCCGAACGATTCTATAACCTTTTTCGGACAGGAATTTTTTGATTACTAGCGTGTTCACCACCTCCTTTCCATTATGATTGAAACTTCCGGGCAACGAATTTCTTATAGACCATAACCTGAAAATTTTTGTGTGTATGAACCCTCCTATAAAATCATCAAGTTCATACACAGACTTGAAACACTTTTCATTGCCCTGCGGATTAATCAGTTTATACATATATCTCTAGTTTATAGATTTTTGAAATAAAAACCCATTCCATTTGCCGAATAAGCCTTCGTAACGCTGTCAAAAATACGCTTGTCTATATTCCCATCCATTGCATCATACCATTGGAAACAACAGTCATTATCGGTAATAGGGTATATTTTCGGTCCTTTTGCAGTGTCTATGTCATTAGGATTGTCATATCTCATAAAATCAAATATGGTACTTTTTATTGCGAAACGGAACATGGATTTATTCGGTGATTCAATAAACGAAATTCCTTCACGTTCACATACATATCTTATGACTGCTCTTATATTTTCAACCCATGATATAGGTTTGTCGGTGGCAATCCATATAGGATTATCCTGCTTTTTAAAGTTGTACAGGTCAAGTTCCGCAATGCCTATCAACTGGAAGGCAAACAGGGTGGAATATCCGGCTCTTCTTCCAAAATACACCGCATCATCATTTTCCCCGTCAAGACCGTTAAGGAAAATGCTGTGAAGTCTGTCTATGTCAAATTTCCCATTTGTAATATTATAACTTCTCATAATAGGGTAATTCTACGATTGTTTAAATTTGATTTTAATTTTGTGGTGCAAATATAGATATTATTTAAATTTTCACCAAATAAAATAGCAAATAATTTAAATAAAATGGAGCACTCCATTACGAAGCACCCCATTTCAACTAAAAAACAAAAATAAGATATGGTAAAGTTATTTGATGGAGATATAGATATCGTCTTTTGTAGCAAGCAATCTTTTCATAAGGTTATGGAATGTTGCCGTACTGTTCATTACCCTTCCTACAATAGAGTTTACTCCCACAAGCACGCAGCCGGAACTATCCTGTGCCGTATTTCCGACATGTATAAGAACACCCTCAAAGCCTGGTACGCCAATCAATCGTGGCAGTTTACCATCGTATGGTTTTGCCCATGATCTTTCCTTAAAACGCAAGGAAACGGTGTCCATGTCCACCTTATATCTTCCAGTAGGGATTGCAGTTTGTCCGTACACCTTTATTTCCTTGATTTTATGTTCGGGCATGTCTTGTGAAAGCCCTCTATCCTTATCCTCTATCGTATCGCAAAAGTCCTCCCCGTCAATGGAGAGTTTTCCTATTGTATAGGTTTCCTTTCTTGCTATTCGTCTAAGTTCAAGTTCCATACTTCACTGTTTAAAATTTCACTTAACTCATTGCTGTCGTAAAGATAGGAAGGAATCTCTTCATCTCCCAATACAGGTGCGACAAAATCTTCGTGCAACAGGATCATTGTTCCGTCAATACTTCTTCTTGCGTGGATGGGCGGAACAATCCCATGTTCCATACACCATTCTATTGTTACTATAATGTATCTCATTTTGTTATCAAATTTTCAAGTACATAATTAATTAGTTCCTGTTCGGTGAATCCGTCATTCTGTTTGGTGGGGACGGAATCGAATCCTATGGAGTTGTAGAAAGCTGAACTAATCCATCCGCTATCATGGTCAGTATTGCTAAAGAATACAGGAGTTTTAGTTTTATCACCTGTCACATCATTGTTTACTATGGTGATTATTTGCTTTTTGTTTAACAAAGCGGAAACTATTGTAGATTCATTCAGTGTTCCATCAATATAGGTCTTGCCGTTTGAGTTCCTACTATTATAAGCAATACTACCTTTGTCATTGAATACGGCAAACAGCCAAGGTTCAGTAGTATTCAGTCTTTGGTCATAGATAGACTTTCCATCAACAAACGGATTAATAGTAGTAAACAACACCTTAACGCCATGCTGTAAGTTCTGTATTTGCCCATAATCATCTACCCCATCAGTTACTAGGGCGTTGGGATATCTAGGTATAAACTCTATTGTTACGTCCATATCTCCTATATCCCCTGTAACTCCTATGGCGTTATACAATGAAGTGGTTCCTTCGGGATAGGTTAATGTCACCTCATGTTCCCCGTTGTCAAAGGTATAAAATCCGCCATTTCTGTTTACCAAACTAACTTGTCTGCCATCAGAAAGACCTGTAACCTTAAACTTATGCGTTGGGTTAGAGTTTGACGGAACTATATTTACCATGTTATCTGTGGTGGATAGTTTCTTAGTAATATGTATAACCCTGTTATCCGTAACAGTAACATTTGCTCTATCGGGTAGAATATTGGTACTAGAAATATCGTACCCACCCACACCGCTCATTGCCGCGAACAGGAAATTGTTAAGTTTCAGCGGTCTGTTGTTTCCACTGAAATCCTGCAAGTATGGATTGGCTTTTAGTATCTCGTTTGTGGGAACGGATTGTCCTGACGGTAGCTGGGTAATGGTGATATTACAAGCACCTGCAATATTCCCGTTTCTGAATGACAAATTACCTTTTACGGTTTCCAATGGCGGAATATCATAGGTTCCGTCTGATGTAATCTCGATTAATTTCACATCAGCACTATATCCCCAGTATAATTCCTGCCCCTCCAAAAGACCCTCAACAGTTACTTTCATTCCCGGAAAATTCTTTGTTTGGTCAGGAATGTAGCATTTTACTGTATCGTTCAGTGTAGCAAATCTAGTTATAACAAATGAGGTGCTTGTTATAACTATATCAGCATTTACAGAGGGATGCGATCTCCAGTCATTAAAGTTTTGGCTGTATGTATCCACAGGCTTTGACATATCATACCAGAACACCATGTGTTCTTTCACCCATTTCGCATAATCAGGCGGAAGCGGTCCACCGCTTCCTGCCCTTCGTCTGAAAATAGTTCCGATTCCAATCATAGAATACGCTCCCGGAATGATATAAAACGATTTCTTTCTTGCTGCCATCTCATCTTATACCCCCCCCTATTTAATAACCGATATTGAATTGGGCAGTCGTTCCGTCCTTGAAAACCTTGTCAACGAGATAGGGGATCGGATATCCCATGGAAGCGTTCACTTCTGCTTCCGATATGGTGTAGGTGTCCTCCAAAGCGGATTCACCGACAAAATGAACTTTGATTGTTCCTGCTGTAAGGGGTATGATCAGGAATGTACCCCCCCTATTGAAAAGTCCTCCTGCAATGTTCCTATTGCCTTTGCACGGGCTATACTTACAATACTCGTATGCCCCTTATCGTTAGATAATGCAACTCTATTTGGATACATAATTTATTGATTTTTTAAATTCTATCTGCATCAAAAATAGGAAAATCCTGTCAATTTCACAACTGGCAGGATTCAGAATGAATGGAAAATCAATTTATGAACACACAATCAGTCCTCAATAGAGGATTGCCGTTCTTTTAGTGCCTTTATTCTTTCGAGAAGTTTCTCCCTGTTTCTTTCAGCCGCAGACTGTTCCTCAAAATCGGTATATTCGTATTCGGGCTTACTTTTCATTTCAGACAGGAACGCCTTGTTTTTCTCCCTCAAATCATCCCAATTTGCAGACTTGATAAGTTCCCCAGGCAATACCACATCATTTGAATCAAGGATATTGCTTCCAAATCCGTTGAAGTCCTTGTAATAGGAGGAAGAAAGCTGTGACATCAGTATCACAGGGTTCATCCCCTGTTTTGCGGCCACCATACCCACGACAAGGGAATTAATAGGGATATCACGCATGATACGGGATATATTTTCCTTACCATGAAGCGTGGCATTGATGTCGATACGTCCGTCAACGGTAAGTTTGAGTTCATTTCCTTTCACTTCCTTGCGTGCTTGTTCAAGGATGGCCCGAATCTCCCTTGACATTGCCACGGCATCCTTATCCTTGTTCAACTCAATGAAGTTATCGTACTTTATCTTGAAATCGGTAAGCATGTCATTAAGCATTTCAAGTCTGCCAGCTTCGGTAGCAACCTTGTAATTCTTGGATTCAATAGTGTATTTGGTTCTACGTTGCTCTATAAGGTGCCTGTTCTTGTTATAGAATGTTTTCAGTTCACCTTCCGACATGATATATCCATGACGTTTACGGCATACCTTCTGTACGTCCGTAATGGAATTGTAAGAGCCGAACAGGTCCAGGAGCAATGGGGCAAGAGAGGAATCCTTTGCCCCCTTCTTGCTGTTGCTTAAGTCGAAAGCGGCACAATATGTTTTATATGCTTCGTTGCATCGTATCGTAAGGGGCGTAATAATTTCCTTCTTTATCTCCAGCGCATCATCTATATCCTCCTTGGAACAACCCTTGTTGGCAAGAAGTCCTTTCACGTTGGGGGATTTCAAGTCCACACGGACATTTGTCCCTTGATCATTCGTACAGATGAAATACCTGTCAGGACAGTTGTCAAGATTCTGTCTTGCCATTTCATAATCCAGGTATTTCATTTGCAGATAGGGTTCTGCAAGCTGCACAAAATCGGGTGCATCCCTTAGCAAATCCTTACGCTCCTTATCAGTCATAATTACATTCCTTTCTTGGCTTCTTCCACAAGTTCGCGTACTTCCGTATTGAATATGTCACCATATACCTTTGCAAGATGTGTGGCGGTTTTCATACATTTTTCAGCAATACTTGTCGTTGTATCTCCCGACTTGTCGTTCTTCTCCGCTTCCTCTATTTCGTCAAGATGCTTGGATACTAGCATTGAATAGAGAGGGAAAAGTTTTTGATCGTGCATCAACACCTGCTGGTTTACTGCCGCCAGCTTGATGCCGCTTCCCAGTCCGTCACGGAATCCGGCTTCCGCATCGAATGATACAGTGCCACCTTTGGACTGTTTCCATTTCTGAATGATTTCGTTAAAGAACTTTTCTTCGGGATTCTGTTGCTGTTGCTGACCGCCATTCTGCTGCATGGCTGCCTGTGGATTAAATTCCTGTTGCATGTTGTTCAAATTTTTATTGGTTAATAATTCGTTGCGTTATATTGTCACAAAGGTAGCTTTTCCATTTCATATATACAACAATGGGAGATTGAAAACCAATCCCCCATCATCGTCTATAAAACGGAGGACTTTCACCTCACGTCACCCTTCAATGACGGCATTGTGATTAAACTAGAATTTATGTTGATGTTAAGATAAAGATTATCAAAGTAAAAGAAGTACATGTTTCACAACATCCCTTCTATTGAACGTAACATTACTAAAACATTCGATTTGCAAATGTTTATGTTCGTTTCTATATGTCACATACCATAAACGAACGCACTAAACGAACAATTATTATTAAACTCATTTATGAAATAACAATAAACAAATTTGAAATGTATATTATTCCTCTCTTGGAACGCTGCAAAGATAGGGAGTTATTTTAAATCCACAAAGAAAAACTACGAAAATTTTTATAAAAAGTTTTTTAGTATTATACAAATAGATGGACCACAAGCATTTACCTGTGATCCATCATCCGACTTTTATTATAATCAGCTGCTGTTCCTACATTAAGGACAACCGTTAACTAACTCTCTGTCCGAATGCTTCTACCCATTCGGACAGTGCAAATATATGGATTGTGTTTGGATTATACAAATATTGAAATACAAATTCCATCCTCATTTCCTACAAGAATAGAGTGATCGTCAAGTTCCTTGGCTGCAAAGTCATACATTTGCATATCTGAATGATGGGTTATTGATTTCACTCTCAAATGATTGCTTTCCCCATCGCCTGGAATACCCCACGTTTCAATACATTCCCCCTCACAAACAAAGGCAGGGCAGTAGGTGTCCATGTGTTCCAGCCGTAACGGCTGATCTTCCGTACAGATAAAATGGAATCCATTGTCAAATTCCATATCAATGATTTCAGAACCCGCATAAGTAGGGAAAGCCGAACCCTCTATTGTGACAAGTTCACCGTTTCTGTCAAGTGCATATACCTGTACATAGTCCTTTGTGTCAAGTTCCTCTACGGGAACCATTTTCATATTACCGTCTATTAATGTAGCGATAAGTGTACCTTTGGCAAAACATTGTTTATTCATAACCTCTTTTTATTTACTTGGAAAAATCAGACAAATAGGAAGGGAATCCATGCTACCCTGCACTTTCAATGCAAGATGCGTAAGGGGATTATGTGGTGCCTTTCTCCTTACTTCTTTCATGATGGATGCAAACTTATCCTTGTCCATCATCAGTTTCATGGGCTGTGGAACGTATTCACTGTTTTCTTCCATTTTCATTCTTTCCGCTTGAAGATGGAGCGACAGTATTTCCCCGTCCGGCATTATCTCTTCAAGTTCCTTGATATCATTGGCACATACCACGCTTGTACCGATTTTCCCCTCTTTCGTGAATATGGGGATGTAAAGTTTCGTCTTTTTCATGCTGGTTTTCTTATGAATTTACTACTGAATACTTTTGCTTTCTCAATATTCCATTCTTTCCTATGGCAATAATCCATAATCTCATTCTCTATCACTTTCTCTTGTCCTGGCTGTTCCATAAATGCACTTACCTTTATGGAAGTCCTTCCGAATCTGACAGCTATTATGTTATCCGACAGAAGTTCTTCCATTATCCTTTTCATGGATGGTTTGGCAGGAAATCCGAAATAGAGGATGAACTGATATTCAAACAGATTATGCGCCATAAGGATTGACTATTTTATCAAACAATTCTATTGCTTCGTTCTTAATGAACTCTACATCATTGTCTGCATCACATTCGATAGATTCATTGCCTTGCAGGAAAACATTCCATTCCTTAATGGTAATAAACCACTTGAACCAAAGGAACTTTCTCTGAACCTGTACCTTTGTAATGCACGCATATTCACGTCCTGCAATGTAGTCAAAATAAATATGTTCCTCAAATGTGGCACGGAACCGTTTGCCGCCACATTCGCCTTCTTTTAATACAATCATAAATCCCTAATTCTTTCGTTATCATTAAATTTCTTATAATTGGCAAGTCCGTCCGCTATATTGTTCCCCACTGCATCATCACTTACCTCATCCTTTTGGTGTGAACCTCCCTTAAGCCACATTATCCCTACTTTTGCAAGCGGATGGTTTCGTAACTGCAACAGGATTTCATTCCACAAATCGGAATTGCTGTAATCCGTTGTAATATTCTTTCCATCATTAAGACATCGTGATATATGATGATTCATGAACTTTACTACAAATTCAGAATCGCATACTATCCTGGCCTTGATAGGATTACCCTTTGGAAGCAACTCCAAAGCGTTTACAATTGCCCTCATTTCCATTCTTGGAGTTGTGGTGTTACAATACCCTTCCCGAAAAAAAATCTCTTCTCCTGTGGTCTTATTTACCATGTAGACACCACATCCGCCAAGACGGCTCTTTGAATTGCATGAACCGTCCGTGTAAATATCCCATACATACCTTTCAATCATCCGATCTCCTCCTTATCCTGTCAATTATACACTGATTGAAGTCCTTGAACTCCGTACCCTCAAAACTTCCTTTGTTGATAGAATCGGCCACCATAGCTTTCTTCTGCAACATATCCCATTGCATCTTGTCAATGGTTTCGGAACACATTAGATGCAATACGGTGATATTGTTTTTCTGCCCGGATCGTTCAAGACGTGATTTTGCCTGTTCCATCATATCGGGGGTATCGGGATATTCAATGAAAGCCATTGTATCACATACTTTCTGCAATCCGTCAACACCTGTTCCGATTGTCTGTATATTGGCAAACAGGAACTGTTTGTCACCGAACTCTTCTATTTTCTTCTGTTTGGTTTGCAGATTATCATCACCTGTTATGATTACAGAGGATTTCATAAATTCCACCCACAACCTTTTCAAAGGTTCTTTTCGTATTCCAAACACAAGCATCTTGGAATCTGCATTCGCTTCCGCCCATTCCTGCAAGAACTTTACAATAAAATCCATTTTCCCGTTTAGGGAGATTTCTTTCAGCACGGACAGAAGAACAAGACTTTGTGCTCCCATGGCACTTTCGGCCCTTTCACTGTCTATTCCCGACAGATAGGATATAAGGTCATTTTCAGCCTTCCTATATTCCCTCATGTTCTTGAAGTCACATTCAACGTATGTGTCCGTAATAGGAGGAAGGTCTTTCAATATATCCCGTTTTTCCTTGGATATGTAACAGTAATGGGAAAGGACCTTGTTAAGTTCCTCCGTATTACTGTGACCGTCTATGTTCTGTCCGAAAAAGGTCATTTTACGGTTACAGTACCTGTCATAATAGAACTGCAAATCGGGAAACAAATCGGTGAACCGTCCTAATATCTTAAGGATTGATATAAGTTCCTTTGGACGTGATTGCACCATTGTTCCCGACAACCCCTGTGCGACGGGAATCTTTGAAACAATCTTTTTCACGGCCTTGGAGCGCATCGCATCACCCGACTTACAGAAGTGTATCTCGTCAATGATTGCCAGTTGGAATTTCTTTTTCTTGAACTCCTTGTCAAACCGTAACTGAATACCTTTCTTCTTGGCTTTCTCGCCCCTTGCATAGAGATATTCATAGTTTATCACTATCACATCGGCAGAAAAATCATGTTCCTTATCTGTGGCATCAATGATTGATACGGTACGATTGGGATTTATCTCGTTCCATTCACGTTTCCATCCCGCCTTGACGGTGGACGGACATATCACAAGTACAGGAAACTCCCCGCATATCTCGGCATAATAGATTTCGGTAAGTGTCTTGCCGCATCCGCATCCAAGGCCGCAGATACTGTTTCCGTGGTTTATCTGATAGGTGATGGCTTCCACCTGATACGGACGCGGATTCTTGTTCAATCCCATTGTCCGTGACATCATTCCTACTTCTTCCTCCGTATATTCATCCCTGTGCGGACGAAGTTCTATGTCGGATGGAGGTGTGAATCTGCCCTCTACAAGACCTTCTTTCTGAATGAACTGTTTTATTCTCTGTATGTTGGTTATCGTAGCTTCCACATACCATTCCTTGTTGGCGTTGTTCAGCTTACATTTAAGCACGTCACTAAGATAGAAGGTCATTTGTGTGGTATAGGGAAGTCCGAAATGATACCAATTGCCCTCCCTATAAAAATACTTGTCAGGTTTCATTTTTCAATTCAAACTTTATCGAACCAAGCCGTATCTTTCTCCCAGTAGAGAAGCCAGTCTTTCCATCTGTGACCGTCTGTCCCTACCTTTCCGTTACAGAAGTTTCCGCACGAACGCTTTACCATACCAAGACATTTCTCACAATCGACACAGGCATCGAATCTTAGGAATTTCTTGGTATGGATATTAATGGCTATTACTGATTTTATCCTGTTTCTCATACCAATATATTTTCCTTCTCTGATACATTTCCTTCTTGTCTTTGCAAGACTTTTCCTGTTTATGGCCCTCTGGGCATCCGTCACCCTTCTGCCTTTTGCAGCCTGGTTCCCTTTAATAAACTTCTTTGTTATAGCATCTCTGTCAAAGCGTGGGATATCTACCCACAATTCATCCCTTATCGGCATAAATCATTTCCATAAATTCTTCTTTCGACATAATACGTGTTCCGTATTTTCTCGCCCGTTGCGCTTTGGACGAATTTGAATCCCTTTCTAACGTGACAAGCAAGTCTGTTGTTTTTGTGAGCGAAGAAACTTCTTCCCATCCTCTTTTGTACGCTTCTTCCGAAAGTTCCTTGTCACGGAAGCCGGACATCACAAAAGTAGGCATATTTGACTTTTCCTTCATGTATATCCCCACGTTCCACAACAGAAAATCATCACGGTGATAGAACTCCACAACCCCTTTTCTGAATGCCACCGCAATTTCATTGCCGACACCCTTTATCTGTACCAATGAACTTTCCACCATATCAGGTTCTCTTAGGCACTTTTCATAGAGATTATCCATATCATCCGTAGTCTTTATTCCCATCGCATCAATGATATTCTGGCACGTTTTCTCTCCTATCTGTCCATGATAACAGTTGAGGGCCGTTGTAAGTTGCGACCATGATTGCGAATTATCCAGGATGTTGTTGAACTGTTTTCTAAGGGATGATATTGTTTCGTTTCCTATTCCGTTAATCTTCATCATCCTGTCCGCAGACGCTTCCACGATATCGGAAACGGATTTCAATCCATAATCAAAGAACTTCTTTATGGTAGGTCTGCCAAAATCCTCTACTTTCATTATAGAGAAGAAATAGACGATTTCAGAGAGTGCCTTTCCGTCACATTCGGGATTGGAACAACGAAGTGTTATGCCTTTTGAATCCCATACGGTCTTTTCGCTGCATATAGGGCATACACTGGGGATAGGGTCTGTTCCCGAATTGAAATGTAATGTTTGCAAGTGTTTGGGAATAACATCTCCCGAACGGCATATCACAACTTCCGCACCTTGACAGCAATGGTTTTCCTTCACATACCTTGCATTGTAGAGGGTACATCTTTCAACGGTTGCACCGCATAAGTCAACAGGCTCTATCAGTCCGACAGGACACAAAACACCGTCTTTTGACACTTCCCATTCTATATCATGGAGAATCGTTTCTTCGCGTTCTGACCATTGAGGATCTTTGTATGCAATCGCATATCGTGGATTCCCATTAGGAAGCCTGCCAAGATTCTGTCTTGTTACGGAACGGTTGACTTCTATGACAATACCGTCACATTTGAATTGCGGTGCAAGTGTCCTGTATAGATGATCGAAGTATTCGGAAAGTTCCTCTGCATCGGATTTGAGAATATCTACCGTATTTACCGTAACATAGGAGGTCTTTATTCCATCGAATATGCTTTCATTTATATAGTCAAGCTGACTTTCCTTGCTCCACTCTTCCCTGTCTGTTCCATAACGGATATACTTCACATCTCCTAGGAACACCGAAAGTTCTTCCGCATTCAAGATACCTCCTACTGCATTCCGGGCAGCTTTGTAGTTTGTTCCAGGCTTTATTTCACGTAAGAAGTTTTCCTGCTCGAATATGGCTTCACCGAATGTATAGGTAACTTCATCACATTCATCATCACCCTCATATATATCCCACGCACTGTTTCCCATCATCTCAAAATGACCTGTACAGTTCTGCCCATAGGTTCCGTCACCACGTGTCCATGCCTTGCCTTCCTTTTCATTTACACAAAGAGATATACCGTCATATTTCGCTGTAATGACAAGTACATCATCATCTTTAAGGCCGCATGACATTATCCATTTTACAACTTCCTGTGACGTTTTCACTTTTTCCAATGAAAACATGGGGATAGGAAGTTTCTCCTTTCTTGTTGCCGGAACTTTATCCTGTATTCCCTTTGAAAACCATGGATTGCCAGGATTCATCTGCCTTAATTGCCCCACAAGATTGTCAAATGTATCATCGCTTACCTGTGGATCTCCCTCCCTATAACTATCGTTAAGGGAGCGGATTTTCATTTCAAGTTCCTTTTCTGTCATGGCTGTGACGGATATCTGTAATCGTAACTTGTCTTTTCCACCTTTATCCACTTGATAAGATTGTTGAACTGAATCGTTTCCACATCCAACGTCAGTTCAATGCGCAGGAACTCCATGGAATTCATCCATGTTCCGCTCTGAATAAGTGAAGTCACGTTCTTCACGTCCTGCAATTCATTGATAGGGAAATCCCGTCTTTCATAATTGAACACTCCTTTCTCGATACTGAACACACAAGGTTGATCGGGAAAGAAAACAAGAAGCAGTGGTTTGCCTATATGCTTCACCGCTTCTTTCACATTGTGATAGTTGATTTCGTACATTTTTAATTCAAAATTATAGGTTATCGGATGCAAAGATAACCGTTTTCTGTTTATTCATGCCCTAATCACCTCACTTTTTATAAAAATGTTTTTATGTTTTATAACATAAAAATAGGGAGTTAGTTGCCCAACTCCCTTAAAACCAGTCATTAACGGTATCTGTAATTCATCGTATCTTTTATGATTGCTTTTTTTACCGCTTCTTTCTTTGCTGCACCCTCTTCTCTCTTGTAGGCTTCCTTGTACCTTTTATGAAGAACCTGCTTTTTCCCTGCATCATCAAGTGAAGAGAATGGAGATCCACTGAATCCCTCACCCGGAGCAAGCGATATGTCGGGTACTTCCTCCAATCTATCTTCATAGGAAACAGGTTTACGACAATGAGAGCAATCCGGCTGGTCCAACCATTTCTTTTCACCTGTGGAACTGTATCCCCATCGTGTTGAACCTGCATAATGTTCTTTCTTGTATTCAGGACAATCAGGATTGTCACACCAATACACCGTTTTCTCAACCTTAGCCATGACTACCTCCTATATCTTCCAAAAAGTCAACCTTATGCACTCTCTCAACTGTATAATAGTCTACAATCGTTTCCTTTTTGTCTTTCCATTTGATACCCACAACTTTCATCACGTTCACCACAACAGCGTTTCTTCCAAGGACAGCGATATAATCATCTATTTCATAGTCACTTCCGTCTTGAACTATCAGATCATATCCGGCTTCTTTCATTACCTCCTTGAATGATTCGGGTGTCAGCCCTCTCTCGTAATTGTAAACCATGCTTCCACGAAGATTGTCGAAGTTGGTATAGATTTTTTGCAGTTTCTTCATATTATGTAAAAGTTTATCCTATCTTACGCTTGGCGTACAGGGCCATACACAATGAATCAGCCTTGTTATCATCATCATTCTTACATTTTCCTGTGCGTCTTAGGTCAATTCCGGGAAACACACGTTTGCACGCCATGATAGAGCATCTTTTGGTGTCAAGGAGTTTTGTTTTTCCTGTACTGGAGGTTTTATAGACGTGTATTCCTTGGAATATGTCTTTCTGCCATTTCTTGGCCTGTACCTTTGTATAGGGTAGTCCAAGAGCGGCAACAACGGCTTCCGTAGCCATTGCAAGTCCTCCCAATTTGAATGTAGAAGATGCGGACGCTCCAAAGAGTGCATGCAAATCCTCCATTACCACATGACAATTCCCTTCATATTTGGCAAGACGCATAAGTTTGTTTACCAATTCGGTACATTCGCAATTACTCGGATTGTCGAACAACCAAAATTGTTCAAGTATATCCTCATCCTCATCTATTACCGACACAAACCCTTTTGAACCGATGTCTATGCCTATGAATTTCTTTACTTCCTTTGCCATTATCATTCAAATTTTACATTAGCAATTCCATTATCCTTCGTAACCACGATACTCCGTATATTGTCACGAACACGACTTATCTGTGTGGTAATCAGACAGGGCTGTTTCAGGAACTCCAACGAACGGATAATATTCTCTATTCCCATCGGATCGGAAGCATCCAGCACTTCATCCACATATAGAAAGTGAAGTCCTCCCCACGGATTGGTAGTATTAATCATGGATTGTACCGCAAGAATCATGGCTATTTCCGCTCTTGCACGCTCTCCACCCGAATAATACCAATATGTTTCCATCTCATCACGGAAAATATAGGGCGTCAGTTCCTCTTTCATCTTCCCTTTGGAATCAAGTTTGAACGCTTCTATTATGATTCTCAAATCAGAATCCATGGCATCCAATGTATCGTTCGCTTCCGCCTGAATATTTTTTATCTGCTCCACAGCAAGATACATCTTGAACTCCTTGAAACGCGCATACCATCTTTCGGTATTTTCACGTTCAACATTCAATGCAAATATATCATTTTTAATTTTTTCAATCAGTCTTTCCTCTTGGTTTATATTCTCAATTATGGGTTTTTGAAGGTCAGCCAGATTATCAAGCGGCTTCTCTCTCAAATCATCCAATTCCTGTACGTGACGTTTGATTGAATCATTGTACACATCAATATCCTTGTTGTGGTTTTCAATCTGCATGATCATTCTTTCTATCACACTGTCGGCTGAATCATGTTCACGTTTCCAATAGGAAAGATTCTGTTCTTTCTGTGAGATTTTATCCTCTATTGTCTTAAATCTTGTCTTTGCATTGTTCAAATCAGTTCTTATCTCTGAAATTGCAGTAGAATATTCGGAAAGAATGGAATCGTATTCGGAAATTGACGAAATGATCTTGTCCATCTTTTCCGAATATTCGTTTATGGATTTCAATACCTCTTTCTTTCTCTTTTCCGTTTCCTTCAATGTAGTTCCTTCTTCCAATAGGAATCTATGGCCGCATTCAGGACAGATTATTGCACCTTCAAGAGTTGTATTAAGACGTGTAAGCATTGACTTGTATTTGGCAATTTGGGATTCTATCTTGTACTTATCATCAGTCTTTCCCGACTTCTCCGATTTAACTCCGTCAACTTCCTTTTGAATCTCATCGGCTATCTCCTTCTGTGTTTCAACAAATGCGGACGCTTCTTCAAGTTTATTTCTTTCATTAATAAGTTCTGATTCAGCGTTTTTTATGTTTTCGTTTAAGGATAGCTTCAACGTTTTCTTATCTTCTATCGCCTGCTTTAGTTCCTCTATTTTTATTTGGGATAATTCTATCTTCTTTTTATCCGACAGAATCCTGTTTTCTATTAGGAATAATTCCTGTTCACGCTGTTCTTTTAGATGATCTACGGACATATTGTCAAGTTGTTCGCTGTAAACTTCCATCTTACTTTCGGATGCAACAATCTTGTTTTCGAGAGAACGGATTTCCATTTCCAATTTCCTTACCTTGCCGTCAATAATCTCTTTTGTCTTGTCTATGTCATTGAAATTGATAAAACGGCTTATCAACGCCAATTTATCCGTATTGGATGAAGTAAAGAATGACTTATAATTTTCCTTGGATATGATGTAATAGGTCTTTGCATCTTCGGCCGTTATACCCAACCATGCGGATATTATCTTGTTCCCCTCATTAATTGTACCATAAGGTTTCTCCACTCCATTGAATGTAATGGATAGGGTTGCCGAACCCTTGATAGGAATGGTTCTTCTTACAATCATTTCCACATTTCTTGCAGGACATACTATTGACACCTCAACTTCCGCCTTGTCCGTTCCACGTCTTACCAGCTTCCTGTCCAGATTCTTTCTTAGGTTGTCACCGTAAATCGCATAGAACAGGGCATGAAGTATGGCTGATTTTCCGGCACCATTGGATTGCTGCCCTTCATCCGTATTGTTTATCCCTATGATTGCCATAGGGATATTTTTAAAGTCAATGGTAGCTTCTTCTATTGAACAGAAGTTCTTTATATACAAACTAGTTATTCTCATTTTCTTCGGTATTTTTATCGGGTTCCTTATTCAGTTCTTCTTTCGCTTTTTTGATTACTGCTTCCCCTATTTCGATTCTCAATGATTCATCTTCCTCCAGGAATTTACGGGTATTCTTCTCTCCCTGTCCTATACGCTGATCACCGTAATAGAAGAAAGCACCTTTCTTTTTCAGAATGCCATAATCAAGACCCAGGTCTATTATCTCCTGCACCTTGTCAATGCCTTTTCCGAATCGGATAACAAACTCACATTTCTTGAACGGTGGTGCAATCTTGTTTTTCTTCACCTTTACCCTTGTAAGGTTTCCCGTTATCTCATCTCCATCCTTTTCCGAACCGATACGACCGAACTCCAACCGTTGTGACGCATAGAATTTCAATGCCTGTCCTCCGGGTGTCTTGGTGGAGTTTCCTCCGAATCCGAATCCTCCTATGGTGTCACGTGTCTGATTGATACACAATAGGATGTTGTTGTTACGCTTGATTATGTTTTTCAGAATATTCAACTGTGAGGACATAAGCCTTGCGACAAGGGCCACTTTCTGATCTCCCGCTTCACCCTGTGCCTGTGCAGTAGGTGTAAGTCCTGCAACCGAATCAAGAACGACAAGACCTATTTCCTGTTCCTCACACATGGTACGGATGATTTCAAGTGCTTCTTCCGCACTGTCAGGCTGTGACAGGATGAATTTTTCGGCAGACATATCCACACCCAATTTCTCTGCATAGAACGGGTCAAGTGCCTGTTCCACATCCACATATCCCACTGCCTTTCCTGTTTTCTGAACTTCTGCAACCAAATGAAGTGCAGCCGTTGTTTTTCCACAATTGTGTACGACAAAATCATCAGCTATGAAATTATGCCATTTCCCACCGCATTTCACGTCATACACTTTCCCATCTCCTACGGGTTCTATGGATTCAACACGGTCTACCTCTATATATTTCAGACGAAGTTTTGTGTCATGCTTGTAAACGAATAGAGGGTTTCCCTTGGTAAATCCCTTCAATTCCTTATACTGTCCGTCACCCACATAGAATTTATGATCATCCGTGGCCGTTATCACATGGCCTTTCTTTGTCACAAGTTCATAGATAGGGCGTTTACCCACATATATCACATCTTCCACAGGGTGCCACTTTATTTCACCGAAAACTTCCTCTATCCCCATGATGTAAATGTCAAAATTACGTCTTTGGTCACAGAAGCATCCGTGGAGCACCTTCAATGACTTGTTATAATATCCCATTACAGCATTGTCACCATGATGCACGTATTTCACTTTTACACGTGTACGGCCGTCAAGACATGATTCCCCACCGAACACCTCCACGATTCTTCCTTTGGGATAACCGCCACCAAGAACTGCATCAAGGGAATATGAACCACTGTGTATGCAATCTACCACTACATGGTTGCCGGAAATAGCTTCCTTTCCAAATCTCTTTTCTATTGTTGCAATCAAATCCTTTATAGCCATAATATCAATCTCCCAATGCTTTTTGTAATATATCACTTGCTTCGTCTGCATTATATTTCTTTTCCTTGCAGAATGAAGCAAATCTGTCCATAATATCCGTTTTTGTCAAAACCTTTATTTCGTTAACCTTATCTTCCGCATCTATAACTTCCTCAACTTCCTTTATCTTGGGCTTTACATCAATCCCCATTGCGGAATACTTTGTCTTATCAAATGCGGAAACTTTGTCCTGTGTTCCTGTGACCTCTATTCTGATACGATCATTGTCGTTTCTTTTGGAAGCATGAAATAGGGTTATCTGTTCCTCCACTTCATCTGGTGACATGGTATCCAAGTCCACGGTTATTTTCTTGAATGATGAACGCTCGGATTTTATAAGTTCTGTTGTACCATCACTATACAGGATATAAAACCCTTTTTTATCATCTTCACCAAAGTTGTTCTGACACAATGATCCAAGATGGATTATTGATTGTGTGACATATTGCATATTGTGATAGTGGCCACTTAGGACGAATTTATACTTTTTCAATACAGTAGGGGTCAACTTGCTGTCCACCTTGCTTCCATCATTGTTGCAGCTTCCGTCAAAAGCCATGTGGGTAAACAAGATATCGGCTTTCTTATCCTTTATATTCTCAAATTCATCCAGCCATTCCTTATCAGAAAGAAACGGCATGAAAGCCATTTTCAGTCCTCCTATTTCTTTGATTACCCCATCACGTAACAGAACAAATGACGGATGGTATTTGTACGGGTCAAGAAACGAATTTTTTGACGTGTAATCGGTTTTATCATGGTTTCCAGGAATGACAAACATCTTCTGCTTGTTGTTATGATAGGAATCGAGTATGTTTCCAAACGTATTCAACACACATTCCTTTTGACTTATACGGGAATCAAATATATCCCCTAACCATATATGCGTATCTACTTCCATATCCTTTGCAAGTTCAAGTTCGTCTTGCAGAAGGTTGTTTATAAGTTCACAGTTATCTGGCTTCAAGTGCCAATCGGTACTTATGATTGCTATCGGTTTTACTTCCATATCTTATAGGTTATTGTTGCTCCGACAAAAATATCGGGTTTGTTGTTTATTAATCCATATCCTGCTCCCACACCTATTCCGAATGAGATGGGTAACTCCTTTTTCCTTTTGCTCCATGCAGTAACATCCGTAATGTTTCCGTTCATGCCGGAAGTGATGTCAAGTTGATTGTTTCCCTTTCCATCTTCTCTTTTTACAATGGTAAACTGATTGTTCAGTTTAAAATCCAGATTGTAATTCGCCACAGAAGGAGCGGTTATATCAAGTTTATAGGATATTGTATCGGATTCTTTCTTGAAGCGAAATAAGGAATCATCCGGCATTATCTCTCTTACCTTTCCCGAATCCACATACTGAATCCGTGTTTTCCATCGTACCACTTCCGTAATATTGCCCTTGGCGTCTTTTAATTCGTCATAGAGTAGCTTATTCTCCCTTTTAAGCAATTCAAAATCGGAAGATGGGTAATTAATCCGATAAGTATTCAAAGAATCAATATAAAGGCTTAAATGCTCTGAATAATTCGCTTCCCTTTCTCTCAAATGCTTTACTTCCCACACTGAAAGAAATAGGAGCACACAAAGTGCTCCTATTATCATTGTTGTTGTTTTCATAAAATAAAAGAGCGGTTTATTATTCGTCAAACGGAAGCATTTCTTCTGCCTTGGCAAGATCGTACCAATGTTTCAGTTCATCCAACTTCAAATTGTCAGGCAATTCATAACCATCTCCGTATTCATTTTCGATATATTCATTCAGGAACTTGCGCATCTTCATGGGAGTAGGATATGAGCTTCCTGCATCAGAAGCATCCTTATCTCTTCCTGCACTGCGTGACGGTGCTTTCTCTTCCTTTTCTTCATCATCAGAACTTTCCTGCTTTCCCTTGTATTCCGGGCATATTGCTTCCAGTTCCTCCACTTCTGCCAAGAAATCGTCATTCTCAAAGATATTGTATTCGTTCTGACGGTCAAACTCTTTCAGTGCATCGAGCGTCCAATCAAATTCACGTTTGGTATATACGTTTTCATACAAATCTTCAAGAGTAGGAAGTTTCAACAGTTTTTCAAGAACAGTGTCAGGAACACGATTCTTTTCAAAAAAATCTTCAAGGCTCTTGTCCTGTCGTGTCATTTGCTGTGCGCTGACCTTCATGACAGTCTTGTTGTTCTCGTCTTTCTGTTTGTTGATACACAACGGATAACCTTCTTCTGGATCAGAGAATACATCGGTTGACAATCCGTCACCTTCCGTAAGGTCAATGGAAATATCGGTCATTTCCTTAATCTGTTTGGATGTAAGCTGCAATTTGTAGATGTCGCTACCTTGCAATACATAACAGATATAGTTCAAGACAGGTTTGATACCCCATACCCACGGGCCACCTTTTCCTTTTCTATATCCCGTAATAGGATTGAGGAAACGTGATTTCTCATCCTTATCCTCTATTTCATTGGCAAGTTCATACACATAATTTATGTAAGTGGACAAAAGGTCCTTGTCACCAAATGCCGCATTTCCATGAATGTCGGACGTGAAAATATTCTTGTCCTTCCATTCATATTTACCTGTTCCCGCTCCGTCCTTACCTTTGATTTCCTGATATACTTTCAGTTTGGTAGTCTTACAGGGTATGTATGCACGGCCTGTCTTGGACGGAAGCACACGGAACACGTTCTTTCCATCTTCCACTTTAGCAAAATTCACATACTCATTGTCGCTGTTACGATACATTGTCTTTTCCGCTTTGCGCGCTTCATCTTTCACTTTTGAAACTTCTGTTCTCTTAAACTGATTTCTGTTAATTGCCATAATACTAAAATTTTAAACATTAAAAACTAAATTAAAACTTCAAATCTACTTATCTAATCTTTTGATTTCAAATGTATTAATCTTTCCTTCTATGATTTCATCCAGGAACTCCTTGGGAGTAACCTTGCTTAAAAAGTTACTTAATTTCTTATCCTTAGACTGAATAGAGAAATAGAGGGAGTTGAGATATTCAAACTCCTTTTTTGCCTGTATGTATTCCTTTAGGAAGAACTGTGTATCGGATGATAAGGTAAGAATGTCCTCCAACCCCTTTTCAGTCAGTTTTATTTTCTCACCGTCAATCAATACGAATCCCTTTCCCTTGGAAGCCATCTTACGGTATCTGCGTCTTTCCTCTGCCATCACTATATCGTATTTCATTTTCATAGTGGACGCATTGGCTTCCGCATCAGCACGCAATTGCCCTATCTTGTTAAGCAATGCAGAGCATGTTACTGCATCTCCAAACAGATTCTGATAATTGATAGTTGTCAGATCATCCATGTCCAACCATTCCTCAAAATCGCTGGACTGCAATACCAAAACACTATCATCATCTAGGTGTATAACTTTCTTCATATCTCTAATCCAATTTTAATCGAACAAACTGGGAACGTCTTGTTATCTGAATAATGTTACAATCATCAAATTTACTGTAAGTAGGATACCCTGTTAAATACAACAGGCAATCTTTAGAATTTTTGAAGTATTCAGACATTTCCTCATACAACTCACATCCTACCACTACATGGACAAAATCATAATTGCAATCAAGTTTGATAAAACCCATAAAACCGTTCTTGGTTTTCTTTTCCTCTACCTCCATCACATAGCCGCCTACTTTTACATCACTATATCCGTAGCCGTTATATTCCTGCAATTTTGAAGGTGAGAAATAGGGTGTACATTTATCAAGGTGCAATGAAAGCGTTTCATGATCAAACTCTCCGAATCCACAAAGATTGCGTTGCATGAGCATCCACCACCAATCTTCTTCATGTTTCCCCTTATCGTATCCCAAAGATAGTTTATCCTTGCTCTTGTCAACCTTTACCTTACATTTGGTACGGTATATGTCAAGTAGGAAGTATCTTTCACTAGGATGCTCAACGTGTTCGAGTTCATCAAATGCACCACAATAGATGAGGTTCTCTATGGCTGACTTGGTAACTTTGCTGTTCTTGAAATTATGACGGTCAAGAAATTCCTCCAGAGAAAAATATTCCCCGTTCTTATCTCTTTCCTCATTCAACTGATTCAATGCCTGTTCTCCTATCTGTTTAACGGAATTGAGTGACCAGTACATTGAATTTGTTTCCTTGTCGGATACGATATGACTTCTTGAATGATTGATATTTACCGTCTTGATACCGATATTACCCGTCTTTTCAATCTCATTGATATATAAAGGGTATTCGTCCATCTTGGCCCATGTAAAGGTTACTGACCAAAATTCCATAGGATAATGAACTTTCAGCCATTGGCAAATGTAAGAAATTATTGAATAGGAAACTGCGTGGGCTTTATTAAACGAATACTTTGCAAACTCTTCCATCATAGAAAAATAGTCCTCTGCATATTCTTTTGTTACACCCCATTTGCTTATATACCCATCAACAAATTTTGCCTTCAATTCTGCCATTACATCTGCCTTCTTCTTACCCATAGCTTTACGAAGATCATCCGCTTCCATAGATGTAAATCCTGCAAGTGTTATAGATGCTTGCATCACGTTTTCCTGATACAGCAACAGTCCGTAGGTGTCTTTCAGGAAGGATTCGGTTCCCGTAAGGTATTCCACTTCTTCATTACCGTTTTTACGTTTTACATAGGAATAATGAATACCGTTTTCAAGCGGTCCAGGGCGATACAGTGCCGTACATGCAGATAATTCCTCTACTGAATTGGGCTTCATTATCTGTGCATAACCGTTCATTCCTTTGGCTGTGAATTGGAATACATCACCATTCCATCCGTTTCCAAAGTATTTCATCACTTCCGGCTCATTCAATGGAATATCCTTGTACGGGTCAATAGCTGTTCCTGTGTTCTGTTTGATAAGTTCAAGAATATCATGTATCTTGTCCAACTGATTAAGACCAAGAATATCCTCTTTCAAGAATCCTGCATGATCAAGTTCTCCGCCTTCCCATTCACATACCATTTGATTTGTGTCCGATTCAAGTCGTAATGGGGACCATTCAAACATTGTTCTGTTTTGTGGAAATATCATTTCCGCACAGGCATGAATAGAACGTGCCTTTGGTGCTCCAAGTATTACAAACAGGTCATTAAACATTTCCGTATTCTTTCGCATGAAAGCACGGAACTCGGCTTTTTTCAATGCTGTTCTGAACAAGTCCTCTACGGTCTTTTCCTTTTCCTCTCCCAACATCTTGGAAATACGTTTTCTTTCAGGAATAGCGACACCGTATTTATCTCCCATATCATTTATTGCAGCTTTCAACTGCAATGTTGTATATGTTCCTACGGCACATACCTGTTTTGTTCCAAAACGTTCTTCCATATACCGTTTGACTTCCTGCCGTCTGTTAGTAGGAAAGTCGGTATCAATATCAGGTAAGGATTTCTGAATACGTCCTTTGTTTAGGAAACGTGAAAAGAACAATTCGTATTTCAATGGATTTACCTTTGTCAATCCAAGTAGGTACACCACAGCACTTCCTGCACACGAACCACGACCTGGCCCTACAAGAATGTTTTGTGACCGTGCCCAATTCACAATGTCACGAAGTATAAGGAAGTAATCTACTACACCACCGAAACGGATAACATCTATTTCTTCATCTATACGTGCAAAAACAGCTTCCTCTCCGTATTCCTCTATCAGTTCGGGATGATTCTCCAATCCCTCATAGATAAGGTCTACAAACATCTCGTCATTGGTCCTCCACCGTTTCTTTTCTTCTTCGGTCATTATATACCATGGAAGATGCCTTGATTTTGAATCAATGACAAAGTTACAGTTCTCTGATACATAGTGAAGATTTCCTATCGCATCATCCCATAAATCAAACATAGGGTCATCGTTCCCAAACAATGCCTGCATTTCAAGGAAATATTCCTGGAAGTTCTTGAAATATTGATTGGATGATTTATAGTTCGTTATTTTGAGAATTGAATTTATCTTTTCACGTATATAGGCATATTCGGGTTCAAGATAATAGGCGTCACAAATGGCTATAAACCTGCATTTCTTGGAATAGAACATTTTCAGATTTTCAAGATACCATTTATCCCTATCATCCTGTTCATATTCCACTGTATCAAACTGAACGTACATTTCATCTTTGCCCAATACATAATCCAACAGATATTGACATTCAACAGTTTTAGGATCTGCCACTGTAAATGTATGCTCCTTATAGGATTCAGATTTCGCCAATGAAACAAACTCATTCAATGTACAATATTCCTTATGGATTACATTACATAAGCGATTCAGTTCAAGGAGCATTCTCCATCCATCTTCATCCCTTGCATATACCTTGATTGTAAAGCGAATATCTCTTTCTTCATCGAGAACAGGAACTTCCATTCCGAATACAGGCTTTATTCCATACTTCTGACATGCTTCTTGAAACTTGAATGCACCCGAAAGATGTCCTTTCTCACAAATACCTAAAACGGTTATGCTAAGCCATTTTGCCTTAATGCACCATTCATCATAGGAGTGCATACCATCAAGAAGCTGCATGTTTCCATGAACACCAAGAAAAGCTGATTCTCTAAAATCTTCTTCTATTTCGGGTTCCGAAAGATACAGTACCTTGTTAAGTTTCACATCATTCTCACTCCCCTTTTTCAACCAATACCATACACCGCCAAAGGAATAGATATAATTATCACATTCGGTGTATGCAGTATCCCAGTGAAAGTCACGGTCAAAAAACGAGTTGCTTTCATTAGGAAAGGATAATTCATACGTTTCACATCCTATTTCCACAACCCTATCACTGATATGTGAGAAAGGAATAAAATGATCTTTCAGATATTGAATTAATTCGTTCACGAAAATAGGTTTTATTGAAAAAGAAATACAGGCACGGGTTTTGGTTTTTGGTAAACTTTTGTGCTGACTATTATGGTTAATTATCTCTCCCGTACCTGTATTACCTTATATGTTTTACATTTTTATTTTGAAAGGTTTCCGATGGAAAGGTCATGGTTGAGTTCCATCAACGATTTTGAAAGGCTGTCAAGGAACTTGGCTACACCCATGATTGCCATTGCACCAGGTTTCAGCGAACCGTTTTCGGATACTGCCAGTGATTCATGCTGGTCACAGCAACGTTTCGGTTCATCGGGATTTTCCTCCAATTTATGTTCGGGTTCGGGTGTCGGTTTTTCCTCTTCCTTTCTAATGATGTTCACAGTCTGTTTTTCTTCATTTACCTTTCTTGTACGTGACGATACCTTTGTTCTTGCAGGTTTCGGGGCAGATTTCTCTTCTTCCTTTGCTGGTAATTCGTCCCCTTCTGCGGGTTCTTCCGGGGTAGGAATCTCATCCTGTTGTTCATCATCTTCCACGGGTTCGGGTTCGTTGCCGCCCTGTGCACCGTTTTCGATGTAGTTTTCGACAGATTTTTTCAACTGATCGGAATCCATAACCGATACATCTTCTCCCAATACATCGCTTACGGCAGCAATCAGTTTGTCTTTCGGACTTAATGTTTCGTAATTTTCAATCTCTAGTTTTGCAGCCGCTCTTCGTGCGTCTAAAAATGATACAGCCATTTTGTTTTTAATTTTAATGATTAATAATTAATTTGTAATATAATCCAATGAGTTACGTTATATCATAAATCTCATTTCGACAATGCAAATATAGGGATAAAAATTCTAAGTATGCAAGAAAAACTACGAAAATTTTTATAAAAAGTTTTTTAGTTTTTGTTTTATCCCTATGTATCAACACATTAAATGAACAACAATCCCTTTACAAGTTGTACACGTTCTTCAACCGATCCTCTTACAGTACGATATGGAATAAAGTTGTTTGTCAATATCCACTTTATCTTTGTATCAATGTGTTTTCTGTGTTCCTCATCAATGCAGCGTACCCCATCATTTACAATCTCTATCCCATCATCAATAGGAAGATAGATGTTAAGACATGGATTAAGGTATTTCACCTGTTTGAGCAATTCCCTGCGTTCATACTGTTCTTCCATGGAGAATTTCATCTTTCTTGCACCTTCTTCTTCCATGTCGCACATCTCGGATGTATATGCAATCACGTCAACAACACATCTGTCGGAAATAAAATTGTTCCCCTGTTCAAGAAGTTCGGAGTAATAGGAAAACATAATTCTTTGTGAATCGGGATCACCGTCAACAGAGATGTTTATTTTCCCTTCGGAAGCCATTCTACGTAACATACCTGTCATGATATTAAGTCCACTGGCTTTTATATCCTTATCCTCTGCCAATGCGTTTATGAGGGTTGTTTTCCCTGTATTCTGTGCTCCGATAACGTTTACCTTGGTGTATCTCAATCTTTTCATCTATTGTCACCCTCCCCATGAATCTTGTTGCGTTCCATACGGTCATACAGCTTGTTTATATTCATTGCTGCAACCTCCTTGATAGATGTTCCTGTCGTTTTTGCCACAATATAGGTAACGGCTTTCAACACTTTCTTCCATTCCTCAAAAACAACTTCCTTACGACTGTCCGATAATACAATAGGCAGATTTCCATCCCAATTGTCACGGATATGCTTTTTTACCTGTTCGGCTATCTTACCCATAGATACGATGGGGTCAAACAACGCATCTGTTGTAAGGTCTGTGATTTCCAGCCATTCGTTTACTTCCGGCAATTCCATTTTCTTGTGAATCATTGCAAGATACCACAAAATATCTCCTGCTTCCTTCTTTAATTCTTCATCATTTTCCTGTTCTACCTGGATCTTTTCAAACATTTCTCCTGTTTCGCCACACAAACCCAATGTTACACATACCACCATCAATGAATCGGGATAGGTGCACGTTACTTCTGCAAGTTTTTCATACTCCGAAAAAGTTTCAATCTTTTCAAATCTTTCCATTTTGTTCAAAATTATAAAGTTTTTATTTATCAAGGTTCCAGCCCATTTCAAGACAGGCTGTTTCCAACATTTCATTTATCTTCTCCATCGCTTCCATATCAATATCCTTACGGGATGATAGCCACACCTTTTCATTAGGTATTTCATGGGTCTTGATATGCTTCTTGACAGCTTCCACATCCATTTCACATCCTACTTCATAATGGAACTCATACGATTTTGAATAGTGCATAAAGTAATCAAAATAGTTCCATGAATTATTTTCTTTTTCATGAATCTTGGTGTCCTCATACATGGAAGGCCTATTGTATGACATCTTAGGACGGATTACAACTTTGGATAATCCATGTGCTGCCTTATAGAAGCCTTGTGGCCACATTGAACCATTTGTTTCCATTATAACCTCATAGCCTTTTTCAGTTATGGTTTCAATGAAATGTTTCATGTTTCTTCGCATACATGGCTCACCCCCTGTTATGAATACTCTCTTGATATTAGGATGCTTTTGCATCATTTCAAGAACATATTCTTCATCAAGAGTATTCTCACCTGTTCTGCTGACAGAATAGCGCGAACAATACTTACATCTCAAATTACATCCTGCAACAGTTACTATTATGGCTGAAAAACCACGGGAACTGCCACTAGGAATGAACCCTAGCACAATTGAATGTGCTAGGAATCTTTCATCTTTCTTTTCTTCCACCGTATGTTATTTTAAAAGTTCGTCACAATCAAATTCCTCCAATGTAAGCAAGGTTACGAAATTATATGGAACATAAATCTTTCGTTTGTCATGTATAATGCAAACCTCTTCCATTTCCGCATCATTATCGACAACCTTATATGGTTTTCCTCTGAACGTTACCCAATGACCACGTTTTACGAATGATTTCTTGTCATACCATCTTACTAAATCACCCTTGTTCCCATAGGTCAGATTAGGAAGCCCATAAGGATTGAGGAATTTCTTGTAGTACATTTCTTCAAGAAGCGTTTCACGGTCAAAGATTGTAAGACAGCCCATTTTCTTGGACATATCCACTATCTTTTCTCTCTTTTTCTTCGCTATCTCTGCATTGATAGACTTGACTTTCGGATCATCATAGAAAATGCTTCTCATTTTTCTTGATATAAATTCCATTTGTAGAAGTTCAATGAACTCACCCACTGAAAGACGGTTCATTTTTTCAATATCTTCGCTCATTTTTATTGCAATAATTAAAGTTAGACATCTCCCCAAAGTTAAATCAATCTACTGAAAAAATCAAACGGAGTAGCAAGATTATCAAGTGCATCCCAAAGTTCATTTTCAGTTGCATCTCCTGGATCTATTTTCTTATTTTTCAATAACGCTATCCATGTTTCAAAACTACGTGATACAGTGATTGCAGCCGAAGCAATATTTTCCGTCACATCAGGGTCATACATGATAACTATCTCCTTCACTCCCGCCTTCTTTTTCAATAAGGCAACCTGTTCCCTTGATATGGAATTTCCGAACGTAAAACAACATCTTACGGCTTCCGAATCCTGTAAATGCAGCTTATTATCTACATTGATATAGTCAAACAGTCCTTCCACCACAATAACACATTGTGTATTGTCGGTTATATTGTCGTATGCACCTATTATCTTTCGGAAATTAGTCTTGCTGTTCTCGTATCTTAACTGCAACCTTGCTTTCCCCTGCTTTGCATCCTTTAGATTCTGTATATGAAATTCCTTTGATTTTCTTGAACGTGCCAACCATGCAACTACCCTGTTATCCATCTTTATCTTGAATATGATATAATCCCTTAATTTTCTTTCAAGAATAAAATTGGTTACAGACGGTTCAAACAACCTGTAATGGCGTTCCGTGAATCCACGTCTTTTCAGATAGGGGTCACTATCAACAGGAAGCAGTTCAAGTCTTTTAGGAAGTTCCATTTCGGGAAGTTCACCATCTTCATCCTCATCATCATTTTCATCATTAAACATAGGAAGGCTGTCCTTTTTCAAGGTATTCTGAAAATCCTTGTGCCAAAGATCTGTCCGGTTTATCTTTTTCAGATAGCTGAATAGAGAGGTTTTTGTGTTGCAGTACCAACAGTGATACACCATCACATTATCCTCCTTGTTTATCAGCAACCCCCATTTGCCACCCCTGCCACAAAATGCGCATGGCTCATTCTTGTTCTGCATCCACCCCTGTGCTCCAAAAGGGGTAAGATTCAGTTCGGCTTTAAGTTCATCGACATCAATCTTAGCCATATCCTATACATCATTCTTTACACGGTTTTCCTTTTTCAATTTCTCTTTCTTCTGTACCTTCTGAATCTCAATGGGATTCAGATAGCCGGACATGGCAATGGTTTCCTTGGCATTATAGAACGCCCCCTTGTCATAATTGGTGGCTATCAGATATGTTTTCCCTACCTGTTTAAAGTCACGTAACTTATCCGTATAGATACGCAATCTGTTATTGTCACGTTCCGCCTGCGTCCTGTTTCCTGTAAACACATAGGAGAATGTTTTTACAAGCGTCTTGTCACCTTCCGTATATGAACGATCAATTACCCTGTCTGGACTGTTCCATATTTCAACAGGAACATTGGAAGCCTGTGTGGCTGTTATTCCGGCTATATGGAACTCATTGCATATATCCTTGAATCGCTGTGCGTTTTTCTGTAACCTGTATTTCAGAAAATTAGGATTGGTATCTACCTGTGCATTCTCTCCTGTTATGGCAAGATCAAGCGAATCGAGTATGAGTTCATCGGGGAAATACCCATGTGCCTTGTAATATTCAAGTACAATATTGCGTACTTCCATCATGGACGCTTCCCCATATTTCTCGAACCCGTACACCTCTATATCCGAACCTAGAAGAGTTTCCACATCCCTTGCGGTCTTTCTGAACAAATCCATCTCCTTTTCGGAAAGTTCACCTTTTCTTACTTTCATGTACGGATGCCCTGTAACGATTTGATCATATTTGGAAAGACATGCACTTACACCTCCTTCAAGCTGTATGTGCAAGACTTTCTTCCCATCCATACAGGCCCTGTATCCATGCCATTTCAGAACGGTTGACTTTCCTTCTCCCGAACGCAGAATCCACAGTACGGTATCACCCTTGTCTATTCCTCCATAGGAAATTTCATCAAGTACATCTATCCCGAACGTCACTTTGTTTCCCGTAGAATCCTTTTCCCTGAACTCCCTGTTCTGTTTCATGCGTTCCTCAAATCCACGGAATACCTTCTTGAAATTTCCTACGGCATTTCTAAGGGATATTTCGTGTATCTCCTTTGATTCTTCCGTTGCCGTGAATATTGCTTCTTCGACCTTGTTTTCTTCGTACAGGTCATGGATTTTGTTTACCATTTCCTTGAAGCGTATCTTTTTTACATACGCTTCAAGCTGGCTTATTATCAATTCCTTATCAGGCTTATCTGTTTCCTTTATCTCGTCCACAGCTTCCTGGACAGCATCATTGTCACTGAACTTCTGCGATATGAACCCTAATGAGGGAATAATGTTCTTATCGTCATATATTGCAACCGCTTCCCTTAGAAGAACCTTATATCCCGGCATCTCTTTAGGGATGAACTGATATTTCAGGTATCTTTTGCACAGGAACAACACATCCTTGTCCATAAATACCATCTTAAACAGTTCGGGTATGAAATTGGCACTTAGTTTTTCCATAAAAATTAAAATTAAAGCATTGTTACCACAGGTTCACTTCCCTTACCTTCTTTCAATGACTGATAGGCAATGAATATAGAGGACACGCAATCATCATGACCGGACCCTGCTTCAAGTTTCCCTTTGTCAGAGCGGAATGTAATGGAAGAAAACTCGGAAAACAGATAATCCGTTTTCTCTTTTGTTGTCCCTGCCTTGTATGGTATCTTGAACTGACCTCTTTCAAAGAGTGCTGCAAGACTGGCCCATCCGTTATGCAAATCCTTCTTGTTTCCTTCTGTCGTAGTAAATGTATCTATATTCATTAATCCACGTTCCCTTGCCAATCCTGCAAGAATGGATTGGAATCCGTTGGATTCACATACCACCTTGTTAGGTCTGAACATCTGATCCAATACCACTATCTTATCCACCTGTTCATTGTGACTTGCACCTTTAAGGCGTTCGTAATAGATTAGGTAGTAGTTTTTCATTGCATCCATGCCAACAACAGAGTAAACGGTAAAGTCTGCTCCGATATTACCTGATATGGCAAAATCCACACCTATAACAACCCGTGTCATTTTAATAGGGAAATTATCGACAGTCGTTGCATAATCCACATTTTCCATCCCTATCGTAGTACGTTTAAGGATATCGTATGGAAATATAGACGAACTATCGTCAATAGGAATAACAAGATACTCACGTGCAAATACGGTTGTTCCAAGTTCTTCCTTCTTTCTTATAAGGTCCTCAAATGTATATCTGTCGGGGGCAAGCGGTCTGCCATCGGGGAAAATTATAGGATATTCAAAACACTTGAAACGCTTGTCGGCTTTTATCACCTTATACAAGTCCGATTCAGCATTGGAAAACGGTGTTCCCGATATAATGAAATATCCGAACGGTTCCACTGTCGGTTCAATCGTACCTTTGATAAGTTCCTTTAGCTTCTGCCGTGCTTCTTCACTGTAAAGACTTGATTCATCCGGCATATCGTCCACTACACATGCCCCAGTATGCAAACCACGGATTGCAGAACTGGCACCTCTGATATGGATTATTGCACCTGTTTCAGTCTGAACGCCCATTTCACCAATCTTGGCCCGATTATTAGGATTCAACTTCTCCTTTATGATTTCGTTGTTATCTATCTCATTGATAATCTTTGTCATGTGTGCCTTACATAACTGGATAGAAGATGATATGAGAGAGGTTTCCTTGTAATTATTGTTGAACACCATATACCTTGGATCATCCCATGAATGTGGCACATCATAGCCGTATAACCGCCATAAAGGAAAGGCATAACAATACTGATAGCTTTTGCCGCTGCCTCTACTAGCGAGATAACTACTCCAAGGATATAGCTGCATCAGAGATCCCTGTTCCAGATTACGCCAGTTCATGCGGAAGTTGGAGAGCACGGTTGTACAGAAATAGTTGAACGACATCTTTTTCAACTGTAAATCCATGGACGCTTTCAGATTATCCAAGTAATCCAAACTTTCCGAATCAATGGTTTTTCCTATGAACATGGCTTTCTCTGCCGACATCATCATCGAATGAATCAGAGCATCAATGTCACCCATATACCCTGTCGTGAGTTCATCTATTGCCTTTGTGGGAAGTTTGGATATGATGGTTTCCACCGTATCAAACAACCTTCTTTCCTGCAAGGATGTAAGGGTTACGTTTTTATCAATAGAATCAATCATATTTTCAATCCTTTAAATATGTGGCATATCACATCCACGGTCCATCCATCTCCAAGCAATCCCATTCCTATATGTGGTTCCACTGATTTGGTATAACCTTCTGGAACGGTCCGCAATCTTTCCGCTTCCGTAATATTAGGTGTTCTAAAGCCATTTTTCGGATTACAGTCAGGTGAATTGAATATCAATGGTGTAAGGGATTTCCTATACCTTCTCAACAGTGATTCGGGGTTCTTGGCAAACCTGTTCCATGATTCAAGCATACACCACGACTTGTCTTTCTCCACATACCCGTCCGTGATGATGTCCTTGAACAATATCCCCTTGTCCTTCCATGCAGGTATTTCCCAGTTGCACCAATAGTATCTTGCTCTCATTTGTGCAGAAAAATCCGAACTGTTGATATACACATAATCAACATCCAAATATTGTGATATGATGTTAGCCCATTCGGATTTCATCTTCACATTTTCAAGCAGGAATTTTATATTAGGATTGAATTGTCTGATATGATTAAGTATATCAACATATTTGAAAAACAATCCTGAACGCTCTCCGTCAAAATTGAGTTTTTCTTTCCCTAACTGTGAAAAATCCTGGCATGGTGTTCCTCCAATCAATAAATCAATATCTTTCCACTGTATATCCCATTCTTTCCAATTTTTTAGATCACCCAATTCAACAATATCAGGATAATTGTTTAATGCCACTTTAATGAAAGGAGCATTTATTTCGCTTGCATAATATCTTTCCACTGTATATCCCATTCTTTCCAGTGCAATACGTCCGCAAGCTATCCCGTCACATAAACTCAATACATTCATCGTCTTAAATATTTAAATATATGTTTAATTGTTTCTATGTTCCATCCGTTTCCAAGCATCTTGTAACGCTGTGTGTCAGATATTCCATCCCATATATATCGTTCAGGAACGGTTTGAAGCCGTGCACACTCGGTTGGGGTAAGACGTCTAATTTTTGCACCAATTTGAACACATGGTTGTGCGTTTCCGTCATTTCTAGCCCTTGCCATCAGTGTACATGATTTACCCGATTTAATTTCACGGAAGTGTTTTCCTCCGAATGTACGTATCGTTCCCGAAACAATTATCAGGTTATTCTTTTGTACTGTTGTAAGGAAATTGATTTTTCCATCTTCCCTAGGTTCAAGCCGTTGGATGTTCTTTATCTGTTCCTTTACAATCCCGGCTTCATATTCCTTTCTTATCTTTTTTCCATATTCGGTTCTTTTTGGAGTAAGGCAGGCTGTCATCGCAACACATGTCGGATCATTTCCCGTCTTTACCCTGCCCTTCAAGCATTCAATCATCTTGTCAGACAAGAAATATTTTTCATCAACCTCTTCTTCAAGGATATCCTTTAAAAGTATTCCCCTATCTTCCGGCTGTGGAATATCGTCATGGATATCCGTCCAGTATATGCGCCTTCTGTTTTGTGCCGATACAAGTGCAGAATTGATATGAATACCCTTTCTTCCCAATATATCATTGAACACGCTCTCCCACTTCTTTCCCATCTCTACATTTTCAAGAAAGAATTTAGGATTGTCGCCACGTTCAAGAAGATCGTTATAAATACGAATGTATTCCCAAAACAAATAGGATTGTCCTTCAAATTCAAAACCGTTTTCCTTCAGTTCAAGGTACATTTCCAAATCAAAAATATCTACCCCTCCTTTGTTGAAAGACCTTTTCTTTTCCCGGCCATAGACAATGACTGACACGGGCTTCCTCCGATTAGCAAATCTATCTTATCGAGTTTGTTTATATCAAGTTCCCTTATGTCACCTACCTGTATCGTATTAGGAAAGTTCTGTATGGTAAACTGCATGGCATATTTGTCAATCTCCGAAGCATAGTATTTATCTATTGGAATATCAAGTTCGGTAAGTGCAATTTGACCTCCCGACATTCCATCAAACAAACTTAGTACATTCATTATTTTTCGATTTGAAACGATTCACGATAACGGATTTTCTTTCCTCCTTCCGAAACGGAAGCACCTTCTCCGCGTAACTTCTTGATAAACTCAATTCCCAATTTCGCTGTTGCTTCTGTATCAGTAGAAGCACGGTGAGCGTCCACAAGTTCTATTCCATACAAATTGGTACACGTTCCCAATTTATAGTTCTCCTGTTCCAAAGCCGCCCATTGTGCCAACATCATTGTATCTACGTTGAACAATACGTAATTGTCCAAATTGTCATTCATGTGTTCAAAGAAATTTTTTAGGAACGGAGTATCAAATCCTACCGAATTGTGTCCGCATAACGTACATTTCAATCTAGGATTCTTGTATTCGGCAAACAGGTCTTTTATCTGTTTATGCGCTTCCTTCAATGTAACAGCCTTTGATTTTTGCATTTCAGGAGTGATACCATGGACTTCCTGTGCCTGCATGGAATATTCCAGGTTGTCAAAATACATGTACGGGAATGTGATTTCCACCTTATCCACTATTTCCAGTTTCAGCATATCAACTACCACGAATGATATTTCTATAAGGGGAATATCATAGAAAGCAAGTTTATCTTTTGACGGAATACCCCCTGACTCAATATCAAAAAAAATTACATATTTCTGTGCTGTTTGCATAATTAATCCTCTTCATTTATCTGCCAAATGTCATATACATTCAGTGTGCAGTATTTGTTTTCATTGTTCTTTACTATCTCGAAATTACCAAGGTATCGTGGCAAACGTCCGTCCTTGATAAACCATGTAAGGTCATTACGATTAAATTCCTGCCCGTTCTTCTTTGTAAAGTTCTCGTTCAAATACTGAACGATTCCCGATGTGGTTGCTTTTTCTAATACTAATACTCTTTTCATGTTTATAACATCATTATCTTTAATTTCTCATACTCACAATCCCTTGATTCTTCATTGCTGTATATCATCACCAGATTCTTGATAGGATTGTTTTTGAACTGTGCCGCGGAATCCTCTATCGGATTTATTTCAATGATAGGATTGCCGCTTTCGTCAAGTCGTTTTATGAATGCTTCAATAAGACGTTTCTTGATTGTGTACTCTCCATCACGTGTTTGGAATGAATAGAAAAACTTGTGTATGGAAGTCGTTTCTATCAAATCATCTATCTTCTCTTCCAATCCATCCGTGTTCCCTGTTTCAAAGTAATCGTCTAGGGCCTTTACGACCGTTTCGCAATTGAATGAATCAAGTACATCCCTAAGTTTTTCAAGAATCTCAAACGGTTCCATATTCATCCCCTTCCTCCAATATAATATCTCCTTCCGATACCATGTCTTTAGGATAATGGTACGTTTCATTATCCCATCCGTCTATCACTAGGAAGGCATCTTCGGTTGTTCCGATTACTTTCATCACTATTGTCTGTCTTTTCTTCGGGTCCTCCCAATTACTCAAATCGGGTGACACCATTGGTATTCTGATTCTCATTCCTCTATTACGTTTTCGAGTTTGACAATTGATTTTGAATATAGGGAAGGTTCTGGTTCTCCATCGTCCACCACATAAAACTCTTTCGTTTCCCGTATCACCCTAAGTTTCCTTACCTCTTTAGGTTTCCATTTAGGCTGATTGTTATTCTCCAATCTTACTAATATGTATTTCATGACTTTCTTGATTTAATAAACCGCTTTTCATATTCAATCTCTTCTATACTATATAGCGGCACTGCATTTGTCACATGAACGTTTGTGAAATGCCGTGGACCAAATTCACTAGGGTTCTGTTTGGGAATTGCTTCTATCATCAAATCGAATCTGAATCTTATAGGATGATGTGTATCTTCGGGATAAGAACCTTTCTGTGACACAAACATCTTTGACAGTTTCCCATAACTGTTTTCATATTCAATAACGTACTGCCATATATCCCTATCGGGTAATTTGTTTACAGGATATCCTGCATATATTCTTCCTATTACACTGTTCATTCCTTATTTCCTTTCATTTCCGTCCTATCTCCAAAATCCCACCTATGGTGACATTCGGAACAATATAACAATATATTTGATTTTTCGTATGCAAGTTCGGGATGTGCGCCACGTGACTTTATATGACTGAAAAATACGGCTTTCGGCTCGTTTCCCAGCCATTTCCCACAGTTTTGACAGTAGTGTGGACGTTCATTCCATATCTCTCTAAAAACATCTCTAAGGTCATTAAAATCGCTTCTTCCCGAAAGTTCCTTTACTCTGTCCTGTTTCCTCTTTCTTGCACAATCCCGGCACAGCCATTTATTATGATCGTATATCAGATAGGAATCGCCACAAGACTTACACGGACGGACTTCTTTTGTTATTCTTCCCATTCCACACGTTCACTGTTCCTGAAAACGATTTCATTCATTTTCAGAATAATGTTCTCTAAATTAAAAGAAGAAACATAGAACCCTCTCTCGTATGAAAGTTGAAGATCCCTTATCTGCAACCCGTTAAGGGTCACATACTCGCACGGGAACGGTTTTTTCATTATCTCTCCTACTCCAATTGAAAACCCAACAAGACGGTAAAGGAAATAAAGCGTTTCAGGGTCAGCCTGCACACGGAACGTGTATCGCTTTATTTCCTTATCGGAAGGAACGGTACACGTATTCATTCTGCAAAATTCTCGTAATGTCATATTGTTCTTTACCACGGCATGTATGCTAGGAATGGCTGCCACAACAAAGTGATCCTCATTATATGAACATACCACATGGGGTAAAGACTGGACTATATCATATATAATAGAACGATCATCAAGTCTTACATAATTTGTCAAATGAAAAAGAAGAGATTCACATTCGTGGTTCACGCAAAATACCTCTATGTTTCCTACATTAACTTCTCCCATAAAATTAAGTCCGTACAATTCCTCCGCCATTGCAGGAAAATCATCCACGGGATTCACAAGTTTTACCGATTGATTAAATGTTTCCATAACTATAAGTTTTTAATTCGGAAACAAAAATAGGGATTCATTTTGAGAATCCCATAAAAACTAAGCACTTTTTTATAAAAAGACTTTTATGTTTTACAACATCTTTTGGCAGATACTTGCAAGTTCACATCCCCTACAATCCTTTGAATCAAATATATACGGTAAATATTCGGCACATAGAGCGAGCCTTCCCGTTGAACGGAATCTATCTCTAAGTTTCTTGAAATACTCCTTGTTGAACACATTTTCAGATATTTCCCTTATAGGATTGGTCCATCCTCTCTTATATATATCCTTTTGATTGAAGTACCTTATTTTCCTTGCTTCTTCCGTATCGGCAAAATATCTTTGTGCAGCCCTTACTCCTGTAAGGTGTGTAATAGAGGGTAAACTTCCTTTCCTTATCCTGTTCCTCTCTAGGAATACCCATGACATGAACTCGAATAAAAGAACCGTGCTGTCAATATTACACGTTCCTAGAAACTTCTCTATTCTTTTATCTTCCTTGCGTGACCATTCCTTGCTGAATCCCGTGGGGGAACACCATTCAAACAGGTATTCGGTTATCTTCTTGAAATCCTCTATTGAAATCATGCCACAAACTCCTTCTCAAAATTATATGTTGCCCTATTCTTTTTCTTTCCATAAAGTGTATAGTGAACGAATTTAAAGTCATTCAGAACGGAACGGGATATGTATTCCTCCCTATCTATGATATAGCCACCCGATACGTCACATTTAAATACCTTTCGTACCAGGACACGTCTACCGTCTATGATTTTATAGTGTCTGCGCCCGATACATCTTGCATCGGGGAACGTTTCTTTCAGAATACCGTCATCATCCTTGAACACGGTATAAGTTTCTTCTTTTCCTGTATAGTAGTTGCGATACTTTAGCTTGAATTTGAACTTGCTTAAACCGAAGAACTTGTCTGCATAGGAATGATTTTCAAGCATTTCAGCAAGTCTTTCCTCCTGTTTACGTTCGTAACGGGATTCAAGTATATCAAGGCTCCTTTCCAAAAAAACCTTTTTCTTTTTCATACGATAGGAAGGAGCACTCAACACTTTCCAATAGTAATCAGTGGAATCCTTTATATCAGACAAGTTTTTGGTTTTCAGTAATTTACATAATTTTGTATGACGATTTACAAGTTTGTTTTCCTTACAACTGACACCCTTGCTTTTCTGTAATGCAATGTCGCCCTTACGGGAATCACCTTGCCGTGTCTTTTTATAAATCAATGACAACATGAATTTTTTAGAAGGAATATTGGTTATCATCTTATTTCCATGAATCTCTCTAAATTTATGTGCGGGATATTTCTCGATTGTCTTATACCATTGGCGAGAATATTGCCTTCCAATTGATTCACGGTAAAATTCACCATCTGCAAACTTCTCCATTTTTTCAAAGAAATACTTTATGATTGAATCAGTTACCCACACAAGACCTTCATTTCTCATTTGTCTTGCTATGGTTTTCGGTGACATGTAGAATCCGGCATACCCCTTGACATTCTTTTCGCTTTTCAAAAAATTATCCCTTCTGAATGTCCACTGATAATAAATCCAATCCATTGTACTGAACTCGCTTGTTCCGCAAATAGCCGTATATTTTACAAAAGCCTTATCAATAGGAATATTAACTAATATATGTGCGCTTCTTTTAAACATTTTATCGCACAACCCACGTATTTTCCCAATGTTTATCAGAAAATATACTCCTGTTCTTTTGGTTTCCTTACGTTCAATGAAACCGCCATCCAAAAACAATTTGACAGTATCTTTTATAGCACGGTTTCCAAGTTGAGTATATGCTTTGATTGAATCTTCCAGGCAGGAACGATTACCATAGAAGTAATCGCGTGTTAGGTAGTTATTTGAATTTCCTTTGTTACCCTTCCTTGTTGGGTAAGTTAGGAAGAAGTTTGTTACTAAAAAAAATTGATAGGTTATATTAATCTTTTTCATATTAATGAATTTTTAAATTTCTGAATGCAAAAATAAGAAAAGAGAACGACTTTCACAAGCAATTCTCTTTTTTGTATATTCAAAAATTCACTAATATGCGTTATCTTTCACTGCAAAGATACACTATTCAACCCATATTTCCAAATGCAGTCCACCTTCAAACGAAAACTCTACGATTTTTTAACATACGTATTTCGCTGGATTATATTTGGAGTTATAAGAAAACTGGACATGTCGGGCGACACGGAGAAAATTCTTTTTATTCTTCTTTTTATCGTTATTCAGTAGGAGGATCTCCATCATCCATCCTATACCTATATTATATTGTATGCAATAGGAGTAAGCCCTACCACCAAAAACCGAAGTTCCTATTCCGTCCATACGGAAACAGGTTTAAGGTTCTACCTTCCGTTTTCCTGCAAAACGGTAATGAACTTACACCGCATGAATGTCGCAAGTTTCAGGGCTTGGCACTGAAAATGTCTAGTGCGGACATTGGTGTAAGTTCATACCATTATATAGAGAAAATTGACGTTTTGGGTGTTTAAAAATCACCTCCTATTTCACGTACAATTCATTGGTTTTAAATAGGTAATTGTCGAAATAAAAAGCCCGGCACAATCCAATATATGAATCAATGCCGGGCCATGGAAAATGAAAGAAAAGGTGTTATTTAATCATCCCAGACGATGTTTAGTTCAATCTTCTCTTCGGTTTCCTTTTCAACCTCTCTCCATCTGTGGGGATTTTCAGGAATCTGTTCCGCAACCGTATCGTAATCGGTCTTGCATGCTTCCTTATCAATCTTTCTTTCTATCCACAGGCAGATATGGGCATCTGACGGCAGATCGCCTATCGTAACGGGATATTCCTCTGTCGCTTCCGAGAAGCTGATGCTGTAAGGACGGGATGATTCATTGGGGATGGATGATGTTATCCATTCGTCCTTTTCATTCTTGTACATCTCGACAGCACCTATGAAGAACAATCCCTGTACTGGTGCTTCCTTGTTCTCGCTGCCATTGGAAAACCATAATGTGACATTCTTCAATTCGGCATCCGAATCATTCATAAGGACAATGGCCCGGAACGTGGATTTGCCGTCTTTCATCATATTGAGCGATATATCGGAAAACAGGTTTCCCATCACGTCATTCAATACTTCGGAGGACGATTGGTATCCTCCGAGTGATTTTGACGGATTCTGTTGCTCCGCCATGCTTTTTTCGAGTGTGGTATAATAAAGTTTCATATCAACCTCCTACCCCTTGTTTTGTGAAATAAAATTGGCTAATGTCCAGTATTCACGTTGGATTGAATTGTCTATCGTAACAACTCTCGAAGCGTTCTTGACACGTGAAATGAAGAACTGATTATCATCCTTTGCAGGGGCAACCGATGTTTCTTCCTCCCGTATCATGTCGAACTGATAGTGCGAATAGGTGTACAGACCGTTCAACTGATCATCCGTGAACACCTTTCCAAGCGGCAATGTACCCAACACTATCACACGCAGGTTGGTTTCCGCTTCAAACGTGATGTTGGATGTGAGGATAAGGTTGTTTGAATCCACAATCTGCACAATCTCGTATGTGCCCTTGTTCAACGGTTCTGAACCATCATCCTTGACAAACCGTATGGATACGGGTGTCTTGCTCGATTGTCCTCTTACCTTGCCGCTAAAATCGACTGTTCCTGTAACGGCACCCTTCTGATTTATAGACACATATCCGTCCTCAAAGTTACGCTCCACGTATTTTACGGCCAACCAATAATAGTTACCGTCACTTGGAATGGATATATTGTCAACGAAGGATTCAAGGTTAATGATGTTTCCTGACGGGTCAACCGCCATTCCCGAATTTACCTTCAACGTACCTGTTTGCGAACCTTTCTCCACCAGGAACGGGTCATTTACCTTAATGCCAGCGGAAGAGAGTTCTGTATCAAATTTTGACGGATCATTTGTTACAAGTCCGAATGATGCCGTTGCGGTGAGCAACGCCTTGAACATGGGTGTTCCCATGAGGAATTTTTGGAAGTTTACAAGTTCCTCTTTTTCAAGGAAAATGTTTCTGTTGAAATTGATTCTGTTCATATTCTAATATGTTTTAATTGTTTATTTCCATGTTGACGGTATCACAGAGAAGTCTGTAAGTGCAGCACAGTTACGGAAGCATCCCACCGCTTCTGCGGGCGCATGACTGCCCTGTATATTATGTACGTTCCACATCTTGTATTCCGCTCCTTCTATTCTAAGCGTAGGAGAGGAATTTATATTGTCACCGAACATCGTGCATCCTTCGAAAGCATAATCCCATTTGGTACAAGTCCATATAGGCATGTTAAGATAGGAGTGGTCCGTCACACTGTCGGAAGCATTGAACATCATGGGATTCTGTTTGAGAATCGTACAGTTACGGAAACAGTAACTCATATCCGTAATATTCGTATCATAGAACGGTGAGCGTGTCCAGTCGTTGTTATCAATGTCACTTCCTCCTATATAGGTAAGGACACTGCATCCCTCAAACCCATGTGCAAACGTTACGGGAAGCGTATCCTTACCTAGTATTCCCGTGAATATGTTGTACGGTATGGTAACGATGCCTGTAAGAGAGAATGCGTAATCGGCTGTTCCTGTAATCCCCTGTGACGGTATGATGTTTTCAAGACTGTTCAGTTTGGTACATCCATAGAACGCATGGGAGAAATTGGTTGTGGAACAATCGAATATATCTGCATTCACGGTTGATGCAAGTGACGGGCAACTGTCGAATATATGTGCAAGATTCACGTTTCCCGTAGATGAAATGGTTCGTGTCACCATACGGGAAAGTGAAGTGCATCCGTAATAACAATAGGAAGCGTCACCCGATGTCGCTATATTCATGCTTACCGTACTTTCAACACGCGAAAGGGCAAAGGCCCTTGTAACGATTGAAGGCTTGCATCCTGTAAATATGTCCACTGCAACGTTGACAAGTGAAAGACAGCTTTCAAAGATGCTTATGCAGAGGGATATGGTCTGTGGGAATGAACCTGTCAACCCTATTATGTTACATCCGTAGAACGCTTCTGAAAAATCAGGAGCCGTTACATCTTGAAACACGTCACTAAGGTTTACGGTAGAAGCCATCCCCGATTCACGGAATATACGCTTGCATGAGGTTGCAAATCCCAGGTTTCCTGCCGGATATCCTGTAAGGGACGTACATCCCATATACATTTCTTCCGCAGTACCACGGATATTGAAACGGTTCCACTTCTGTTGGCTCATAAATGCGGTGCAATCCTTGAACCCGCCTTTCTCCATGACAGTGGACTTGGACAGGAACCATGACACGACACGAAGAAGTGAGGATTTGAACAATGCGTTCGCATAAAAATCAGAGGACCAATAAAGAACGTTATCCGTATTGTTGTAGTTGAAAACAATACGGTACACACCGTTCTCTGCATAGTCATGGTATGATATGGCTGATGTTGTCGAACCATCACCCCATTTTACCCTTAATGCTCCCGGTGTTCCCGAAAAATTGTCACGAATAGGAAGTGTGATACGTCCGGGCTGCAACAACTGTATATCAATGGAACAACAGTCCTGGAATGTCACCGTCTGTTCCACTGCATCGCTAGAGCCCACGGTTATGTTGAATGTTTCGTCAAGGAAGCTGTCTTGCGATACATTGAACGTATATGTACCTTCATCAACGCTCAATGTAGTACGTCCTGTACTATCCGTTACACCATGAATATCTCCCGATGTAACGGAAGCACCTGATACAGGCTGTCCGAGAGTATCATTGACGGTAACAAGGATATTCGCCTTTAATTTGTACATGATAAGGTTGAGATAAGCGTTCTGATTGAATATGACAACCTCTCCCGAAAGTGATTCATAACCGTTGGTAAAGCATTTGTATTCGTAATTGCCATTCTTTAATCCATCAATCACCGCAGTACCGTCCTCACCTGTTATGGCACTGAAACTTCCTATCTGACACGAAACGTTCTTCATTGCATTTCCAGACGGGTCCTTGATATTGAAGAATGTGGAATAGGTGATTTCACCCATGTAAACCTCTTTGGTCATTTCCATCTCATTTATAAGGATAGTGCCCTGTGCGTTCTTGTACGGAGGAAGTTTTGTAATTACATAGCTTAAAGATTGTCCTTGCACGACATTCAGGAACGTAGCTTCTCCCGATGAATCAGTGTTCTGAACCTCATTGTTGAACAATACAACGGCATTGGTGATGAAGTCTGACGTATCGATATCCTTTACAACGAATTTTACGGTGGATGTAAGACGGATAAGGTTCACGTTGACCTGTTGTGAGGTCACAACGGTTATCGTTCCCGAATAAGGCTCGAAATAGTCGGCAACCACACGATAGGTATATTGTCCTGCTTCACGCTTTATCATGGCATTACCCGATGAATTGGTGATGGCGACAAGTTCCTCTCCTATGTATATCTGTGCATTGGATATGGATGCCCCTGACGAATATACGTTGAATGTAATGTCATAGGTAGGGGCAACGGAGAGTTTCATTTGTACGGTAAGATCCGTTCCATCCTTTGATACAGTCACAACTCCCGATTTATCGTTATAGTTGGGTGCTGCAACAACATAGTTGTATTGCTTGGGTGGAAGTGTCCATATCCCTGCAACACCTTCTACATTGGTTGATTTGGTTTCATTGTTGACTGTAACAGTTGCATTGGGAATGGCAACATTATTTTCATTTACCACCTTGACGGTGAGATTACCTGTTATCATGGTAAGTTCGATATTCTGCTGTACGTTGGCATTTGTAACAGTTATCTTTCCGTCCTGTCCTGTAAACCCTTCCGCAGATACCGAATATTCATATTCTCCTGCACGTTTGTTGAATACAACCTGTCCGTTGGTATTCGTTACAAGTTCCTGTGAATCAAGTATTACCGAAGCACCTCTTAACGGCTGTCCTGCTGAACGTACCACGAATGTGATATCATAGGTAACGAACATCATATCAACCGTTTCAAGTGTATCTTTCTTGTTTATGGTAGTGAACCCCTGTTTCTTGTACATTCCCGGAGCGGTAACGGTCCAGTTGTACGTTGCGGACGGACGGACGAATACGGCATCCCCCTTATCATCCGTTACCTTTGTTTCCGTTCCTACCATGATGGATGCACCCACAACGGGATTCACGCCATTCACGACATGGAATGAAAGGTTGTACATTTTAGGCTGTATGGCAACCGTCTTGGAAGTATCGGCACCATTGACGGTAACCTGCCCTGTTTCGTCAAGGAAATCATCCTTGGAAACGGTGTAGTTGTATGTACCGTTTATTTCGGAGAACGTAACCTGCCCTTGCTTGTTCGTACTAAGCGTTACACTATTGAATGTGACAAAGGCATTTTCAAGCGGAAGGTCATTGTAGGTTACATTGAATGTAACGTTGTATTTGGGAATCTTCTGTATGTTAACATCAATGACCGCATTGTCCTGTATGGTAAATTCGGCCCTTTGGGTTATGTACCCCGATTTGGATATGACATAGGAATATGTGCCGGGCTTCATTACAAATCCTGTTGCAACACCCGTTACATTGGTTGTTCCCGTCTGATCCACATCATCCACATTCACAACAACGGTGGCACCCACAACGGGTTCAACGCCATCACGCACACGGAATGAAACGTTCTTGTATGGAACTTCCTCCATTTGCACATTCTCCAACGTGTCAGCCTGTACATTGATATTCTTTTCCAGATCATAGTAACCGTCTGCCGATACCTTGTAGGAATAATCGCCCTTGAACACATTGAAAAATGCGATACCTCTTGTGCTTGTTATCTGTGTCTGATTGTTCATGGTGATGGTGGCACCCTGTAACGGGGCATCATCAACACCCGTTACCTGGAATGTCACTGTCCATTGGAACGAATCACCCAATATCTGAACGTACTGTACCGTGTCCTGATTGACATTAAGAACGGAGTTATAGGGCTGGAACTGTTCTTCCTTGGCCGTTACCGTATATACGAACTCACCTTTGGGAAGCTGTATGACACATTCACCGTTTACATCCGTCTTGAATGACTGACCGAATATGTCTATCGTGGCATCCTGCAAGTAGATGTACTTGGTTGAGAATACCTTGAAACAGATATTGTAGACCTTCTCTCCTTCATAGAACGGGATTATCTCACTTCCTAATACGTTCTTGTACGATACAAGGAAGTTCTTGGTATATTCGTCAAGAGAATCCTTTGACTGATAGGAGTTATTCTTGAAATAAGTCGCTATGATGTTTTTTTCACCAAAATATCCCTGTGAGAAAGGAAGATACAATGGCTTTACCTTGAAATCATACAGATATACATAGGTATCGTCAACGGATGAACGTTCCTGGATAATCTGTACGGCTATGTATCTTACATTAGATGGAAGCGACAGTGCCCTTCCCGAAGGGAATGTAAGTGCAGGAGCGTTGTAATATCTTTCGTTTGTAGAGAAAAGGATGCCACGTATATAATAATACATGTTATCATTGGGAAGTTCAAGGTATTCATCCGTATGGAACATATTGCTTCCCTGTGCAGCCCATCCACCGTTTTCCATGACCTGCATCTCGAACGTCTGTGTCTTGTCCTCATTATATCCAACAACACCGAATTTGACAAGTGAAGGTGCATCGGAAGCCTTTTTCAGAAAGAAACTTATTTCGTAGGAAAGGTTCGGGTCAACCACAATCAGTTTGGACAGGTCCTGCGTTCCGTCTATGCCGACAGGCTGCTGCCCTGTAAATGTGATACCGTTTACAATATCATCGTTTCCGTTACGGTCCTGTACAGGATATACGAAGCTGCTTCCAAGAAGCGGATATTTGGATATATCTACAATATCCTTTGTGAACTCGTATGCTTTGGTGACGTTTGCGACAAGCTGCGTTTTCTCCCATGTAGGAGAGGACCATCCAAGACACCATCCCGTGTTTTCGGGCTGCAATAAAGCGAATATGAACTCGTCCTTGTCGGAATATCGTATAAGACGCAGGAACTCACCGAGAATATCGCCCGACATGCCGACAATATCGAGTTTGCCACGCTTGGCATATTCTTCCAGGTAGTTGTTGAACAGGTATTCCATCTGTTCCTGTGAATCGACAAGATTGGTAACAAGACCCTTGTTATTGATAAACGCTTCAAACAGAATCTTGTTCGTGCCAATCTCATTGAATTGCCGTGCATATATGGTTATGAAGGCAAACATTTTCGCCACGGTAAACCATAATGCACGAAAATCCTCATTATCCTTTTTACGTATGAAAGCTGGAAGAATGTTGGCATTCTCCAGCTTGTCATATACGTTCTGCGCCCATCCAAGCACACGTGAATCATCCGATTCAAAAAACTGCTTGAATATGGTGGTGTCATAAATGTTACCGCCACCTTTCAGGAAATAGGGGCCACAGTCATTAATTCTGATTAATTTTTTATTCTTATCTTCCATTGCGCAATTAGAGATAAAATATCTTTCTATTGCTCAAAGATAAGAAAATACCCTCATTTTTACAGGGATGCAATCAGTTCTTCTTTGGTAGCGTAGGACTTATCCTCTGTTATTGATATCTTGTCCTTGTTCCAACCTACGGAATATTCAATTTCTTTTGATTGACTTCCAATCCATACAGATATCGAACAGACAGGTGAATTGCATACTTTGTTGTCATACATAAAGTAGATGGTATCACCGATATTGAATTTTGCCTTTATTTCCATAATGCGTTTTTATTTTAAAGATAATCAATTATTCTATGGTAAATCCTGCCGAACGAAGGATATTGAAAAACTCGTTCATTGTTATCATTATCGCATCTTGTTGTGTGAGTTTATGTTTATCATCTACTGACACAAGGATAGTATCACCTGCTATTTCAAGGGTAGGGATGACATAGCGTCCGCAATAGTCCTTTATATCAAGTATATCCATGATCTTCATGAAGCTGAAACATTTGAGATTGGAAATAGCCTTTTGCATTTCCTTTCCCGCTTTCGTTCTCTTGTTGGGAATGAATATTTCGGGATGGTTTGGATCACGTTTCCATACTTTCATATCCACCTCTTCGGGATTCTCAAACTTGAATCCGAAGTATCGTGGAATTCTACTGAAAGAATTGTCACGATGGCCCGAATAGATATCCCATTTGTAGGGTATGAGTTTTGCAAGTGTCACTTGATTCTGTTTATGTGCTTCAAGTTCCATTGTTCTTTGTTCATACAGTTTCTTGTACAAATCACTTTCCTTGTCGGTTATCTTGTAGTAAATCATAAATTAAAAACTTTGGTATAATTCAAGATTGTTGAAAACATAACATTCCTTATCCTTGACTTGTGGATACATGTAAGAGGGAATATTCGCTATCTTTCGGGAATTACCCCAATATGATATTCGTTTGTCTATATCAAACAGAAGTTCTGGGGTATCATAGAACAGGTTCAGTTCTCCTGCCTTTTGTACATCTTCATCCCATTTGCCTTCATCACGGGCGATATATAATTTAAAATTGTTCATATAAGTTTTCTTTTTATAAGAGTGTTTTCTACTTCCATCCAATCAACAAACGGTCTATTTGACAGGTTTACATCATATTTCAATGGACATCCCAATGCCGCATCGTCAATATATATGTGACAATAAGGTTTGGGTGATAGTGTCCATGTGTGCTGTTCGGGATTCTCGTTTATACCGAACAGGGGTATGTTATTGTCCGTAAACCATTGTACGGCTTCCGACAGGTATTTCCCTCCCTGTTTATGTATGTTGTAATCATCGGAAGTAACATCGTCAATATCACTTCTCATGGTAAACAGAATAAGTTTATGTCCGTTATCAACTAATTTTCTCAATACAGGCACGGAACCTATATCCTTGCCGATTTTAGGAAAGTCATGTGTCACAACTGTTCCGTCAAAGTCAATTCCTATAATAGCCATAATTATTTGTTATGTAATTTATCATATATTTCTCTTACCTGTTTATACCTTTCTTCCTGCTTCTTTGTGAACGGCATGAAGGAATGATTTAACCATCGACATATATAATAACATTTATCATTGGAATAATCAGTTTCATCACAATCAATAAACCAATTAATATCATTCCTCATTTCTCTTGCAGAAATAAAGGCGTCAATAAGTTTTGGATATTTTATAAGTCCTATGTAATTGCTATTGAAATTTGCTTTCGGGCAAACAATACATCCAACTCTTTTGCAATAATCATATTCGGGATTTATAGGTAATGAATATTTATGGATATAATCCCATACATCCTTATCCGTCCAATCTATAATAGGCTTTAATTGTATGATGGAAGTGGTACCAATAGACTGACAATGTTCTTCAAAATAGGAATCAAACAATTCTTTGTTTTTCTTTAAAGTCGTTTTGTTTTTCGCTTCAAATGCCGTCCTGGTACTTCTACTCCTACTTTCAGCTTTCCTTACTCCCGTAATACTGCACGCATCCGCATATTTAGGATTGTGCTTATAATCCTTGCAACAATAAGCTATTTGTACAGTAGGAAGGATGGATTTGTGGTTTTTCCATATATTTTGTATGAACCCGAATTTATAATCACGCCTCCATATTACATTGGGATAGTTTTCTTTTATAAACCTTAATGTAATATTACTTTCAAAGGCATGGTTGAAAAAGGCTTTGAACGGTATTCCGGCACGTTTACAAAGATCATAACATACCTGACTATCTTTTCCTCCCGAAAACCCCAAATGTACTTCCAACCCCATTGTTTTAGCTATCTTACTGAATTTTTGTATTCTAGTAATGGCTAATTGTTCTTTTTCATCCATAACCATTTGTTCATCTATTATTTCTTTCACACCAATTCAATTATAACCTTCTTTAAATTAACAAATAAAGGTATTGCTGACATGCCCCCATTGTAATCCAACTGTCTTAAAGAGGGTACAACCTCTCCGTTATCATCAATATCATAATCTGCAATATAGGCTAACTTCTTCGCTTCGGGAACTAATATCCTTTCATGATCCATGACCGTTATACAGACTTTGCTTCCAATAGGGAATACTTGGTTGGATTCAATGTATTCCTTTTCCAACTGTTCCTTTTCTCCATTCAATTTTTTTATCTTTAAATCAATGGCGTATCTTTTGCTTAAAAATTCTTCTTTATTCATCTTTTTTGTTATTCTAATTGATTCTAACGTACTTACCTGCAATATCACAGTTTCTCAATATTTCTGCATTATCCTCACCAAAAGCGATGAGAATACTGCCACAGCCAGGAGAATTCCCACGTGTTCCGTCTGGACGGAAGAATCTGATTCGGTTACGCAAGAACTTCATTGCCGTTGCCTTTTCGAATATCACATCCTGAAACATCTTTGAATCGCAGCGATTGAAAAGTAAAGCAATGCCGTTTCCATGTTCTGCCATCCGTTTAACAAAACATTCTATAAGAGGACGGGAATAAGGTGGGTTCAACCAAACACGTCCTTTCCATTCCTGTTTTAATCCATCGTCATTTTTGTTGTACATGACATTTGCCGTTTTATAGGGGGGGGGCTACTGGGGCACATGGGTCTAAATCAAATTCACCCAATGCGTCTATAATTTCTTTCGGTGTGTACCATTCATCGGTACTATTAGCCGATTTTTCAAAAGTTGTATTCATTTCGATATAATTATTAGTTAATTGGCAGTTTCATAAAACACATCCACATAGTCTTTCCATGTCTTCCAGTAGTATGGCCGAAGAGTGGTTGCCGATTGATGGCACTCAATACTTCCCTAACTGTTATCTGATCCTCATTCCATTTGAAAATCAGAACTCCGTAGTCATCCAGAACACGAAAGCATTCATCAATTCCCTTTTTTATCACCCTTGGCCAATCTTCAGGAAGTTTACCATACTTCTTGGCTAACCAACTATTTTTGCCAACCTTTAGCAAATGGGGTGGATCAAACACTACCAGTTTAAAGGATTTATCCAAAAACGGCATATCGGTAAAATCCGATACGATGTCTGGGTGGACTTTCAGATTTCGCCCATCACAAAGAATGTATTCTTCGTCCCTAATGTCAGCAAACAAAGCCAAAGGGTTTTCTTTGTCAAACCAAAACATCCTACTGCCACAACAGGCATCTAATATTATTTTTGTTTCACTCATTTCTCATCTGTTTTGAGCCATACGGCAGACATTCAACCACCGTATGGCAATATTTATTTCTTCATTAAGTCGATACGTTTTTCAGGGTAATAAGGTAGTCGTGCATCTGTATTTTTTGCAACTCCATTAAACCAACCTGATTTTCACCGGCTATTTCAACAGCATCTTTTCGGCCAAGAAACAGGACTAACTTATTATGTTTGTCCATCAATTCATTATATTCGATATACATACGGTCAAGAGGTGTATCAGCTACATTGTATGCCTTTTCAAATACATCTTTAGGACTCCAGCTTTCATATCCATCTTCATAACGGACATGATATCCCTCATCATCAAAATTTTCCGTTGACGGTTTTTCTCTAAGAAGATGTTTTCCCCACGCATCACCTTTTGTCATAGGTTCTGCTTCAATCTGTTTTGTTCCAATGTACTTTTTCATATCAAAAATTTATGTGGGTTTTACAAAGCCGCCCAAGGCTCATATTTATATCAATTTTAATGCTTCCTGTAATCCTGCTTCAAGTGCTTCTTCGTAGGTGACATATACTTTATAGCCATTCCCTTTGTTTATTTCGTTCTCCATCCAGTCGCTTTCTTCTGTTGGAACATTGAAATCACAAAAAGAAAGCGTCCATCTTTTTCCAATAACAGGTTCTACATATACATACACACCTCTTATTTCACGCAGCCACTTTTGTGCAACGGATTGAGTGGGACGACTATAACACAATTTTGGCAAATTCTTATTTGTTCGGAACACAGATTGCATTATCCGATTATCGTCCTCTTTAATAATATCTTTACAATACTCATTAAATCCTTTCTCTCTTAGCAGCTTCGCTGTTTCTAATGTTACAAGTTCTTCGGTCATAATTTTATTCTCCTTTTAATTTTTTTATTAGCGCATCGGCATAACTAAGACTCCTTTGGGCTGTCATATATGAACCATTACTCATTCCCTGTTCATGTGAATTGCTGCAAAATCCTTGCATGGCAGCTTTCGCCAATTCATATCTACGTTGTTCCCAGTCAATAGTTTCACTAAAGAAATCAAGTTCGCATTCTCTGTAAACCATGTTATCACATACATATAAATAATTATTGTTATGTTGAGAGTTGATGTTTAATTGGGGAGTTACATCTACCAAAACTCCTGTTGATTTTATTCTTGCTTTCATTGTTCCTCCTTTCCTTTAAAGTATTCGATCAATTCGTCTACGGTAGCCTTGTGAACGGTATCTATATTAACGTCAACATCATTGTAAACCCAATAAATAGAAAACTTGATTTCAGGACACAGAATCCATTTATTACCATCCGTAAACCATTGGTTCTTGTGTGTATCATTCCTCAATGCAGCGATAGCTAGGAAAAGTTCCTCGTTCGTTCCGCAATCAATCCTTCCTCTCTTGGTTACGGTATCTATATCATATATCACCCCATATAAATTCCCATAAGATGTTATGATTGCTCTTCCTTCTTCAATGCTTTTATGACTTCCATTGCCGTCATAATTATATCCATCTAAGGTTGTATTACCAAAATTAAGCATTTCATATCCCAATTCTTCCAGCCCTCTCCGAAGTTCCTGTGTATTTTTGCGTATGAAGCACGGTGTTGTAAATTCCATAATTATTCGTTTTTAAAGCGTTTAAACACTTAACAATCCAATTCTCTTCAATTTCTTTCTAAAATTCTTTTCATTCAAGGCTTGTTCGTAATAGCAATCAGGTTCTATAACCGTTTCAGTTTTGGTTACAGGAAGCCCATTCAAACCAATATTAACCTTGTGTATAATAGAAGCTCTCTTAATTTCTCCTGTTTTTCGATTAAAAGAAAACAGGATATGTCCCGGATTCTTCTTAATCTTATTAACTAATTTATATTCTGTTTGCTGCTTTTGCAGATATTCTATCTGTTCCTTAGAAAGATTATCTTTTGTTATAATAGGTACTATATCCATTTTAGTTATTCCTCCTTCCCAACTTTAACATATCCGTTTTCGATGCACCAGCACAGCATTTCGTAGGCTGCATCAATAGGCTCTTTACTCTCTGTAATCTTTATTATTGACCTAGAATAAGGTTCCATATACAAGCACGTATAGCTATCTGCAAGTTTTTGCATGGTAAGCACTTCTTTGCCGATGAAGCAAGGCAGCTTATCGAGAATATCCTGCAAGGTGTAAGCAGGGTACACATTATCTTCACTAAATAGGCTTTCACTCCAAAACGATAAATCCCAAACTGAATTAGGTATTCCATCAAGTATTTGTGGATGCCACAAAAGCATACTTGTATTTCTTAATTCAATTCCAATCTTCTGTAAATGTTTTATCTGTCCAACTGACAATACCTGTTTCATTTCTTTTTCTCCTCCATTTTAATCTCCGTTACTTTACCACGATTGACAAAGAAGAAACAACCCATCACATCACACAGATATGTTTTATGCTTCATCTCACACTCATCACATTCCTTAAGCAATGAACATTTAGTGCAATCAAAACTCGTACAGGACGCATCAATCAGTTCAACCATTTCATGCAACACCCCGTCTATTATTATTCCGTTCTTTATTTCCATAATCAAATACAATTTCTCATATATGTTTTCCTATCAATCATACCGTTTTCTGATTCTTCTACCAAGTCAAAGAATGTATTGGCATAACAAACATGCTCGTCTATCATTATACATATTCCATCAGACGGATAATATTCACATGAAACATTATCATCCCAATCTATATGTTTTTGTGCTTCTTTGGCTATATCATCACAAGCAATCATATACTCTATGTATTTATTATATGCTTTTCTTATTTTGTCAAATATATTTCCTTTCATGGCTTTTTCAATTACTCAATATATAAAACAATCCCTCTATGTATCATATCTTCTAATTCTCTTTCCGAAAACTCCTCGAATGTATGTTTATCCATAGTGCAAAAATGATACCTTACAGAATGCTTTTCATAATCGATGTTTTTATGATAATCAATCATTACGTTACTTATAACCGTCTCAACAATCTTACCATTTACAATAAAAGAAAAACGTGTACCGACATCATAACATGTCTTTTTAAACAAAAGAACTTTCCTTTCATTCATTTTCAATCTCCTTTCTCTTTAATTCGTTCAAGTACATCCTTGTTGGCTTCGAGTATATCATCGAAAGAGGGGATATGAAGCCAGGCTTTTATTTCGCCTTCATTGTAAAATAGATGAGGATAATCTCTAGTTGATGCAAACTTATTCCATCTTTTAAAGAAATAAACTTTCTCAACGACATCACCGTCAGTAGCAAAGTAATACCCATCCTTTTCCGGCAACCGTTCCTTAACACTTATCCAAGGTGATTGCTTTGACTGCCACTCTGCACCACATTGAAAATCGTCCATACTATCAGCATGACGTGAAACGTAGGTATCCGCGTCAACTTCTTTCAGAACGTCTTTTCTGAACTTCGTTTTATTAGTAGCATAATCGTATGCCGCTTCTTCTACTGTCTGTTTCATATCTTTTTCGGATTTGAATTAATAATTTGGAATTAGTTGATAGGAGATGCGGTTTCGGTAAGGTTGTCTAAATCTCTCAAGAAAACTACTACATCTTGGATAACGGGTACTCCATTCAAAGCCGAAGTGGTCAGATTGATACTATAAATATCAATACTTGGATATTTATCGGTAAGTAGCTTATTTAGTAGCGCAATAGATTTGTCATTGTAGATAACCATCCTATCTTCTATCTCAAAACCTAACCGAGACAAGTATTCTTCTTTCTTTTCTTCTCCTGCCTTTGAAACACGGGAAGCGAAAACCATTCCACTCAATGAGATTTTTGCAACGTATTCTCCAAAATAAAAGTCACTAACATGCCCAAATCCATATTCAGTCCACCAATTTCTAAATGATGATACCATAATTTTCAAACGTTCTCTAACATCTTCGTTTGAAACCTTCTCCCCAAGCTGATGACGTAATTTTCGATTTTCATCATTCAATGAGCGGATTTGTTCAGTTAATTTCTTTTGTTTCTCTGCAAGTACACCTTCATATCCCATTCGGGTAAGAAACCTATTCACATTGTGGTCTGTCAGAGAAAGGATGTTTTCTTTCATTCCTTCGGTGAGCTGCCCTTTTTCGAGCATCGTTATAGCCAATCCTAAATTTTGCTGAATTTCTTTATATTGCTTTTTCAATTCAGTTATCAGTTCTCCGTTAGAATCTTCTACAATAGCTGGCTTATCTTGCCTGTTAAAATCAAGCTGTCTTTCTTTCATTTCTTAATCAGTTATTAGTTAATTGGCAGTTTCATAAAGCACATCCATATTGTCTTGCTCTGTCTTCCAGTGGTATGCCCAAATAGAGGTTTAAACGGGATGGCAGACAAAACTTCCGAGGATTTAATCTCACTTTCATTCCATTTGAATACAAGAGTGCCGTAAGGCTTCAAGACGCGCATACACTCAGTAAATCCATCGTGTATGAGTGACTGCCAGTCTTTCGGCAGTTTTCCGTACTTTTTAGCCATCCATGAGGTTGCACCAAGTGTTTTCAGGTGCGGTGGGTCGAACACCACCATGTAGAAAGAATTGTCTTCAAATGGAAGGTTGGTGAAATCGGCTATTACATCCGGCTTTATTTCTATGATTCTTGTCTTACCCCTGTCCTTGGCCGTAAGTGTTTCCGAACGTTTGTCAACAAATAAGGCAAGAGGATTATATTTGTCAAACCAAAACATTCTACTGCCACAACAGGCATCTAATATAAGTTTTCCATTTTCCATTAAGCTATTTCTTTTGATTTCTTCAATCTCAACTTTCTCAATACTTTGCAAAGTGCTTCAGTATTTTTTCTCGCTTGTGTAACCTCCACCGCATTCCCGATAAATTTCTTTTGGTCAGCTTGTGTGCCTATTAAAACATAATCTTCAGGGAATCCCATAATCTTTTTGAGTTCCGGAATGCGAAGCATCCGCATTTTAATATCCACTATGCCATACAGTGCCATGAACTCCTTTATCTTCACGGTCATAGGACTATCATTGTCGTAGATTTCAATCGCTACCTGACCGCTTTCTGTTGCTACCAGATAGGGCGGCATCTTATCCATGCGGGCTATTAATGTGAAGCAGGGGCTATCAACAGAGCCGCCAGCACTGTTGAACTGTGGATTCATCAGATAGTGCCATTTCCTGTTTGCGGTAATGGTCTGGGAGGGTTCCTCTATACTGCTACCTACATTTGAGAATGCAGTATTCATTATCCACGGCTGGCATGTTACCAAGTTTTGTTTCGGTGTTGTGGTAACAGCGGGGCATGGCGAGTTTATATCAGACACCTGACCACCTCCAGAATATTGATTCATAAAAAATGGAGATACAAGGGAAAGTCTGTCTTTAGTCAGAAGTGTAGGACAAGGCTGATTAATATCCTTTCCTGTATCCTTAAAGTTATAAGAACACATAAATCGGCTTTCAATTAAAGCCATCCTGTCCTTCGTTGTGACCGTAGGTGCAGGAAGTTCCACCGAATGATTATGCCCGTTCCCATAGTAAGCCGATACAAAAACGTGGTGGTCTTTACAAGTGATTGCTCCAGCCGGTTCTTCCACTGATACGTTCTTGCTGTCGGGGTGTCCGCTGAACTGTTTGGAGAGGAAACTTACCTGTACCTTTGCAAAGCGGTTTTCAGTAGTCAACACTCCGCATGGTTCATCAACTGATTTGCATGTGTCTTGAGGGCGAACCGTATTGTAACGGGAAAGGAAAGCATCCTTTCCTCCGGCTACAAACTTGATAAGTCCAGCATAGATACGTTCAAGCGTTTTCTCTGCAAGAGGCTTTTCCCTGAAGATGGTAGTTCCTTCATCAGAGAAATCAAGCACATCTTTTACCGGCTTCCACTTCTCCAGCCGCGAGAACATATCTTGCCTACCACCTTTACAGTGGGTCGGTTCAGGGAATACTATCGGCAAGTTCTTTTTAGCAAAGATGCCGAAGAAGCGTTTTCTTGTGGTGTAGGCACCGAAGTCGGCAGCATTTAAGATGCGGTGCTCAAAGTTGTAACCGTACTTCTTGACATTGCGCACCCACTTTTGATAAAGCCGGCCTTTGTCCATGCTGATAGGTTTCCCATTCTCATCCATATCTCCCCATGACATAAACTCTTCTACATTTTCAATCTGAATGTAGTCAGGGTCTATAACATCAATATAACGGAAGAGATGTTCTGCCAACGTTCGGCTGTCGGCATCTCTCGGCTGACCGCCTTTGGCTTTCGAGAAGTTGGTACACTCCAAAGAAGCATGAAGCATTATCATGGCATCAGGGTATAGCTGACGGATACGTTCTACAATAGTGCTTATCGGGGAAAGTTCCAGTGTACGGATATCCTCAATAAAGTGAAGTGCATCAGGGATATTGGCATCATGTGAAAGGATGGCATTCTTGTCATGGTTCACACAGCAAACAACCTTTCCACATCTATTTCCATCCAATCGTGCTTCTTCCACACCTTCGGACAAACCGCCGGCGCCACAAAAGAGATCAATAACAAATAGTTCTATATCGGACAGACCTTCAATGGATTTTAAGATATTTTTCTGCGATTTCATAACTTCTCCTTTTTAAACAGGTGGCTGAACGCATTATCCAAATCCAAGTCTAGATTCAGTTTGGACGGGAAAGATTTAATGTATTCGTACATCTTATAAGCGAGGTTGTCATCATCACCGCACCTATCAATCAGTGTGAGCAACATGGCGTTCACCATGTCAGAATCATTGCCGAAGTTTTCCTGAGTGGATTCGCTGCAATGATTCACATCACTTTTCAATCTCTTTATCGCGGCTATGGCTGTGTTGAAGTTTCTTTTTGAATCGTGTCTGAGTTCAAAGCCTTCTTTCTTATATTGCTGCTGCATTTCTAGAAGGTTGGTTTCTAAAACGTCCGTGAGGACAAATACGATCTTGGTTATCGTATTCAGTTTGTCTGTTCCTTGCATAATCGTGTATTCTTATTTCTAATTCGAATGAATCCCCTTCGTTCTGTTTCTTCTAACAGTGGAAAGTCTTCATTCTTGATTTCACATTCTGTTTCGTAGTTCACGGAAGTATAACTTGGGATATTGAACTTTTTCCGGATTCTTACGATAACATCCGGATTTCTTGTTACCCAGTAAACGGTTATTCTCATGGTGATATCAGCATTTTTCTAGCTTCCTCATCTCCTGCATCAGCACGGTGCTTGATTTCAATGTACTCAGCATAAGAGATTCTGTTATCTCCACGCTCCTCTATCTCTTTTTCACGTTGGTTTCTGTATCGTTCACGCTCTTTCCGTTCAATATCTTTCCGACGTTCAGAAACGTAGTCCAGCATCGCACTTGTTATTTTCAATGGATCTATTGAACCGTAGAACCGCCCATACTTCCCTGACTTAAACCGTGCTATGAAAAAACAGATTTCAGCGGCATTTATATAATAATACTCCGAAAGGAATATCTCCGATAGTTCAGAAAGTTGCTCTTTCGCTATCTTGGTTGAAACTTCTGCAAAGTCATTCAATGAACCAAATTGTATCTTTAGCCATTCTATCGGTGTTTCATCCCCATAAGTAGAAGACAATAGCCCTAAACTCGGAATGCTGTCATTCAACGCCAGTTCTGAATGGGTTGCATTACATCTGACAAGTTTGAACTGCAAATCAGGGTTGTAATCAAGAATGAATTGTGCAGGATCGGGATATTTATTCAATAACGCCCTCTGCTTCAAGTTCCTTTCTCTTTTTTGCGGCAGCTTCTCTAACGGTTGTAGCGACTGCAAGAACTGAATCACGTTTTCGCTGCTCGCTATCCTGTTGATTTTTACTAAGTCTTGTCCCATTATAGTTTCCTTCCAATATTTTAGTAAAGTTTGCTTGTTTGAAAATCCAATCAAAGTCGCATTTCCAATTGCGGTCATTAGCTCCAAGTAAGAACGGGGATTGAAGAATGAGATTGAAAACACTCCTCACTGACTCTTTCCCATATTGGGCTATCCGGGCTTTTACAGCCTTTTTTCTCACATCAGTCATTGATCTTATCTGCTGGAGTCTGTCTTTGAATGTGGTATTATAGTATTCCATCAATCCGCTGTAATCAATCTTTTCAGAGGGGGAGGGCGAAGAAAGCTTGTCTTTCTTTGATACTCCGTCAGGAGTATTTTCTTTCTTTTGATGTAGAGATATATCTATATACTCTCTTTCTTCTTTCTTTGTATTTGTGCCCTCTGTGTGCCCTGATTTTTGTAAAAGTTCGGATTGCGGTAGATTGTTGTTCATGGGCTGTGCCCCAAGTTGTGCCCTTAGTTGTGCCCATTCCTGTCTTAATTCATTGATTTCCTTTTCAATACCTGTGTCCTTACTTGTGCCCTTGGTTGTGCCCATTGGATTATATTCTTCATATTTACATAAGGTTATAAGGTTCATTCCTTGATTGCACTCAACAGTTATCATACCTTTCTTTCTAAGATGCACAAGAAAGGAACGCACCTTCTTTTCAGACCATTTCCAACGCTGTGACAGAAATCTTATGGATGCAGGATATTGACCTCTTGAATAAGAGATTTCTCGACCTCCGATACTCTCCTTTCGGGGCGTTGCCTCAAATCGTGCAGACTGAATTAAATCTAACCACGCTTCGCAACTGCTAAAAGTACGGGCTTCATTCCACATTTCATTCGAGAAAAACCTGCGGCTTAGCCTCAAAAATCCTTCGTCCATAGTCTTAGAATCTCACGTTAGTTA